CCTTTATATCTACCGCGTTGTATCCCTTTTCTGCGGCAGCCCTGATAGCCTGTTCATACTTATTATCTTTGGTTATTTTACGTGCTTCTTCTGCTGTGATCATGATTGTTTACCTCCAATATAAGATTCAAGTTTCAGCATTATAGGATCGTAGATTGTTACTATAGCAACTTGGTCGCAATAGTGTGTTACGTGCGGCATCTTGTTTACCTTTGCTGTGGGGCAGTCCTCCATTTGCGACACTTGACGGTTGCACCATGCAACAAGGCGGTCAATTTCCTTTTGAAATGTAGGAATTAATGTTTGGCGAGTGGCTTTATGTATATAAATTGTATAGCCGGGGTCGCCTATACCGCGGGCCATTTCGCTTCGGGACAGTATGTCGAATATGTACTTGGGCACGTTCATATTTTATTTCCTTTCTATATAACAATATGCATTATAGGTATTTGTAGGGATCTTATTACTCAATGTTTTATTAAGTCTCTTAAGAGCTTCGGGACTCATATAATAAAGTCCTTCGTTGCCAACGACTCCATTGTGCGTTAACTTTATAATATTGTTAACTTCCGTGTCATCAACTTCGCCTAAGAAGATTGCTTTAAAGATATAATAATCAAGTTCCTTTTCGGAGCAGCAACTTTTAATATTGTTAATTATTAGAGTAGTTTTATGCGCACTATTTGGATCTGAAAAATTGCACTTTATATTATTAGAATTAAGTTTCCAATAATCCAGGCGGTATTCCTTAGGGATACCATAAGTCTTTTTTATAAGGTTAATGTCAATCCCCTTATTGATCAGGCGCACCGGTGATATAATCCTTGCGGTGTCCTTATATAATTCTGGTGCCCTATCAACGTCTTCCTTTCTTACTAACAGGAACTTATTAGGGTCTATTTCGGAGTAATTCATACACTCCATAACTGATAATGCTGCTTTGCTTACTCGACCAAGTTTATAAATTTTCATAATAATTACCTCCATTTGATTGTTTTTTCGGCCCATTCCTTTGACTTGCTAAATCCGGAATATCCTTTGTACACTTGTTTTGGATTGTCTAAATCAATGTAATACTCTTCCTTTCCTACTTTCTTATATACTTTTCCAATAGAGAATTTTCCAACCGAAATAACTCTTTCTCCGTTTATATATAGCATTCGGTGTGTATTCGAATTACAATGTATCATTTCGTATAAGTCCTCAGTGCTGAAAACCCTCTCCCCGACTGCTCTGAGGGCATCTTGATAGTAGTATGCATTGTACCCATTACCAGCCTTATATTTTGAAGTATTTACTTTGGGATAAAACATTAATTTTCCGTTTTCCCTTACAACAAGATCAGTCTGCGCCAACCACACATCTTCGTTATCTTTAGCGTCTTTTATGGTGTTTTCGTCAAAACAATCTTGTGCGAAATTATCGATTGTTTGTCCAGCTCCCTTACATAAGTAGATAATGAGGGCTATTGCAGTCATTAGTAGACTAGTTAGTATAAACATAAACACCTCCTTTTATACTTTACATTATAACAATAAATGTGGGGATATTGTGGATATCTCGTGGATATGTGGATAGTTAGGGGATAAGTTTGTGGATAGTTTTATTGAATAATAGTGCGAGAAAAGTGCTTCACCAACACCGCACAAAAAAATAACATTATTACGAAATAAAATTGCGTTATTTTTGATATTAAAATGATATCATTTTATTGCATTTATTTAATTATTTTGTAATAATTATGTAATACTTTTATTAATTATTTCCATTCCTTTCTTACTTTCTTTTCCATCTGTGCGGATGTATCTCTGTGTGGTGGTAGAGTATGCATGGCCTACAGCACGGCGGACGAACTCTATGTCGTGGGTCTGATCATAGAGGACGGAGCAGTAGCCGGCTCTCATGGAATGAGGATTAAGTTTGTCGCCGGAGTATTTCTTCACTACATATCTTACCACGTCATGGCTGATCCTGTCACCGTCCCTGGATACAAATAGAGCATCTGTTTTCTTTTGACGTGCAACAAGAAGTCTGCAGCGATCACGCAGCCACTGATTTAAGATTGTTACAGTGTTATCTGAAAGATAAATGGTGCGAGGGATGTTTCCCTTTTCAATTACCTCTATAGAATTATCATCTGTGTTTATATCAGAGATATCTATAGAAGTCAAGGCTGTCTCCCTGAGACCGGTTTCAATTAAGATTGCAACGATCAAAGTGTCACGGTTCTTTAGGGTACATTGGCCGCCATAAAAGTAACGATCCACGTCTGCTGCTGCGTTGCATTTTACATCGATCATATTCTTAGCGGTAACAGTAATTGGTCTGTGCGGGTCATGATTTTTGCAGCGTCTGATCCCATCCATATAATTAGAAGGAGTTATCCCTTCCTCATATAAATAAGTAAAGAATGAATTTAAAGTGTACCAAATAGATGTACGGTATGTGTCGGTCAGATCCTTGCTGCGGAGATCCATGAAGTAGGAAATAACATCGTTACGAGTTAGATCCGGCAGCGGGCGTCCCATTAGGAACGCCTTTACCTTTTGAATACGATCGCGACGGGTAACAGCTGTAAGCCCGGATGCGAACATAAGATTATCCCAAACTTGTAATTCCTTTGGAGCCCCGTCAAGCAGATTAGATATAGCCTGAGCTATTCTGTTTTCATTCTCTTGTCTGCCGGTCATATGATCACCTCCTTAGTTATCATCATCCCAGTCATAGCGATCAAACGCTATGTTCTCTTCGTCATCATAGTCATAATCAAAAGAGGAGCGGGATCTGTTACCATACGCACGTTCGTTGTATTCCCTTCTGTGACCAAGAGCAAAGAAGTCGTCGTCCATTAAAGACTCATCGTATTCACCATCATAATTAGACATAAGATTACCTCCATTAATATTATACGTTTACATTGTAATACTGTCAACTAATGCGTAAGTAAAGATGTTTTTACGCAATTGTTACAACAAGCTTTCCTTCAAAAGTACCAAATCCCACCCTGACTTCAGTTACCTGACAGTCGTGGATAGACTCATCCCGGCCATCCAATCTCATAAGGCCAGTACCGGTGTACTTGGCGATCACGTTGCCTCGCCCATTGAGGATGACAACAAAGCTTCCCCTACAAGTTGATAACAAATCAATTAGTTTCATACGGCATCTCCTTTCCTATAGCAATTCCTCTCTCTAAAGTTAGCAGCTCCTGGTATGCTTCATTAATAGATAGATAATTACTCCAATCTTTTCCATCTATCATGATCCCATAGAGACCATCACTATCAAGATACACTTCAATATATCCTTCTGGAATCTTATATTCCCTTTCTATAAATTTAAGTTTGTCATCAAGGAATTTCTTATTCCATAGCTGCAGAGTATTGTTATATTCTTCTTCTGTTAAGTAGCTGTAAGATCTGAGAAACTCAGCCTTTGAAAGTGCGATAAAATCTCTCATCTTTTCTTCGTCATTAATAAAGTTTGCATTCTTCATACCGTTACATCCTCCCATTCACCCCGATAATAATCGTTGCACCAATTAAGATTGTTGTAATCTCCCTTTGTGTAGCTGCCACAAAGAGGATCATCATAGATTACACCACCGACACCAAGGTAAGCTCCCCAGTACTCCTCCGCTGTTTCTTTTAAGTTTGCTGCAGACTTATTGTCCACATGGTAAACACAGATGCTGCCGGCCTCATTATAACAAAATACGTACTCTTCAGTTTTCGGGTTATAGAAATCCCTTCCCTCCTGAATCTTTGTGAGCATCTCATGACCGTCTCTGAATCTCATACCTTATTCTCCTTTCTTGTATATAAATTAGGGTATTCGTTAATGCAATCAATTACCGCTGCCCTGATCTCCTCCATGCAGCAGGCGTTGATGATCTTCTGCCTATCATTGCCGCCGATCTGGAATGAATCTCCCTTCCCTCTATGGATAATAATCTGCCACCACCACAACCCAGCTCCATAGTCAGCCCATGTCTGTTCTATACTGGCATATATGTTTGTAACGATCGAAAAGTAATGACATGCCAGCTGCATCTTCATCATTCCAAGCTCATCTGTCGGGTTAAGTTCGTAACCATCTTTAAAATCCTTCATTCCTTTTTCCTCCTTAATAATCTAACCATGAGCAGATAATATTTACATCTGCCTCTTTCTTTATCATACCTTCAAGTATGCTGGCCATTTCTGCGCCAATATATGTAGAGATATCTTCGCTGTCATCAACACCAAGCTCATCAAGGAACTCTTTGACAGCAATCTCAATTGGTTCTCTAAGTCTTTCCTCAAAAGGTATACCAGTGGAGCAGAGGAAGCTTGGCTTCCCCTCCACCATAGCAACCTCGCTGCTGTACTTACTTAACTTGGCTGCATACTCTTCTGCTTCTGCAATAGAATTAAATGTTTTCATGCTGTACTCCTTTCCATTCTTCTTCTGTATATGGTGTTATGTCAAGATCATAAAGTGCTTCTGCTGCTATCTGAACAGCTTCTTCTTCGTCATCTGCATCCACTTCCATATAGCCTGAATACTTTACATAATATTTCATAATTAATCCTCCATTCTGTATGTGATATAGTAGTCACAAACTTCTTCATCAAGATGATTATTATTTCTTACATAATAATCCTCTACATCCATGTTGATCACCTGACGGGAATCAGTGAGATTCTTATCACACCTGGTTCCGATCCAACGAACCACATCGTATGGATCTCTACGTTCTATTCCCCACTCGTGATTACCGGAGACACGAAGATGAAGACTAACAACTCCGTTACGATCCACTCTGTTTATCTTACGTACATCAACACTACCATAACCAGCAAAATGTTTTACTCTCATATGCGTTACCTCCATAGTTTTCTTACGCAATTCAATATTATCATCTACTTTATTATTTTGTCAAGTTGCTAATCAACCAACCACGATAAGCCTCTTCGTTGCTACGCCACTCTTCCCAACCATCATAGTCAAGATAGTACAGATCCTGAAGAATAAATATCAAACCATCAATATCTATTTCCTTTATATTAGGGCAAAACTCCTTCAGGTCTGTTAAGATCGTTACTAATCTATCTTCCATAAGCACCTCCTTAATAATCCATGTCTTCATCAAAGTACATGTACTCTATATCATTGAGCCAATCAGGTTTCTGTTCGTTGCAAAGATCCTCAAGCCATGCGCCCCAAGGTTCTATCTCGCGCCAATCAATATCAGACTGGCTCTTCATTTCATCGATCTGATTTAGTACCTCTGTTGGCGGATCAATGAGGGCTGCAAGAAGATTATCCCACACCCAAAACTGTTTTGTGTTAAAGCCATAGCGATATTCATATCGCGGCCCATGTGTCTTAGGATCTTCAAGATCATACTGTTTCTGCATACAAGTTTGATACAAATTAAATGCTGCAGCATACACTTCGTGATCTCCCTTTTCTCTTGCTTGTTCGAGAATCTTAGCTGTCTTTGTCTGAAGACTTTTTAACTGTTTTAATGTGTACATAAACACCTCCTTATATTATCTCTAAACTTAAACCATGCTGGCTTAATACTTTTCTGTCTATTACCAACTTATCTTCCTCAAAGCGTACTACAGTCTTTTCTGTTCCATAGTACACTTTACCGCTCTTACGAAGAGCAATTAATACCGGGTCAGCCCCAAAAGATAATACTGCCACTGTTTCTTTGTTTACCTTTTTAGTTGCCATCATAATTTAATCCTCCTTCCAATGATCAGCGATCTCGTCTCTGGTCATACCAATGGAGTCGAGCATATACCAGAGAAAATCAATTCCTTCATCAGTAAGATTACCTTCGTCATCAACGTATTCAGGCTGATGCTTGGTGTAATCTATCAGGTTGTCAATGATCCATCTTGCCTCTCGATGAATAGTAAAGTTCTCTACAATATAAGTTAGTAGCATATTAATCCTCCTTTACATACACACTCTTGCTATTGCTGCTTCAATATCTGCAATTTTCTTTGCGTCATTAAGAGATGTTACATTTAAGTTTGGCGCCAACACGTTTCCTTCATAATCATAGAAGAAGGATTCATCCGTGTCATTGTTGAAGCATATACCAACAGCTCCGTCAATAGCGTCACTTCCCTCAGCCATCCAGCCTTTGTCTGCGTAGGGCTCAAGCCCCACGCGTAATTTCTTTATCTGTTCACATTGTGCTGCATTTAAGATTCTTCCCATATTAATTCTCCTTTACATAAACATCAAACTCAGTGTATTCAAATACGTTTGCAACGAAATAAGAAGACTTGCCAAACATGGTTTCAATACGGTCATCGAATGTCCATTCATCAACATCCGTTTTAACTGCTGTATAATAAGTATCGCAGCCAGTTATGTGGGATCCAACCGGCATCTCTTTAAGTTCCGTTACTGAAAGACAATCATTTTCTGTATAATGTATTTCCTTCATATCTAATTCCTCCTTACATTATTCCAGTCTTCAATTTCAGGGAACCAATCTGTAAATTCCATTCCTGAATCACCAAACCATTCGATGTAATCATTGAGTGATTCGGTTTTAATTAATTCGTTATTAATGTAAGTCTTAACTGTACCAGTAGTGATATCAGCGGATACCTGGAGTTCGTAATCGTCATCCTCATCTCCGTAATATCCATTTGCGTAAGCAAGTGTTGTATAGCAGAGACCTACATTAGTCGGGTCTGAAAAATTAGCGGGCTCACCAAATTCTTCACGACAATATTTATTAATAAAATTCACATACCTTACATTGTCAATCATGCTTGGTTCCTCCTTTTAAGTTTGTGCTGTTTAATGATATCGTACAGCGTTGTTTGCTTTACACTATGAGTTGGCATCGAAATTGTTTCGTCGCCGCGTCTATAGATACGATGGTTACCGGCTTGTCGAACAAACTCAAATCCATTATCTGCTAGCAGCCTCTGAAATTCCCTTACGTTATATACTCCCTGATGCATTCTTCCCATATTAACTCACCTCCTCATCTTCTAATATCTTAAAGTAGTGAATTGAAGAGTAAGTATCTGAGCCGTCCTCTTCTGTGACCGTCTCTGACTTAATGCAGCGGATAGAAAAAGAATCAAGATAATTACTAATCAACCAGTCACAATGAAGATGATCATGTTTCCAATCTCCCCAAGTGATGTTTACCTCAATGGTATCATTACGCGGGTCGACTCCGACCTCTGCACAGATGTTGCTGTCCTGAATTAATTTGTAGATATCATCATAAATAGCCTCAATATTCATATGCTTACCTCCCTTATGCATATCTCTTTCTAACTTCTTCCATAGCTGCTTTCTGTTTCTTTTCATACTCTCTCTGAAGAGCAGCACATTCAGCAGCCTTGTCATCTCTTAAGTTCATTACCCACTTATCTTCCGTTCCGTTAAGTGCGATGAACTCATTATCAGTAATATAATCCTCTCCTACCGGTATTACATTTTCATCGGTTACCAGGAATCCAAATCTGTTAACGCTCTGATTTCTTGCAATAAGATAATGAGTTCCCTCATCATCAATTACAGAGTAAACAAACTTGCCTTCCTTACGTAACTGATTAATACGCGGCTGCTCCCATGAAAAGAAATCTGTAAAATAGTATCTCATTTTATTATCTCCTTTATGTTTTAATGTTAAGTTTGTTATAAATTTAAAACCGGCGGCGGTCGTGTTTTCATAAGGTTATCACCTCCTTATCTTTCTACAAACATAGGTCTGATCTGTTTACATTCACGTGGCAGCTTATCAGATATCAGAATCTGATCAAAGGCCCACTTGCCTACGATATCCATACAGTAGCCGCGATAATCTCCGCCGCCAAGTCCATTTCCGCATGCGGTCAGTATTGGCAGAGGATGAATGCACCAAATTGATTCATGTTTGTCACCTGCATAATCAGTCCATGTTTCTTTCTGACGATTAGCTTCATAGTACTCATCAAAATTAATATATTGGTTCTTAGTTAAGTTGATGATGTACTTACCAGAAAGAACATGTTCAGCAGCGGGCGTAATGTATTTAATCATACGCCCATTTCTCTTCCATGGATTATACTTTGCATATTCATCAGGAAGTTCTGCATAATCTCCTACCCACGCTATCTGAGCTGCTCCATTCTTAATAAGCTCTTCTGTAATTGCGTCAACAAACTGGTTATCAACATAACTATGTTCCATGAGCTTAGCCATAGTATAGTAATATCCTTTCTGCTGCACCTCTTCCTTATTCCAATCTGCAATGTGTTCAAGTCCCTTCTTGTCCGGCTTAACGTCCCTGTTGTAATACTTAGCTTTTCCGTTTCTTAAGATTGTTACCATGTAATACTGTCCCATATTATTTACCCTCCTTTACTTATACATAATTGTGTACAGTGCCCATACCTCGTCAGAGCCACCATTGTTATGGCGGTTACTTGTAAAGGCTGTTATCTTGATATCAATGAGCTGGTTAACTTCGTTGTCAATGAAGTTATTAAGTTCAGCATCAATATCCAGCTGCTCAACCATAACGGCATCACCAAACTGATTGCTCTCCCTTATTGATTTGCATGCACTTACCTTAAACATAAATGTCTTTGTCTTCATATTAGTTTCCTCCTTTTCTTATCTCAGCTGCTTCTTCCATTGTGATAATACGGATAGCCTTCATTCTGTTGGCAAGGATCCAGGCTCCTCCTTGAGACTCCGGTCTATCATAGGTAGTATAGTCCTCTACCTCTACTTCTACCCATACACGCTGCTCTCCATTAGAGAGAGCCTCCTTGAGGTGCGGTGCATAAGGGGTGAAGCAGCAATGCCAGCCTTGCCTTACAGCAAATCCCTTTGTCGGGTGGCACTCTGCCGGCAGCCACTCTCCGAACTTTGTCGGGGTGGTCTTGTCGATGAACAGCGGGTATACCTTACCATCCTTCTTCTGTCTCATAAGTTTGTAAGCTTTCATAAATTGTTCTCCTTTTCTTAACTGAGGGGCAGATTGCTCCGCCCCTATTAGTTTACTGTCAACTTATCTCAGTGCTTCAGCCACCATGCCGCTCCTAGTGTAGCACTGACGGCAGCGGTTACAAGAACCAGGGCCGCACTGACAAGGAATCTGATCCGGCGCCTCAACTCCCTTCTCATACACAGTGAAGATTGTGTCGATGAAGGAGAACGTCTTCCTTATATCAGCTGCCTTATTTACCATAGGGCTGCTGTAGACAATCTTGAGGTTGTCCGGCTTTCCCTCTTCCTTTACTGCAATCTGCCACACCATAGGACGCTTAGTCCATGCAGCAAACTTCACTGTCGGGTTTGCTTTGGCTATGCGGATGTAGTTTCTAGCATGAGTCACATTGATGACATCACCATGAGATTCAAAGCGGAATATCTCTTGCTTAGATAAGTTCGGTACAATGTTAAGTAATGCACCGCTCAGAGCGTTTCCGTTTCTCTCAAGACAAGTGCGCTGATTCGGGTAGACTCCAGACTCGACCTGCTTATAGGCGTAGCAGTGAGAGCAGACAGTCTCCTTATTCTGCATCATCGTCAGGCAGCTTTCGTTCTGTCCGGCATAGGATGAGATTGCTCTCACCTTATCCATCTTACCGGTGAGGTGACTGATGTGAATACCGGTCTCCCTTTCAAACTGAGCAATTGATACAACCTTAACTTCCATAACGTTACCCTCCTTGTTGGTGTTAACAGTTACAACATTATTCTTCTTCATAAGCATTCTCCTTTTAAATTGAGTATCTCTTAGTTCTCATGTCAAATTCAGACTTAGGGTCGCAACCCCTTATTGTGCGTGTTTTCCCCTTCCTTTCTCCATCATAATCACTCACCCAACAGATAGTGCTACCATACATATTATCTGTCAGATGGATAAGTCCGCAGATATGCTCTTCTTCACGTTCGAGGTCTTCATAAATAATTTCATAGCAACCATTATTGCCAATGCCGGTTGTATTCATGTCCTTTCCAAACTTGATATTGGGCACTCTTGCAAAAATATATTTCTTAATTAGATACCCCTCGGAACGATATGTTCCATAACTATACTCACTTACCTTATCTGCCGGGATCTTAAAAAGTACGTCTGTGATTGCCTTCTTTACTTCTTCATAATGTGCATCATCAATTACTCTTCTCATTTGTTTTCTCCTTTTCAGTCTTATCAATTTGTTCTGCTAACCATCCAAGCTGCTGTCTGGATGGCTTCTTACGTTTCTTGGGTTTCTTTGGTTCATACGGAACAAAAGTCATAACCCGTTCTCCTTTCTAATCTAAAAGGGACGGAATGGTTACCGTCCCTTTTAAGTTCATCATCAAGCAGTAAGGAGCTCGACTACCTTATCTGCAAGCATAGGCTTTTCAATAAGATTGATAAGTCTGTTCTCCTTGTAGCCTTCAGGGTGTCTCGCGGGCTCTGCGTGAGACTCCCAATCTGTTATTGCATGGATCAGACGAAGTCCATTCATGTTTTCGTTCTGCAGATCCGGAGCATTATAGAGAATATTGATGAGCTGATTTCTCTTCTCTATCTGTGTACGCTTGGTTCTGTCTGTAGCGTCCTCAGCGTAGGGGAAGAGTCCATCAATAATCTGTCCCATTTCAGCACGAGTGAGGCTTATGTTTCTCAGTTCGTCCATAGTGTGCTGAAGTCCGTCGAAGTACTGAGATGCACCGGCCATAACTTGCTGAGCCTCAAACATCTTTCCCTCAACATCACCTCTGTGCTGTATACTTACCTTATAAGTTGAGTGCTTACTTACAAGGTGAGCCATGTTGCAGCAGAAGGCTCTGATAGTTGTGAAGGCGGCAAACAGACTCTGCTTTCCGTTATTGCCGTTCATTAAAAACATATAAAGGTCGTGAGGGTCACCACCATAGGATCTTGAAGGCAGTTTCATTAAGAACCAAACCTTCTCACCTTCCTTATAGCAGCCTACCTTTTCAAAGGTGGCTCCCTGTTCTCTGAGGATATCAGCGAACGAGAAGGCGTCTGCATTCTGCACCGGCTTATATCTGTCCTTGGTGATACCAAATACCTTGCCGGTATCGCTGCGGACAATTGCCTTATAGCCGGGTGTGACCTGACCACCTACACTTACCTCAGCAAGGCCAAGGCTCCAAGGAAGATATCTGTTGACGATATCTGCTGCAGATGCATATCTCTTCTCTTCCTCAGTGACATCAAAACCAATGCCGGAGAAGGGAAGAGTTCTGCTCTCGAAGGGATTGATGTGCTCCTTCGGGATAGAGGTGATAATTTCGGACTGTGCAGTTACGTTAGGGGTTATGAAAGAACTAAAGTTGATAATCTGTGACATAAGCTTCTCCTTTTAAATTAGTTGATTGTTAAGTTATGGCTTTTGATGAGACGTCTCATCACCATTGGGTTTAAGTTCTTGTTAACAGTAATACTATCCTTGTGCTCCTCGTTGTACCATATAGTATGGTCACCGGCATGCCGTGCGATTACATATCCGTTTTTCTTTAGGATACATGCGAACTCACGGTCATTTAGAACTGCGTACTTCAAAATTCCCTCCTTTCTTTTAATCAGAGGGGAGATTACTCTCCCCTCATTATTGAGTTAGATAGACTTGAGACCATTTTCCTTAGTGTAGATGTAGGCATGGTCGCTAAGAATTTCCTTAGGATCAAGGCAAGTATCGTTAACCTGATTGACCATGCCATTGAACTCATCGCCGTTCATCATTTCCGGAGTTGCCTTGACAATAATTACCTCGTGGATACTTGAGGGAAGGATGATGAAGTCGCTATCGAGTGTACCGGCTATGAAGTCCATAGTTGCCTTATCGAGAATGGCAGCCGCTCCGTTTACTCCGCTCTGATTGGTGAGTACGTAGGTGGTGCCGTCATCGGGAGGCAGCATGTCATACATTTCCTCGTCAACCATTCCCTTCATGACGTCATACATGGACTTGAACACGATAGGACTCTTAGCAAGATTTTCCATTGCTATCTCGTCAAGTTCCTCTAAGGTGAGGTTGTAACTCTTAAGAAGTCCATCGGTAACAGGCATAGTCATCTGTCCGTCATCGTTCTCACCAAGGTTGACGATATACATTACTGCAAGGTCTTCAACTACCTTGTGAGGCTTGCCGGTAAGGTACTGTTCGTTAAGTTTCTTACAGATAACCTTGCAAGTTATCTTATCCCTTACCTTATCGAGATTAGTGAGGTCATCAGTGTTGATATCCGGAGCATCGTTCTTGACACGAGCCTCACAGATCTCATCAATGAGGGTATCCATATCCTCACCTTTGAGGTATCTATCAAAGAAACTCTCAAGGTAGATGTTGGGGGCGATGTTGCTGCCTTCCTTGCGGATGACAAGTCCTACCCACTTGATGTCATTTCCTTTGGTAACTTCCTGGATATCAACAGAAGATACCTTGATGTTATTCGGGAAGAAGTTGTCTGCCTGTGCCTTAATGGTTTCTGCTACTGCTGATGCAAAAGAATTGATGTTAGTATACATAATGTTATCTCCTTTAAATTAATTGTTAGTTTGTCATGTCCCATATTCAGTTGTAAGTGTTCCATATTCAATTGTAAGTTGTGTTACGGCCGTGCTCTAATCCTCATGTGCTCTCCCTTCCTATTGGTTACGCTGCCTCAAATTCGTTGGTTTCGAAATTGTAGACATATGCTTTATTAGATAACTGCTCTTCGGGAGCGACTTGCTCCGTGTTGACTGTATTGATTATGCCGTTCAATCCGTCAACATTTGCATCCTCATTATTAGGTACAAGTATGACTTCGTGGATTGATGAGGGAAGGATGATGAAGTTTCCAATCATTTCCCTTGCAGCCTTCATTACATCGGGCGAAAGAATGACTCCGGCTCCAAGGATGCCGCATCCGGAAGTAACTACATACATCATTTCTTTGCCCTCCTCAGATAAAGGCGGCAGCATTTCTTCGGGGCATCCTAAGTCTGCGAGTATCTCTCTCATTCCCTTAATCTTGTAGTCATTTGCAAGGTTGTATCTTGCCTCATTCATGACATCCCTTACACACATGCCCCATGACTCAATGGTGTCAAGAGTGAGCGGCACATTGTCAACATAGAGGGCTGCGACCATTTGGTCTGCAATAGGGACTACTGCGGAACCGTCATTCGGGATGTTAGCTATGTTGTAAAGTCTTGCGGTGATGTCACATCTAACTTCTGAAAATCTCTTCATAATCTGTTCTCCTTTTAATTTAAGTTTGTTGGTTGTGTGATTACGCTGCTGCTCTTGCCTTTCTCAAGAGGTTGCGTATCTCTGTGCTGTTCTGTGCTGCCTTGAGTGCATTAATAAGTGCATCATCATATCCGGGCTCTCCGTACATCTGAAAATCTCTTGCTGCCTTAATTGCCATTTTCTGCTCTCTCTTAAATTCCGGATCTGTTGCTATTGCTCTCTGTGAACTAATGTTTCTAACTCTGTGCTGTGCCATAATTTATTCTCCCTTTCTTTAATCAGAGGGCGGATGTGCCGCCCTCTTGTTTTTGTGTCAACCTATCAGTTCAAGTCCTTCAAGCGGGATGGTGATAAGTCCGGATGCCTTACTCTCTCTCTTGCTCGGCTGCATGAGTTCGAGTGCTTCTTCCTTGCTAATCGGTCTGCCATTGAGGAAGTACTGTGACTCTGCCTTCTGATTAGAGTTATTACTCGGATAAACTTCCAAGTACAGTCTACCATTGTACTTGTTCCGAGCAATTCCCTTGCATGAGCACTCCACCCTTTCAAGGTGGTTGCCGGTGTGCTCATGTTTCTCATACTCTTTGGTGTTCTGATACTCAATGTCGGCTCTGCCAATCATCTTAGTTCTCTTAGTGAGAACAACGCCGGACTTCTTGGCTGCTGCATTCAACTTGTAGTTCTGCTCTGAAGTCCATTGAATGCAAGAGTAGTGGCCGTTTAACTTTGCAGCCACTTCAATTTTTTCGGGAACGCTCATGAAAGATACATTTGTAATAGCCATAATTTAATCTCCTTTACAATGTTAACTTGGTTACAAACTTACGACCTGACACTATATTACATTCTCCTTTCGTTTTGTGTCAAGTACCAAACTATAAGGCTGATGATTAGCGGAACTAATGTTATTACACAGATATTGAGGCAAGTATAACCTTCACTATCCAGCCCTGTTCCAAAGAACAGAATCAGAAGGATGCAAACTGTCATCGCTCCTTCGCTTAGATCATGGATAATCTTCATTCTTCATCCTCTCTTTCTCTTTCTACAAACTCATTTCCGTTACAAGTAGGAATGCCGTTACATTCATCATAATACTCACACCGCTCACATAATGTCTCGTCCTTTGCGGCATCGTGACAGCCGTCGCAGTTGGGTTCCGGCACATAACCGAAATTATTTCTTCTGTGTCCTATCATCATTCATCACACTCCTTTCTTTCAATCTCTCCACAGATGATGAGGAAGTCTCTCAACTTACCTCTATCCTCAAGGACTCTTTCGAGTCCAATAGAACCTACCAACTTGATAGCCTTGTCGTAGGGCAGATTAAGAATGCTGTTGTATACAGCATATACTAACTTCACCTCATCAATGTTCATTGCCAACTTAACATTATTCATACTGCACATACCTCCTTCTTGATTGTGTAGATTGAGCCGGAACTGCCGACCCACTTATTATTACCGACATAACGTGTGTGCTCAGGGTCAAGGAAACTCTGAGCCTGCCACATGCTGTCGAAAGTACCGAACTTAGTGGTCTTATTAGAGTACGGTCTTGTGATATAGAGTGAATACTTCTCTACAAATAACTGCTGAATAGTTGCTCTGATAACTATATGCTTAATCATGATTACCTCCTGTTAACCTCTTGCCGCTTTCAGCACGGGTCAGATTGATACAACCGTTGCCGTGCCTACTCACGGATTGCGTCAGAGTGTTGTTGTGTCAATTTAATTGATGGGCTTAACCTTAATCTCACGGTAGTCGCCTCTGAAGGTGCGATATACACCTTCACGCTTAATCCGCTGAGCATCTTCAAGTGTTACCGTTGCAAGTAACACCCTCTTAGCCTTGGAACCTTCAAGTCTACCATAAATCTTAGCCATAATCTTACTCCTTTCATTAGAAATTAAACTCAAGTGCATCAAGGTCAAAAGGAATGTCTCCCCAAGACCACATGCAAGTTTCTCTGTTAATCTGCTGCCCGCCAATAAGGTTTAAAGTTCTTGCGTCATAGATCCGGAACTCTGAGGGAAGTACTGCGTTATCATATTCGGTGATGATAATGCCGGACTTGTAGTCAATGTCGATTAAATACTGTGCTTCGTCGTACTCAGCGCCTCTCATGCAAGAGAACTCATCTGCTTCGTAGATGATACCCTTCTGCTTTAATACCTTCTCAAGTCTGTTCATAGTGTGCTCCTTTCAAATATCATATTCCATGCCAACTTTATTGTATGCTCTGCAAGAACTGTTATGTCCCTTCATAGTGTGGTTGTCGTAGTAGTTGTCGCAACCTTCTTGCCAATTGTGCTGTCCGTTTGCAAGTCCGCCATGTCTTCCACCCTGATCCCAGTGGCAGATATATGAGAACTCTTCATCCTTGCACTTTTTCATAAACGCCTTGTTTTCAAGTCTGCGTCTTTCACGCTTTGTAAGATTAGGTCTGTCAATTATCATCTTCATATTGTCACCTCTTTCAAGTGGTTGTTATTATCGGAAAACCTACGGCACGGAATTGAACCGTTAGTACCTTTATCGTACCGAGTACCATTACTCGCCGTAGGGTGTTGCGGGGATTTGCACCCTCGATATACACACGCTTGTTTTTTCGTTGGTTTCGACAGGCACTTATCAACCGTTGGGCTGATTATCACGATGAACCTTTATACGTCCACCGTGTTCAGTTTCGGCGTCCTGTATACGCCTAACGCTACTCACAAACTTGCTTAAATCGTCCACATTCCGGTCGTGCTTTTTCCTACAAGGACGGCTACACCGTCGCTATATGTCACATCCCACGGTCGCATAAGTGCAGGAAATTCTTTACCGAGCATCACCGCCCGAACCTATACACCTTGCCAAAAATACGTGCCATGGTATAGCGAATATTCTATTGTCAAGGAACGGTGGACTACGTCTTTTAAAATCCTCTTCGGTTGTCTCCTTTCGGTGAGTCTAATGTATCAAACTGCGATTTTTGGGCAAAAATGGCTTAACCATGCGGAAAAGCGGGGGTATATTTTCGCGGCGAAAGCAGAGGCTGGATGCTGGACGCATATAGTGCTTTCACTCACACACCCACGCCAGATCACCCCTCCCTGGCCCACTCACCTCTATGCACGCCGGCTCATTCGCACGCGCGCAGTGCTCACCTTCGGATCGCTGTGCGCAGTGTATAACTTTAGGGGTCTAAAAGTGTACCTAACCTTATACACTATTATATTATATATATTCTATTAATATATATACTATACTGTACATGTATATATTATATAATAGTAATAATATATATACTATGTATCTATATATATACTTATATATACTATACTAATAATATATATAATATAATCTTATAGTATATAAAGTTAGTATCATTTTTTGCACCCTAACTTTACTTGACACTAAAACATGCTCGTGGTAGTATGGTTGTGAAAGGGGATACGTATGGGCAAAATAGTTGTTGATCGCGACTTCCTGGAGGAGCCGCTAAGTGGGCTAGAGTTTGCCGCCTATCTGTCCGCCATGGATCTGTGCACGATATACCGCGAGGAGTATGTGCTGTGCGATGTGACTGTGTACTATAATATGTGCGGCAAGTTTCCTAATAGGAAGCAAAAGGTGGAGCTGAATGAGGCACTGTATGGGCTAATGGAAAAAGGGTATATTGTGGGCGAGCTGATTGGCCGGGGCGTATATTTGGTAAAATGCAAACAATCGTTCTGGGTCAATCTGTCGACACTGCCCCATGGGGGTGCGCCACTAGAATTTGAGAGTGTGCGCAAGATTGTGGGGAGCGGGAAGAGCTGGCAAGATCTGTTGCGCTACTATTTAATGTTGGTGGCGCATATGCGTATGGGGGATAAGTGCGCGCTGAGTCGGCAATACTTTTCGAGCAAGACCGGCATAAGCCAGGTAACGCTGTCGAAGTATAATACGGCGCTGGTGGAGCTGGGGGTGCTGAAGATTACGCATCGCAAAAATATGCCCAGTATTTACTTGACATTGTAACATAATTGTGCTATAGTACCCTTAGTGGGGTGATAGTACCCACTAAAATTATATTGGAGGATAATATGAACAAACTAAAAGCTTTTTGGGCGCGACATGGGATTTTTGTGCTGGTCATGTTAATGATGGTGCTGTCGTGGATGAGTGGATTCATGTCGGGGCACATTGACGAGCGCATGCGTAACTACGAGAAGCAGCTGCAGAGTAGGGAGTTAACCGATGAGCAAGTGCAGATCCTGATGGAACTGGCAGCAAGGGAGGCGGGAAATGAGTGAGCGCGGAGCCCTTGTGGGCGGACTGATTACGGTGGCGGCGCTGGTGCTGGGGGCATCGGCAATAGCGGGCAAGTTTGTGGCCCAGGAGCAGCAGATTACGGAGCTGCATCAGCAGATGGAGTCGATGGCGGCAACAGCTGCGGAGCGCGAGGCGGAGTTGAGGCACGAGATTGTGGTGCTGACTGATCAAAAGGACGCGCTGGAGCTGGATGTGGCAATGCTTAAGGAAGAGAATGTGGCGCTTACTGAGGAGCTGTCATATCTGCATTACATACTCGACGATCCTATGGCATTGTTTAGTGAGAAATTAATCGAGTTAACACCTGAAGACGAGCGATTATTAATGGGGATTGCAATGAATGAGGCCGGCAATCAAGGTGTAATCGGAAAGGCCTTAGTTATATTGACCGTCCTCAATCGTTGCGAAAGAACCGGAGCCAGTGTGCGCGACATCATATATGCGCCAAACCAGTACTATACTGTGGGCATGGGCGGCTATGATGAAGAGTGCGAGATTGCGTTGCTGATGGTGTGTGCCGGATGGGATGGTTCCCAGGGGAGTAGATTTTTCTGCTCGGCCGGCGGATATAATGCATATGGTGAGCCAAAGTTCAGATACCGTGATCATTGGTTTAGTGCTTAAGTTGACAATATAATATATAGAATGGAGTAAATTAAATATGAAGAAATGTTGCGTGTGTGGCGGTGTTGTTGCGGATGGCGAAGGTTATGAGTCGCTGGGCTATATATTTCATGAGAAGTGTTTGCCCAAGTTTCCGCTGAAAGATAAGACAAGGTGTTACTACTGCCACAAGATCATGCGCAAAGGCGATATGGTTACGGCGCTTGATGATCTTGGACAAGGAAGTTCGAGGGATCTGGCGTGTGAGAAATGTGTAAGGAAACATTATGGACGAGGAAATGACAAACCAAATAAGAAAGTCGGGGGCGGTGTGCGACATATGTCTGAGGGAACAGAGGCGCGTACCGGCGACACATATATTCCCTGTGAAGACTAGTCGTTACTATTTTGTTTGTGATAGGCACTACTCCTTCCTCCGCTTTACCGGCGGAGTGACGGAGGAGCAGTATTATCAGCTTAAAGAGGAATAGGGAGGTGATAACCGTTGGGGCAATACGGTTATAAGATTAGCAACTTTGAGGCGGGATCAGTGTACGAGGTGCAGTGTGGTGTAAGAAAGAAGTACGATTCAAAGCAAGCCATGTTGACCAACTCACTGTTCCTTGACTTTTTGAAAGCAAATGGATTAAGTACGCGCAATGAAAAGTATACGCGCGATGTGATCTGTCTCAACTTTAATTACGGAAGCCGCACATACGAGGACGAGTTGGCCCGCATCGATGTGGCGCTGGAGGTGGATCCCGACAACACATATCTCAAGGCGTTGCGCGAAGAATGTGTGGCCAACAAAGACAAGTTCGATTGTAAGAGCGCGGACGAGATCCGCAAATTGTTCTATGAAAACGGAGTGACGATCCACTATAAGAATGGCGACGTGAAGTACAAGTATCTGTACCGCACGGCCGGCAAGGCTAAGGTGGGATCGTGTATGTTTATAAAGCAAAGTCTATATAAGAAGGCACACGACTTCCTCTATATGGGCCTCAAGCTCCCAAAGCACGATGCGCCAATTACGGAGTTTGGGGCATACACATCGCTGGTGACCTCAACCATTGTGGGCAAGATCGAGATCAATCCGGAGGATATAGTAATACTGAAGGACGTAAGGTCGGAGTTCAAGACTAATGTGGTGAGCGTGGAGGTTGAGAACAACCAATGCAAGGCGGTGTACCGCAGAGACTACACGTTGGGATGCGACATGTTCGATGGTCAGGCACTGATTGATCTGTCCATATGTCCGGAATGGACAAACGGATATGTGCTGTTGCGCCAACACTTTACAAAGGCGGCAGCGTTCGCCACAGATATCCAGGGCTTTCTCAAGGACTATTTTGGTCAGGATTATGATACAGCTTATCTGACGGATATGTGGGGCAATAAACACTTGGCCAAGAATGTCAAGGTGATCACAACCAACAATGCTTGCAAGTGGATTAAGTACGATTATCCTTATGAGAAGTGGTGCGAGAAGGTGCGCGAGAATGGATCGATGTTCGGGGTGGTCAAGACAGCACATCCAAGTAAGTATGGCGACTATCAGAGAATGTCTTACCAGATGGTGAACGCACTTAACAATGACTTTGTGGAAGAGGTGGCGGCACCAACACGCGATTATGTAAAGGCACTCAAAACAGATCTGAATACGTTCCTCGACTTCTTAAGGAGGAACGCTAATTTCTCAAATGACTACGAGGCGCTGCTGGCAATATGGACTCAGGATCATACATTTGAGCAGAGTGAATATTTCAGGGAGCGCAAGAAGAAAATAATTTACGACTATACAATGTCGATAAAGACCGGTAAACTTCTGCAGAACGCAGACAACCTTACAATATGCGGAAGCCCATATGCAATGCTGCTGCATTCAGTGGGTGAGGATGTAAGTAAGGATCCCACCTTTGAAGTGGAGGACGATGCAATACAATGCTACTCAGAAAGATTTGAGGACGGTGAGTATTTGGCGGAGTTCAGAAATCCTTTTAATTCCCAAAACAATTTGGGATATCTGCACAACCACTTACATCCGTTAATTAAGAAATACTTCAGATTAGGAAAGTTATGTATAGCTGTTAACCTTCAGGGCACGAGCTTCTGTGATAGGAACAACGGCAGCGATCAGGATAGCGACAGCATCTACACGACTAACGCGCCAGCGATAGTCGAACATGCGAAGTATTGTTACCAAGTTTATCCGACAGTAGTTAACAACATACCAAAGAGTAAGAAATCATACGACTCCTCTCCCGCCGCTTTTGCACAGATGGATAATGCTTTAAGTGCAAGCCAAAGGAATATCGGGGAATCAAGTAATCTGGCCCAAGTATGTTTGACATATACATATAATTATCCGGATCAAAAATATAAAGACTACGCTTGCATCCTAGCTGTGCTTGCACAGGCAGCTATAGATAGCAGTAAGCGTACATTCTCAATAGATATCACAAATGAAATCAAACGTATCCGTGCCGACATCGGCATTAAGGACAACAAATATCCGCCATTCTGGCAACAGATCCGAAAAGGATTCCCAGTAAATAGAATTAATTTCAAACTCGACTCACCTATGTGTAGGTTATATAAGATGGAGTTTGAATCATATAAACCAACAACAGAAACAATACCCACGGCAAACTTCTTCCAAAAGTTTCCGCTGGACATGAGTAAGAAGACGTCACGTAATGTTGAAGAACTTATACAGAAATATCAACTAGAATTGTTGGAAAGTAGAATTGATAAAGATGAAGATACACGAGACCTGGAATCTTATCTCCTACTCAGGGAAGATTTTGATCAGCTCGTTGATGATATAAGGCGTATAGCACTGCCTAGTAGATATATAGGATTGTTTAGTTGGTTACTTGATCGTGCATTTATTATGACAGACAAGATGGAACAACAAACAGCCGGTTTGAAGAGTAAGTTAAATAAGAATAGATCAATCTTATTAAGGGTTCTATACGAGGTAAATCCTGAAGCTTTACTTAAGTGTTTCTCAAAAAATCTGCAAAATACGTGATTTTTGGATACCCCTCCTTGTATGTCACGCCCTACAAACCGCATGGTTGACACATTCTTAACAAAATAACAAAGTCCGTGTATGAAAGGGAGTCGGCGCACTGCTGACTCCCGGCAGCGGATAAAAGGATAAAAGGAAGGAAATAGATATGACTATAAACAAAGACATTATTGATCTTAGTTCTATTTTTAACGACGATAAAGCTGGTGTTTACGATAAATTAACCGCCGGGTTTTTACAAAACAGAATATTGATATTTAATGAAGATATAACCGCAATGGTTATTGACGATGCTATCTCATGGATCCTTCAGTGGAATATTGAGGATCTGCTTATCCCCAAGAAGGAGCGTATGCCTATTACAATCTTTATGCACAGCTATGGCGGAGATATGTATGCGGCTGGCCCTATGATTGATATTATACGAAGCTCTGAAACTCCTATAAGAGTGGTCGGGCTTGGCCTGGTTGCATCTGCAGCTTATCTAATCTATCTGGCAGCTGATGAAAGGTATGCATTTAAGAACAGTATCTTCCTTCAGCATGATGGCGAGATCGATGTGCAGAACTCTTCCGGTAAGGCAAAGGATACAATGGCATTCTTTGACGGAATGAATGAGCGTGTTAAGCAGTATGTGCTTGATCGTACGACTATTGATGAAGAGCTGTATGACAAGAACAAGGATCGCGAAATGTATATGTATGCGGATCGCGCTAAGGAACTGGGAATTGTAAACAAGATAATTGGAGAAGACATTGCTCTAAAGGCAATATTCAAATAATGAGGAAAGGGATCGATGGAATCAATAGAAAAGGAACTCGCGAAGATAGGAATGTCTGTTGATGAATATGAACAGTGTCTATCTGATATCGTCGATAAACTCGACGGAAGTCTTGATATCGACTGGGAAGAACTTAAAAATATGTACGGCATTCCGTACGCCACCGATGTTTTAAGAAAAGCTAACGGCACACTTTTTGGCGGGTATGCTGTTAGTAAGTATTATAGAGATAAATATAGTAAAGTTGATGATATCAGTTTTACTGATCAGCTTTATGAATTAAAGAAAGAGAAGCATAAGGTTCAGACTGAAAAGCTTGAGCTGAATAAAAATCTCAGAGAAGTTGCCAGAGACGAACTGATCACTGAGCATATCAAAGAGGCTATTGCTACTCTTCCACCCATTAAGATTCCTAAGAGGATTGAGGTGGCCAAGGGTGATCGTGAGTACTTACTGTGTTTTGCTGATTGTCATTACGGCATCGAGTTTGACATTAAGGATCTTTTTGGAAATACGATCAACGCTTATAGCCCTGAAATATTTGAAATGAGAATGAGTGCGTTGTTCTTTGAGGTGCTGGATACAGTTGCCAAGGAGAAGATACGTAAACTTTCTATATGGGAGCTGGGCGATGCAATTCAGGGTATGCTGCGCCTTAATTCACAGCTTATGCAGTTAAGGTATGGTGTGATTGAATCATCAATTCTTTATGCTGAGTATGTTGCCAACTGGCTGAGTGCGCTTAGTGAATATGTGGCTATTGATTTTCAGATGGTGGCAGATAGTAATCATAATCAGCTCAGACTTTGTGGTGCGCCTAAGAACGCATTTCCTGACGAGAATATGAGCAAGGTTATTAACTCATTCCTTAAAGAAAGACTTAAGAACAATCCTAATATTACTTTGACCGAAAATCCTACCGGTATGAACTATGGCGAATTTGCCGGAAGTAAAGTGCTGGGTATTCATGGTGAAGTAAAAGATCTGAGTACGGCAATTAACGATCTTAGCCGTGCATATAATGTGTCCATTGACTATGTGATTGCCGGACATAAGCATCATGCTGAGAATATTGAAGTCGGCACAAATGCGGAGGCAATCCATATCAGAAGCATCATTGGAGTAGATCCGTTTGGTATGTCACTTAATAGAACATCTAATGCAGGAGCTTCAATGTTTGTCTTTGAAGAAGGCAAAGGCAAAGTGTGCGAATATACTTACAAACTTAATTGATAATCTCAAGGGGGTGCTAGCGCTCCTTTGTTATTATAAAAACATCCTTCCTTCCGATATAGCGTTCTGCGTGCTGCCGTCCTGGCGGTATGCGGGGCGCTTTCTTGGTGTGTCTGGCTATAGGGACAATGAGTGCCCATGTTAAGGAAAGGTTCGAATCCTTCCCACACCTCTGACTCTGTAAGGATACGGAGTCCGCATATATTGCTATGGCGATGGTGGCCGCCGGAAAATAGTCACCTTAAATGGAACGTACTTAACTGTCCTTCGGGCGTTAGGTCTAAATAATTGGGGTATGCGTTTGAGAATGCATACTTGAGGGGCTGGAGGAATTCAGCCCCTTTTGAATTAATGGAGAAAAAAGATTATGGCGACAAACTTACAATACGCGCCTTTAGAGGACGCGGACAAGAAAATCGGCGTCGCTGATATGCGTAGAATATACAGCAAGTTTGCCGAAACATATAACAAGATGCTCGATTGTGACATTATGTACTGTCCAAAGTGTGATCAATGGAAACGTAACACTGGGCAGCACACGGGGTTTTACAGAGATGAACGCTTTAGAGCGGGCTATTTTCCGCTGTGTAAAGAATGCGTTCAAATGATTGTTGAACAGAGAAAACGCGAGAATGACACACCTAATGAAACCAAAGAGAGTGTGATGAAGGTTCTTGAACTTATGGATAAACCTTATTATGACGAATTGTACTGTACTTGTATCAGAGGTGTAGAGGAACATAAGAATGATCCTGGCAGTAGAAAGAATTACCAGTCTCCTTTTGCAATCTATATCACACAGATACAGAGCCTTCCTCAACATAAGGGTAAGAAATGGAAAGATAGTAAATTCGGTAGTTATGAGCAACGTCCGGTTGAAGAGACGTTTGACGAGAGCTCTGATTTTTTTAAGAAGGCGAAAGAACACTTCGGTAATGAGTATTCGCTGCCTGATCTGAATTTCTTAGAGAAGGAATATTCAGATTGGTGTGAGCGTAATGAGTGTAATACTAAAGCTCAAGAAGAAGTATATAAGAATATAGCGTTCACTCAGCTTGAACTGCATAAGGCAAGACTTAATGGTGAGCCTACAGATAAGCTGACTGCTACTCTGCAGAAACTAATGGAGACCGGCAATATTACACCTAGGCAGACTAAGACGGATATTACTAATGGTATTGAATCATTTGGACAACTGATACAGAAGTTCGAAGAGACAAGACCAATACCGGATCCTGATCCCGATTTGGCTGACGTTGACAAAATCGGGAAATATATTAGTGTGTTCTTTCTTGGTCATCTTGCAAAGATGATAGGTATCAAGAATAAATATTCAAAGATGTATGACGATTATATGAGGCAGTATTCTGCTAAACGTCGCGAGTTTAAAGGTGATGAGGATTCCGAAGATATATTCGCGAAAGTATTTGGTGGCTTGACAGATGAGTGAAAAGAAAACTCTTGCTCAAGTTCAGCAAGAAAAGAATGATCGCATAATGGATGGGGTCGGCATGTGGACGGCGTACTATCGTGCAAATCCTCAGCGCTTTGCTGCCGACTTTTTAAATATGCAATTAAAAGTATTCCAGAAGATATTACTTTACATCATGAACTTGATGACTGTAATGTCTTTTTTCGCATCAAGAGGTTTAGGTAAGACTTATATTGTTGCACTGTATTGTGTAATCAGATGTATTCTTTATCCTGGCACTAAAGTGTGCGTGGCTTCCGGAGTACGATCTCAGGCTACTGAGATAATTGGTAAGATAAATGACGACTTCCTAAAACTGCATGGTTGGGGAAGTGAAAACTTACGTAATGAAATAAAAGAAATAAGCATGTCGATTAATAATCCACATGTTGACTTTAAAAATGGTTCGTTTATTAAATGTGTAACGGCAAGTGATAATGCTCTTGGAAACCGTGCTACTATCCTCATTGTTGATGAATGTAAGTTAGTGCCACGTGATATTATCCAAAGAGTGCTTAGACCCTTCCTTACATCATTAAGACAGCCGCCGTATCTTAATCTTCCTGAATATAAAAACAATCCTAAATATCAAGAAAGAAATACTGAGATATATATTACATCCGCTTACTATAAGAGTTCGTGGACATATGACAAATGTAAGTCAGATGCGAGTATGATGCTTGATGATACTAAGAAATATTTTTGTTGTGGATTGCCATATCAGATTGGTATCAAGGATGGCATATATTCAAAGGAAGCCGTTGAGGATGAGATGGCTGAATCCGATTTTAATCCTATTACGTTTATGATGGAACGTGAAGCACTCTTCTATGGTGAGGCTGAAAATGCATTCTTTGCATTTGATAGTCTTGTTGAACGTCGTGTGATTAAGAATGCGTTCTTGCCACTTCAGATGTATGAGAAGCGTGGTATTAATGTTCCTGATCTTGTAGATGGAGAACGTCGTATATTGTCGGTTGACGTGGCACTTATGTCGAGTAAGACGCATAATAACGACGCGTCAGCATTTGCAATTAATGTAGCTACACCTACTAACAACGGATATGCATCACACATTGTGTATATGCAAACATTTGAAGGTAAGACTACGGATGAGATTGGTATAACTATAATGAGATACTTTAATCATTATAAGTGTACGGATCTTGTACTAGACGCACAGTCATTTGGCACGAGCGTATATGACTTTATCTGTCAACAGCAGTTCGATGCTGAGACTGGTGAGACATATGATGCGATGTGTTCATGTAATGATCAGTTGATGGCTGAGCGTTGCAAGGATAAGAGTGCTATTAAATGTGTATGGTGTATTAAAGCTTATGAGCAATTCAACTCTGAAGCTGCGGCTATGCTGCGTGCCGGAATACAGACTGGCAATCTCTCACTGTTAATCAATGAATATGATGCTGAAGATGTGGTTAAAAAAATTTCGGGCTATGCGAATATGACACCACAAGAACAGGCGTCATTACTTATGCCATATGCTCAGACTACTGCACTTATAAATGAAATGGTTAATCTTGAAGGTGAAGTAGTTGGAAATAAGATCCGACTTAGAGAACATGCGGGTATGCGTAAGGATAGGTTTTCAAGTGTTGAATACAACTATTATGTAGCACAACTTATTGGTCGTGAAGCAAGTCGTAAGAACGACGAGACAACCAAATCATTACTCGATCTTATTGGTGGTTCAATAAGAAAAAGTTCTATTATTAAATAATTTCAGATAGGCGTGGAGCGAAAAGGCTAAACAAACTTTAAATATTCTGCGCGTTAGGGGAAACGTGATAATCCCTTGCCGAGTCTATCTGTTTACTTAGGCGGTGCGAGCCTCAAAACTTGCACCGCTATTTCTTTTTGATCGGTAATTCCCTGCCGTAATAGGGATAAACATATCTCTAAAAAATTTAAAGAAAGGGGAAGAACAATGGATATAGTTTCTTATGTATTATCGAGAAAATATACGGATGAAACGGCTATAGAGTTTGGTGCCCTAAAAGGCGCTCCATGTACTATTAAGTCCATCGTCCATCAGGATGGACAAAATATAGTTACATTTGAATGGAAAAATAGCGATGGTGAAACTCGTTCCAGTGAAATGCGAGTCTTAGACGGAACACCCATATACGTATGGGAATCTGGAGACCATTATAACTATGGTGATCTTGTTATTTATTCGGCAATGTTTTATAGATGCGTAGTCGAAAATAGCGATGTAACATTTGATAGTACTAAGTGGGCTGAGATTGGTGGAGCCGATTCACAATATGATATCGTAGAAAACTCTTCGCAACTTCCGCCTCGATTTACTGCGGCGGATAGAAGGATGTATTACTCAATAGCAGATCGAGCCTTTTGGTTATGGAATGGAGAGGCGTGGGTTTTACAAGAACGAATAGCCACTACTGAGGAAATACTAGCATTATTTGCGTGAGGTGAATAATGACGAGAAAAACGATTAATGAGATAAATGAAAGACTTAAAACACATAGTACATTACAAATATTATATCCAACATCTAACGAAGATGTGATGTGTAGGTGTTCAAAGTGTAATCAACAATTTGAAAAGCATCGAAAAGATTTATGGAATAAAATAATAGGATGTCCGGTGTGTAGGAATTTAAAAATTATAAAAGGATATAATGATGTTGCTACTACTGATCCATGGATGGTGAAATATTTTGTTGATAAAGAAGATGCTTATAAATACCCATCTCGATCTCGTAAAAAGGTTAAAGTGAAATGCCCAGATTGTGGGTATGAAAGATCTATCGAACTTAATAATTTACACAAAAGAGGGTTTTCATGTCCTTGTAATAATAAGGGTTATCATCGTGTTATTACCGGGATTAATGACGCGGCAACTCTTGTCCCGTGGATACTTGATTATTTAGTAGATAAAGATTTGGCATACACTCATGCTCCTGGTTCATTGACTTCAACGGAGTTTCAATGTCCATACTGTCATACTATAGTAAAGCGATATATGCATGATGTGAGTAAACGCGGATTTATTTGTCCCATTTGTAGTGACGGAGTATCCTACCCTAATAAATTTGGCAGAGCTTTTATCAAACAAACTAAAGCTGAGAATGTTGAATTCGAGTATATACGAGATTGGACTGGCGGTAGATATTATGATATTTATTTCGAATATCAGGGTAAAAAATATTTTATAGAATTAGATGGGGAATTACACTTTAAATCATTATATGGAATGACTTTAAAAGAGATTCAAGATAATGATAAATATAAAAATACAATAGCAAAACAACATGACATTATAATGATTCGAATTGATTGTCGTAAATCAGATAAAGACTATATCAGGAAAAATATCGAGCAAAGTATTTTGAGAGATATATTTGATTTAACAACAATTGATTGGAATTTATGTGATGTGTTTTCTTGTTCCAGCTTAATGAGAACTGTATGTGACGATTATAATAAAGGTGAATTATTAATAAATGAAATTGCCGACAAATATCATCTTTCAACGCAAACAGTTAGTAGATATGTTAAGACTGGGATTAGTAACGGATTATGTATCTTTAATAAAGATAACAGAACTCGTGCTAGAAGAATATTGAATAAAAGGAATTGTTTTACTTAACATTTAAACATTTTTTGATAAAGGAGAATAATAAAATGGCTAATATAGAAAAGGTTCTTATTGATCTTACTGGTCTTACTACTTATGATGCTGCGATTAAGGAATGGGCTAACAGCGCTTCTCAGGTTGCTTACAAGTCTGTGCTGCTCAGTGCAGATGGGAATAATGTTTATTTTTACAAGAAGGCAAATGCTGTTCTCGGCACTGATACCCCTGATGCTACTATCGCACTCGGCGGCGGAGATCTTTCTACAAAGCTGGCTGCCCTTGCAACTGCATGTGGTGCTACATGGGATAGCACTCATTCTACATATACTCTTGATCTCGACAATACATTTGGACAAAATACTGATACCATCGTTGAGGCTCTCAATGAACTTAAGGGTCAGATCAATACTCTGAACGCAAATGATACTACTGCCGGTTCAGTTGCAAAGTCTATCAAGGATGCTGTTGAAGGACTTGATGTTAGCGAGTTTGCACTTGCTTCTGAATCTTCAGGAGTAGTCACCATTAAGGGTGTAAAGGAAGTTGACGGTAAGATTGCTGTTGGCACTGATACTACTAAGGACGTAACTCTTGCAAAGGTTGCTACTACTGGAACCGCTGCTGATATTGCGATTACAGATTCTGGATCACACTACACTTCTACTGATGTCGAAGGCGCTCTTGCAGAGGCTGCTACTTCTGCTGCTTCTAAAACTGTTTATATCACTGAGACCGCTGGTGGATCAGGAGATGCATTCAGCAAGCGCTATGGTGTATATCAGGGATCTACCGGATCCTCTTCTTCTCCTGTTGTAGGTGAGAAGCTTGCAGATATTGATATCCCTAAGGATATGGTTGTTGAAGAAGGTTCTGTTGTTGATATTACCTATGATAATGGTCATCTTTACGATGGAGTTACTGATGTAACTGAGATTATTAAGGGTGCTGGCGGAACTGCTACTGCTGCTGATGCTGGTAAGTATATTAAGCTTATCATTGCTAATGCTACTAGCGATACTATTTATATTGCTGCTAAGGCTCTTGTTGATGTCTATACAGTAGAGGCAAATGCTTCCGAGATTCAGCTTGCAATTAGCAACGCTAATGAGATCTCCGCTTCTGTTGTGAATATTGATGGTTCAAAGATTGGTTATACCTACAGTGGTGGAACTATGACTGAGTCTGTTGCTGCAGCTCTTACGAGACTTGATGGATCTGATAGCACTACTGGCTCTGTTGCTAAGAAGATTAAGGATGCTATCGAAGCTCTTGACACTCAGTCCGATGTTGCTGTTGCCACTTATACTGCTGGCACTTCAGGTGCTGCTGATGTAATCAGTCTTACTGGTTCTGTTAAGGAGCAGGATGGTGTTATTTCTGCAGGAACAGCAGATACTGTTAATCTTAACATTGTTACTACTGCACAGATAAATGCATTATTCTCATAATCTAAGAAAGGAGATTTAGGAGATGAGTGTTATAGAAAAAGATATCCTTGATCTCCAAGGATTACAAACGTATGATGCGTTAATAAAAAATAATATAGAATTTGATAATTTAAAAGATCGCCCCGTCAAGGAGGTAACTCCTATGGCGGAGGTGATCACGCCGCTGCCGGCCGAAGGCCAATGCGGTGATATGCTTCGTGCTGTCTATGATACTGACAGAGATGGCATAGTCGATAATGCAGAAAATTCACAACATTCACAAAATTCACAAGCCCTTAACGGACACGCTGATACATATTTTGGTACGGCTTCTCAGATATCTACTCTTACTGATAATCTTGCTGATGAAGTATCAAACAGAATGGATGGGGATAATGCCCTTACCACGGCTCTTGCTGTTGAGAGAGCAAGAATTGATAACATCATCGCACTTCCCGATGGTTCTACCACGGCTGATGCAGAACTTGTTGATATCAGAACGGGTGCTGATGGCACGACGTATGCAAGTGCGGGTAATGCTGTCAGAGGTCAGGTCAATGATTTAAAGAGCGGATTGACCGAACGTGCGAAGGAGATTTGCAATCTTGGCGAACTCGTAAAGAATTGCACAGAACCTTTTACGTTTACAGGAGTAGACTTTCCAATAAAGAATAAATACCCAAGTTGGTCAGATGCAAACCTAAATAACAACAATGATTATGATACAACATACTTTATTTCCGTAAGGGGAATAATCTCTTTTGAATTAACAGGGTATTCTTCATCAGTAAGACCCGTTACTTTCTATGACGAAAACTTTGCTTTCGTTTCGGGAGGCTTTCAATCTGCGTTCATAACTGTACCTTCGGGTGCGTTCTTCATGCGTATTGGCATTGAGAAGACAAACGAAAGCAATTTTACGATCAGCAATGTAAGGACTTATTTAAACAGCGAGATATTCGGTATAGAAGAAGTGCAGAAGTCTATGCTTGGCGGGGATGAAACTGTCAACTTCTATAACACATCAGCAGAATCTTTTGGTACTACCGGAAATACATTTTGGACAGTAGACCGGAAGTTTATTAAAGGAACGCTGATTAAAAGCATAACATTAACACCAGGCTCAGGAGCCACAAGAGTAAATATTGGAAGGATGGATATTGCCACCAACGAATATTTGGAATATGGTGATTTCCCCGTTAAGAATGGAGAAAATACTTTTTCTTTAAATATTACCACGGATATTGATTGTTATATCGTACTGAAAACCATACATAGTTTTCACTCTAATAGTGTACCAAGTGGTTACAACCTTCTTGAATTTTCATTAAGCGGAACAACACTTACGAAGCTTCAAACTCTTCAGAATTTTGGAATAAAGGTAACTGTTACTGATTGTATTGTATTGCCCGAAGTTGTTGATGCAAGGATAGGCTATGACGGAACTGTTTACGATAGTCTTGGAAATGCAATAAGAGAGCAGGTAATGAGTATCGGTGATTTGGTCGGTACTAAGCCTATTGTTAAATATACAAACTCAGAGTTTGGATTCACAGATGGCAAGTATTACAATTGGAGTGACGGAAACCTTAGTGTCAATGCAGATTATTGTTATTCAAAATTCATTGACATAAACAACTTAGGTTTTGCACTTCTTGCTATCTTTAACAACATTGGAAGAGTAAATAGTATCTGTTTCTTTGATTCCTCAAAAACATTTATTTCGGGTGCGTTTTCTACGCTGACATTCGATATTCCAAGTGGTGCAGCTTATTTCACGGTTAGCGTTCCTATTACTTCAAAGGCTGATTTCTATATCCTTGCACTTCAGGCAACAGACGTAATTGAAGTTGGAAAGAATAAGCCTATAAAGAAAATAAATGATGCGTTGAATATCGCATACGCTTTCGAAAGCATTTCAAACCCCATCACTATCATGGTCTATCCTGGAGTGTATGAAGAGGTTCTGTTTATTCAGGGAACACATTATGTATCAATCATCGGTGTTAATCGTGACGAATGTATCATCAAAGATGGAACAGCAATGTATGACAATGCACCTTTGAGAATACAAGGACAGTGTTACATAGCAAACCTTTCAATCATTTCAAACGCTGATACTTATTCATCAGAAACCGGAACGGGATTCAGTGCATGGAAGACCGATGTATTAAATGGTGTCAAGAATCCCGAATGGCTTGGAACAATCGGTTCATATGCCGTACATTGTGATGATACGACCAACGGGGAAGAGACAGTATCAAGATTTGAGAATTGTTATATGTATTCATGTACCATGCCTGCATTTGGTTCGGGCACACAAGAGAATAACAGAATCGAACTTGTTAATTGTGAAATGGTTTGTGACATTGATCCCGATATCGGTGAACTTGTCAATTCAAATACTCAGGGATGCTTACTTATCCACGGACATAACAATGGAGATAACATGAGCGTTTTCGTTAAGGATTGTTATATCGAAAGCGTGAACTGTAAGAGCGTTCATATGTATCCTGTCGGAGCAAATAACGATATCAAAATAGCGTTCCTCAATAACACGTTCATGAACAATAGGCAGGTATCTCAATCAGCAATGATTGATTTCACATTTGATTCATCCACTATTGAGAAGTGTTCACATGGTAACAACCTTGATTTCTTTAATAAGACACTTGGAACGTGATTAAGGAGAATAAATGGACACAATAATCTCTTCTATCATAACCGGAATAGTCGCTATCACTACTTGTCTAATCACTCAGGGCATGGCTAACAGAAAGAGATAATTAGCGGGTGGGTTTTCCTCCCGCTAACATAACAAGGGATGCCTCCAATCGGAGGTATCTCTTTTTATGCTTTAAAAATTTAAAAATAAATGAAAGGAGAAAAACACGATGGCAAATATAACTCATTCAGATGAGCTTGTGACAAAACAAGATTTGCATAGTTTTTATCAGGGTATATATCCGTATCTCGGCTCTAAATCACAATCAGATTGGGATGAGTCAGATGTCACGAAAACTTCTTACATTAAAAATAAACCAAATTTATATCTGATATTTGATGGCACAAAGGCTACTTACCAGAGAAATATGAAGAACTGGTTTAACGCTAATGGTGTGGACACTGCGGACGCGGAGGAATTAACACATCTTTGCGAGAGATGGTATAAAGTCAGCGCGATAGGCTGGAAGGGCGGTGTGTCTTTTCCCGCCATCACAGAGTCTACCGGTTCGACCGGCACAAAGTTCGGCGATAATGTGGGGCTGACTTGTGTTCCGTCTACTGACACGGTGGCTAATACTGACGATTATCAGGGACTTCCGCTGTTTGCAATAACTGACTGCAACTGGGAGCTTGATGAGAACGGTAATATTCTCATTACGGCAATTGATGGAATTACCGACAATTTCAAACGCAATGATCCAACAGTATTTGTTGGCGTAATACAACAGACTGGTTATGTGAAGAAGGTTAATACTGCAACTACACAGGACTATTATTATGCTGATGCTGCAAATGCGTATGAAAATCTTGTGCCATTACCTGAGGCTATTAAGCTCGATGGTACAGTGAGGAGCTTCGTGGTGCACGCTAAATATATGAGCGGCATTGTAAATTCAAAGATGACTTGCTGTTCTGGCGTAATACCTAGAAGAAATATTTCGCACAATGGACTTATTACAATGCCCGATAATATTGGCACACAGTACAGCGGAGGTACAAGCGTTGACTGGTCATTTCTTGTATGGATGCAGAGAATAAAGTATGCATCACTTACTTCAGATGGAGTACTTCAAGGATGTTGTGCTTATAATTATCAGTACTATGTGCAAGTGGGCGAAACAGATGTTAAGCGTCTGATACTTGATGCGACACAAGGAGCAAATCTTAAAGTTGGTTCAACGATATGTTTTGGCTCTTATGCGGGCAATACTGATAGAGGTAATAGCGGTACTTATGATATATCAGGTCAGGATGGCGCGATTATTACTTCTATTGAAGATGTAACTATAAATAGTGTGGCCTATAAGGCTGTATACGTAGACGTTACTACTGCATTTACTACAGTCGCAAATGGCGCGGCTACTACAGGCACAACCATAGTGAGCACACACCATTGGATATCGGGCATGTGTGATGGCGTTAAGGGTAATGATGGATCGCCCGTGTCGGCTACTAATGGAGTTTACCCCGCAATGCTTCAGGGCGTTGAATATATGGTAGGCGGATACGAGGTATTCGCCGATGTTATCATGAATATTTCCGGCGGCTACTACTCTCCTGTCTATGCAAGGCGCGCGACATATCAGGCTACGTCTATTACTGAGAATATGGTGGCGTCTACACTTAAGTGTGCTCAGCCTAGTAGTGATGCTTGGAGATATGTTCAGCAACATGATTTTGATGGAGAGATATTCTACCCTACGTCACAAGGTGCAGATAGTACTAAATATATGAAAGATGGATTTTATATGAATGGTACTACTACCACTACTGCAACTAGGGAATGGCTGGCGTTTGGCACCCTGTACAGCGGCTCTGGGCATGCTGGTTTGTCGTGCTTGGCCGGCCACACCGCCCTTGGGGCCGGTTGGTGGGCCTTCTTGGCGCGCATTTCCCCCAACGGCAATAGGGGTGAATTGGCGGCGTAAGCCGACAAGAGGGGTCTCCCCTTATTTTGTAACTTATAAACTAAACTATTTTTGAAAAACCATAGGGTACTTAGTCGAGTGTCTGGGCGGTTCCGGTGTTTCTGGGGCTGGCGTTTGGCAACCTGAACAACGGCTCTGGGAATGCTGGTTTGTCGTACTTGAACGGCAACAACGACCTTGGGAACGGTAGGTGGAACTACTTGGCGCGCATTTCTTGACTACTCTCGATTAATTAAACGGTGTAATAACTATGCGACTATGTATCCTCGCTGCGGCGGAAATAGAGAGCTATTGCAACCGGCTAGTAGGTAATGGCGAAGACCGGCGCTTTCAAAAGGAAAGGAAAAATATTTTGAAGAAAAGGTGTAAACATATTGATATTACTGATCCAAAGACGGTTAGAGATTGGGTAGCAGATTGCATAACTAGACATAAGGCTCGTTATGATTTTAGAGATATGCTACTTGAAAATGGATTATCTAAAGATGATTATGATAGAGTGATTGATGAACATGCTAATTATTTAATGGAATCTGCTATCGAAAAGATCACAGCTGAAACATGTAGGAGAATTAAAGAAAGAGATTTGGCTTTGCCTCCTGTGCGTATTCGTGAACAGAAAGATCATACTACTGGTAAAGTTAGAATGATTGGATGTGAATCTCCTATGCAGCAGATTATGGATTATATTGCTGTTTATTCTTGTCAAGAAATTTTTGATGCAAGAATCGTACCTCAACAATGCTCATCAGTTCCTGGTCGTGGTCAGGTATATGGGATGAAGTTAATTAGAAAATATGTTAACACCGATAATAGATCCATTAGATATTGTAAGAAACATGGATATAAGTATTTTAGTAAATGTAAATACGTTGTAAAACTTGATATTGAAAAATGTTTTCCTTCCGCCAAAATGGAAATATTTATTGATTTATTCAAGCATGATTGTGGTAATCAAACAATTGTGTGGTTGTGGACAACATTGTTCCTTACTCATCGTTATGCGGGATATGAAGGATTTATGATAGGATCTCTTATCTCACAATGGGCTTGTCAGTATATGTTATCATTTGTATATCGAGAAGCTATGAATATTGGTTATGTAAAACGCAATGTAAAGCATAGTTCTGTGTCTCATATGATAATGTTTATGGATGATATGGCATTATTCGGGAGTAACAGAGAACAATTACATAAAGCAGTGCTTCATTTGATAACATATACTTATGATAAGCTAGGTTTTAAGATTAAATTGAATTATGCCATACACCCATTTAGTCAAGTGGATATGATGGGGTATGTAATATATGGTAATGGTACTGTTAGTATTAGGTCTCGCAATTATATCAAGGCTCGTAGATTAAAGATAAGGTGCATCACGCAAGGTAGTCTTTCGCTGAGGCAATCAAAGAGAATGGTATCATACAAGGGGTTTTTCAAGCACTCTGATTTTAATAAGCCGGGGATGTTTGAAATATTTTGTATCGCTCAAAACGTAATAAGTGCAAAGGAGAAACATCATGGAGAAGGGAATATATTCGGAACTTCCGGAGAGAATAGATTATCTGCAGCATCGTGATGGGTCTGCTGAGGCTAGACTCAGAAGAAATATAAAAGAAGGACAAGACGATGAAGGGAATATTATATGGACGGCTACTGAAGTATATATCCCTCATACGATGCTTAGTGAAGAAGAAATAGATGCAAGGTTTAATGACTATTTCGTGGCAGAAGAGCCTGAAGCAACTATTGCTGATCTCACGGAAGCAATTGACATATTAACAAGTATAGTACTTGGGGAGGAATAAGTTATGGTGCAGTTTTATTATAAGCTGGTTAAAGCCGGCAAACTTACTATAGATCAGGTTCCTGAAAAGTACAGAGAACTAGTGAGAGAATTATTGGAAGTGTGATAATTCAATAATATTTACCCCTTTTATATTATTGATTTATTATATATACAACCCTAGGACAAGCCATTATGGCTTGTCCTAGGGGCTTTTGTTTTTTGAGGAGAATAACTATGGCATATATATACAAGAATCCAAATCCACAAAAGAAACGTGTGGGCGATTGTGTAATCCGAGGTGTTTCAATACTAACAAATCAATCATGGATTTATTCTTATATATGTATTGTCATACAAGGATTAAAGATGTTTGATATGCCCTCTTCTAATGATGTATGGGGATCATACCTTAAATCTCTTGGATATACGAAACATATAATACCAGATAGCTGTCCAGATTGTTATACGGTGCGGGAGTTCTGTTATGATCATCCGCATGGTAAATATTTGGTAGCTACTGGCAGTCATGTAGTTGCTGTGATTAATGGCGATTATTATGATACTTGGGATTCCGGCGACGAAGTCCCTGTTTACTATTTTGAGAAAATAGATATATAGCAGATAAATAAATCTGTTTATATAAATACTAAAAGACAAAGGAGGAATAAGTTATGGCGTTTTATGATCCAACTTATCCCACAAACAATTACAGAAATTATCAGGCGGCGTATGCGCCACCACCGGCATTCAGCCCTCCACCATTGCAAACAGATTCTCCAATAATCTGGGTTCAAGGTGTAGCTGGGGCCAAAGCGTATCCTGTTCAGAATAATAAGATGGTTGTCTTATTTGATTCTGAAGAAAAGCGTTTCTTTATTAAATCAACTGATGCAAGTGGAATACCACAACCACTTCGTGTATTTGAATATATAGAAAGTACTGAAGAAAAACAAAGTGCTCCCAGCATTGACACTACAATGTTTATCACAAGGGATGAATTTAATGAGGCAATTAATTCATTAAAGCAATCTCAACTTAAACAACAGAATAATAATGCACAGAGAAAGGATGATAATAAACATGGCAAACCCTCTGTATAATGAGAGCATGCAGAAAGGATTTCAATCCCAATTCGGGTCATTCATGTCTAACCCAATGGGATTCCTTATGCAACATAGAATTAACATACCTCAACAGTATGCTAATGACCCACGTGGCGCTGTCCAATATCTATTAAATAATGGTCAAATGTCTCAAGATCAATTGAACTCAATTATGCAAAAGGCGCAACAAATGGGTTATAAATTCTGATATCAAGTCACACGCTCGAGAGTGTGATTTAGATATAACTGGCGACGTCGTCACTAACCAAAAATAATTATTGGAAAAGGAGACATGAATTATGGCAATTACTGATTCTGAAAGTGGAATGGTTATGCCTGTAGCTCCCGCTTATGGCGGAGGTTACGGAAACGGTGGATTTGGAGATGGATGGTGGGTCATTCTCTTCTTATTCGCAATTATGGGCAACGGCTGGGGTAATGGCTTCGGCGGTAATGGGGGCGAGTTCCCTTGGCTCATGAGTGGTCAGCAAGGAATCAACGCTAATACCAATGGCGGGTTCCGTGATGCTATGATCAACGATAATATTACTTCTGTAAGAGATGGTATTGCTGGACTCTCAAATCAGATCTGTACTGCACAGATGGCTGATATGGAAAGAAGCTTTGCGTCTCAGACTGCAAACACTGCCGGTATGACTGCAATTCAGGCGCAGATTTATCAGGGTTTCTCTAATCAGGGAGCCGCAACTGCTGATCTGAAGTATACAATCGCTACCGAAGCATGTGCAACGCGTTCTGCTAATGCCCAGAACACCCAGGCAATTCTCGACAAGTTGTGCCAGCTTGAACTGGATGGTTACAAGAGAGAGAATGATCAGCTTAGGACTCAGCTTAATATGGCTACTCTTCGTGAATCACAGACTGAACAGAATGCACTGATTCAGCAAGGCTTTGCTAATGAAGTTGATCAGCTGTACAACAGACTCTCCAACTGTCCTGTTCCTTCAACTCCCGTATACGGAAGAACTCCTATCTTTACATGTGGTAATGGATGTGGTTGTGGAGCCGTAGCATAAGGAGGTGATACTATGGCGGAATATCTTGCGAATAGTGTTGCTTCTGTGGCACTGAACAATCCTATATTGTTCACCGCTTCTATTCCTTGTCCCAATGGAAATGTTTATCATGAAGATGAGACAGGAATTTTTATTCTCCGTGGTAACACAAATAACTGTTTTGCCAGATACCAGGTGACATATAATGGAAATATTAGTGTTCCTGAAGGTGGCACAGTTACTCCTATAGCTATTGCTATATCTGTTAATGGAGAAGCTCGACCTACAAGCATGGCAATATTTACACCTCAAGCTGTAGACGAGTTTGGTAATGTTACAAGTACTGCAATAATAACTGTACCTCGTGGATGTTGTTTTAGTTTATCAGTCAGATATGTCGACGCTACCGTTGATAATGCTGCTGTAACACCTACTCCCACTATTGAAGTACAGAATTCAAATCTTGTAATCAACAGAATAGCATAAAGAGGAGGACACCGCGATGATGAGAGAATTGTATGACCTTTGCGATAAACTCAAAGGCGAGATAAAGAGTCTCAACTCTAAGAACGACATATCTCCTACTGAACTTGAACGTGCTTATAAAGCTGTAGATATTATCAAAGATATCAAGACTATAGAAGCTATGGAGGATTACTCCGATGATGGTTATAGTGGACGTAGATATTACTACGATGATGATATGAAGTATGCTCGCGATAGAAGTTATCGTAGAGAACGTGATTCAATGGGTCGCTATACAGATAATGGGTATAGCGGGCACGATGACAAAGAAGAGATGATGCGTAAGATCGATGAGATGAAACGCCAACTCGAAAATATGTAATTCCATTAGTGAGAGGGTAGCCGCTGTGCTACCCTCTCTTGTATATATAATTAATTAATTTTATAAAAGGGAGAAAAGTTATGGTTGTAAATAGAAAATTTAACACAGACTATGCATCCAACTGGGAGTTTTATGGTGAGAGTTCCGAAACAAAACCAACCATGGCTAATGGTTATGAAGAAGGAATTCCTGATAAGAGTCTTTTCATGGAACTTGATACTGGTGAAGGTTATTACTATAACAAAGACACCGACAGTTGGGCAAAGATCGGAGGATGAATTTAAAAGGAAGGAGGTTGCCCTAAATGGCGACTACAAAGAAAACGACTGCGGGCAACACCCGCACTGCGGCAGAGATACAAAACTATCTTGAGTTTAATGATCAGTTATTTAAGAAAACCCAGGAAACTCTGCTTAAGATTAAAGACCCTAATAGACAAACAATAGCAAGTATAATTGGCAAGGATCGAAGATTAATCCGCGAATATTTGAAGAACCCAGCAAATAACGAGTCGAACTTAATTGCATCGGCTCGTTATTTATTTTATAGGACACAGATATTCTTCAGGCTCGTACTCTTCTATGCCAGTATGTTTGACTTTAGATGTAGACAAGTAATACCTAATATAAGCTTGACTAAAACAAATAACCAAAAGAAGATACTCAAGCAGTATAACGATACACTAAATTGGCTTGACCGCTATGATATCCAGGGTATTATGTTACCCGCACTTATTCGTATATTCCGTGAAGATGTATTCTACGGTATCTTTTATCGCGACGAGAGTGGAAGTATACTCTATCCTCTTGATCCTTCATGGTGTCGTATTGATGGTATCTACTCTTCTCATGACTACGCTTATTCGGTAGATATGAGTAAGTTTAAGAGCGCGCAGATGCAAGAGTTTTTACAGTGGATCGGGGATCCTCTTCTGTCTATGTATCGGGAATATGAACGTACTAATGTAAAGTGGGTTCATATGGACGATAGATATGCGGCATGTTTTAAATTTCGCACAGATGATCTTGATCATGTATTGCCTCCGCTGATGGCTATACTTCAGCAATTGGCGGCGCTTAATGATCTTGCGGATTTACAAGCTATTGCGGACGAGCTAAGCATCTACAAACTTTTGCTTATACCTATGAAAACTATATCAGGTAGTAAACGTAGTGATGATTTTGAAGTATCCCCTGAATTGATGCTTGGTTATTACAACAGGATGCTTGAGAACTTGCCTGACTATATCGCAGCTGCACTTATACCGGCAGATGTAGATAAAGATAATGTACTTGACTTTTCTACTACCTCTTCGGATAAAGATGTAGATAGACTTGAACAGAGTGAAAAAACATTACTTGGTACTGCAGGTGGTGGTGCTGTGCTTAATGCAAATATGATTACGTCTACCGCGGCATTCAAAGCATGGCTTAAGTCTGAGACTGAGTTCGCAATATCGCCACTTATACCACAGATACAAGGATTCACAAATCGTATGCTCAAATATGATTGTGGTAATCCATGTACTGTAAATTACTTTGAGGTGTCTATATATACCAAAGAAGATTTACAAGCTACATTACTTGAATCATGTCAGTATGGATTTAGTAACAGACTCGCATACAATACGTTTAATGGTGTTAGTGAAAGAGCAACTATTGCTATGCAGATGTTGGAGAACGATATATTAAAGATGCCTGATAAGATGATACCTCTTTCCTCTTCTTATACACAAAGTGGTGATAGCGAGGAAGCGGGGCGTCCCGAAGTGCCCGACGATGAGTTAAGCGGATCGGGCGAACGTAGTAGAAATGAGTGAGGTGAGATATGGATAAGGCAGCATTTATAAAAACTACGGATAAAGAGACAGCCGAACGATTGATTAAACTGGGATACAATTTGATCACTCAATTCGGCGAAGAATATATTTTTGAGAATGACTCCATCACGACGTTCGATAAGAACGATAAGGTGGAGTTTTCTAATATAATGTATGGCTGATAGAGAGGAGCGTCGATGATTAAGTTACTTACACTCGACGATCTTTACAAATTCTTTGCAGAACAAAACAAGGATTATGTGTTCAGTTCTAAAGAAACTGACAGACAGTTCATGATTGGAATGTTTGCAGATATAACATTTGCTGATAATGAAGAGGAAAGTGATTTACTTCCTGTTCATTTACAAGCATGTCATACTGGCGAGAATGTTAATCACTGTTTTGTTTCAGACAGCACAATGGATGCCGCACTGCCGTCTCTTATAAACAAACCTATTCTTGGTTATATCTATAAAGACGATGAAGGCGAGTATCAATTCCGTGCCCATGATATGCATACAGAAAATGGAGAGACAGTATATGACGAGATCATTGTTGGATATCTCCCCGAGTCATGTAATGCGCATGTTAAGTTTGACGAAGAAAAGAAAAAGAATTACGTAGAGGTCGACGGATACATTGTTGAGAAATATACCAAAGCCGCTGATATACTGCGCCGCGAAGGAAAATGTTATGTCAGTGTGGAAATGGCAGTTAATGAAATGTCATATGATGCCAAGACACATATTCTCAACATTACTGATTTTACATTTACTGGGGTAACAATCCTCGGTAGATTTGAGGACGGAACTGAGGTACAACCGGGAATGGCTGGATCAAATATCACTATTCGTGATAGTGAAGTTTCGTTCGCTGAGCAGAAGGCTAAGCTTGAGGAACTCGAACGTCAAGTTGCAGAGCTCCAACAGAGTTTGTCTATAAATAATTCAGAGAAAGGAGGAACAGATAGTCTTATGAAATTTGATGAACTTCTCAAAAAGTATAATAAGACTGCCGAAGAGGTAACTTTCGAAACCGAAGGATTTTCAGATGAAGAGCTTGAAGCAAAGTTCGCTGAAGCATTTGGTGAAGTGTCCGCAGAAGGAGAAGTTGCAGATCCTGAAGGAACTGCAGATCCAGCTCCTGCAGAGGTAGAGACACCCGCTGAAGGTGAAGCTGCTGCTGAAGGTGAAGAGTCTGAAAAGAAACCAGAGGAAGGTGAGGAGGCTGGTACTCCTGCTCCTGAAGAAGGTGAAGCCGCTCCCGCAGAAGGTACACCAGTGCCCGAAGCTCCCGCAGCGAACATCACCGCATCAATCAAGACTGGCGACAAGGTTACCAACTTTGGACTTAGTCTTGACGAAAAGGCATATGCTATCCAAGAACTTGTAAACGCTACTTATGCTGACGCTGACAATGATTATTATTTTACTGAGTGTTTTGAAGACGATGGATATGTAATCATGCAATCTTGGTGCACTGGACGTGCATTCAAGCAGAACATCGAGCGTAATGGCGATGAGTACTCTCTTGTAGGAGACAGAGTTGAAGTATTCTCAGTTTGGGTAACCGAAGATGAGAAGAAACAGCTTGAGTCAATGAAGAGTTCTTATGACTCTATGTTGACAAAGATACAAAATTATGAGAGCGAACCTCAGAAGATGGAAGTACTTAATAAAGAAAAGTACAACTATGTTCGCGAGAGTGAAGAGTTCTCAAAACTTATGACGACCGAATCACATTTTAATATGTCGGTCGAAGAAGTTACAGCAAAAGCTGATTCCATTTTGCTTAATGCAGCAGAGAGCGGATCGCTCAAGTTTGCAGAACAGCAAAATGTTCAGACAACCCGTAAGCCTGTCATGTTTAAGGCAACTAAGACCACCGGCAGATACGGAAACATGTTTAATAGAGACAAATAATCTTTGAAAGGAGAAAACATTATGGCTTATTCAGTCACTGTTGCTAAGCACAATGTAGCATTTCCGTCCAAGATTCGTTCTGGCGGTGATGGACACACACTTAATATTTTTGTAAACGCAGATACCGATAATGGTGTTGTTGGTTCTGTAGGAACTTGGAAGGATTTCGACCGTTACAATTTCGTAGCTGGCAATTCCTCTTTCGTAGGCAAGCTTCATGCTGCTGCTAACGGAAACTGGTATGTCGAGGTTACTGCAATCGACGTTGAGAATCCCCCTGTATTCCTTTACAACTCTCCCATCATTGAGGATGAGAGATATGCAGATCGTCCCGATGCATTCTTCAATGCTCAGAATGATACTGTAAAGGGATATATCCTTGAGCTCTTTGATGTATTCGAGGAGTCTGAGGCTATCTTTACATTCAACACTTCAAAGGCTACCGACCTTGTTGAGGGCGCTACTGTTGAAGTTGCAGCTAACAACAAGCTTAAGGTTACCGCACCGTAATAAGAGAGAAAGGAGGACAATATATTATGAGACTTACATTTTCTGAAAAAGAGCTTGCAATCTTTGCTAAGCATGAAACAAATGAAGATGCTATCAAGAACCTTATGTTCGACCTTTCTCGTGGAAATGAGATCGTTGACAGCGAGGGCAAGGTAGTTTCTAAGGCAGAAGCTAATGATAAGCTTCGTGCTTTTACTCTTGACTTTGTTGGTCTTGAGAAGGGATTCTCTCAGAGAGATCTGAAGAGAGCGTTCCAGAGCGGACAGATCCGCAGATACTTTGACCTCATTGAGGAGATCGTTGATGACTCTCTCGATGTAGGATATCATGAGTCCGAGTGGTTCAACAGACTTGTTGACTACAGAAATATCGCTAATGGCGACGGAGTTGAGTTCAAGGTTGAGGATGACAATGTTATCCTTTCCATCGCTACTGTTGGAAAGTCACATCATGACTACATCCTTCAGAGACCTGCTCTTGGAACAACCTATACTCTTCCTATGGGTCGTTATGGCGCAGCTGTAGGCCTTGATATCAATAGATATCTTGCTGGACAGGAAGACTTTGCTAAGCTTATCGCTATGCTTACCAAGTCTATCATGGTTAAGAACCAGGGCATAATCTATGGTGCTATCGCTAACGCTGTTTCCAGCCTTAGAGTTACTACTGGTTTCGTAGATTCCGGTCAGCTTAACGCTTCTACTAAGGACGATTTCGATGAGATCATCGACAACGTTAGATCCATCTATGGTGACGCTGTTATCATCGGAACAAAGACAGCTCTTAGAAAGATTACTGGCCTTGCAAATGTTCAGTGGGCTTCTGATGCACAGAAGGCTGAGATTGCTGGCATGGGCAGACTTGGTTCTTACGAAGGAACCGCTATGATCGAAGTTGAGCAGAGATTTGCTGACAAGACTCTCGATGTAAATAAGAAGCTCATGGATGACAGCAAGCTTTACATTCTTCCTAGCGATGACTATAAGATCGTTGAGTTCGTCACTCGTGGCGAGACCGAGATCGATGAGATCACCGAGAAGGGCGAAGAGCACGGCCGCATCGATGACATCGGCAAGTATGAAGTTCAGTACGAACAGGGTATTGCTGTTAAGGCTAATAGACAGTTCGGTGTATGGACTATACTTCCTTAATTGACATTATAACAATAGAGAGCTCCTGCTTTAGTGGAGAGTTTATAAATCAGTGGGGGAGTCCGCGCACTCTCCCACTTTTGAGTAAAAGGAGAATATAATAATGGCTTACACAAAAAAGACAACTACTAAGAAAACCGCAGTCAAAGCAACACCTATCAAGCCTGATCCTATCGAGATTGGGGTTCCAATCGAGATTGGGGTTCCTATTGAAGAGGAAGATATTCCTTTTGAAGAGGAAGCGCCCAAGAAAGAAAAGAGAGTCTTTCATGCGGATGACATGATTCTCTGTCGTTCGGTTACTGTAGGCAAGCTTGTTCTGGTAGGACAGACTAACAACACTGTATATAGATGGATGAACTATGGTGATGAGATTGAGATCGAGTACAGAGACCTTTCTGCTCTGGTACGCGCTCACTCTCCTTATGTCTACACTCCTTACTTTATCGTTGAGGATGAAGATTTCATCGCAGAGTTCCGCGAGCTTGACAAGTTCTATAAGGAAAAGTTTACGATCAGTGAGCTAACCGATATCCTCAGGATGAATGAAGGAGATATGGAAGATGCAATTGCCGTGCTTCCTAAGGGAGCGAAAGAGCAGTTCATTAATCTTGCTTCCACTCAGATTTCAACCGGTGAACTTGACAGTGTACGAAAGATCAAAGTGCTTGAGAGGATTCTTGGCGTAGATTTTTCATTGGTAGCTGGAATATAAGTGAGTCGTAGAGATGGAGGTGAGTTATGTCTTCCATAAATTACGATGACATATTTAGTAGTTTTCTATCTAACGTTACGGACTACAAGATTGCGACACAAGACGAAGATGTGACCACCGAGCAGTTGACCGAGTATCTGCATAAGGTAATCGGCACTCCGTATATCAATGCATTATTTCAGTCTATTGAATTAGATGATAATGCCGCTGTGCTTACATATGTAATGAAGACCCCGGATGTTAATCCTGGTAATGACGATTACTTCATGATTAATATGTTAGGTAAAGCGATGGTATACGAATGGGTACATCCCCAGGTTCGCAAGACGTCATTACTTGCTCAGATGTTCTCAGGTAAAGAGGTGAAGTGGTATGCGCAAAGCAATCACATTCTTGAACTTCGTGGCATTGAAGAAGATACTGAGCTTGAGGTAAGACGTATGATCAGAGACCGTGGCTTTATCTCAAATTCTTATTTGGGAGGTGCGGTGAATGATTAAGTTTACAAGCGAACAAATAGAAAGTGAAAAGAAGCTGCTGCAAAAGAAAGTATTCTATCTTCTGCTTATTGTTGATCCTGACACTACGGATAAGTATCCGAATGTAGATGTTGAGGCGGCGTTTGATGATATATTCTCAGACCTTGATGGATTGAATGAATTGTTTTCATATCCGGCCGAGATAATCAATGTAGCAAAGAAACTTGCAAAGGCTCTTAAAGAATTTAGATCTCCCGACTTTGAGTATAAGCGATATAGAAAATTTATACTTGATGCGGGAAATGAAGTAACTAAGATCGGACAAGGAGGTGATTAAATGCCTTCCTTGCAAACATATAAAAGAATGCTTGGTACGCACACAAACGGCGAAGCCCATAAAGTGGAATCAGACATGGTAATGGAAGAAACATGGTATGACGATATTCAAACTCGTCTTGCTTATTTCTATGATTATGAACATGATGCACATCCACGACAGTTCGAGGGCTTAAGTCCCGCGGACGATGCCGACAAGGTGCCAATCACAATTAAGTACATTGAGAACAGTTCACAGACTCTTAATAAGGACGCGGTAAGTTATCATATTATGTTTCAGCCTTCTCAGGATCTGAACGTGGTAAGTTACTATAAGAAGAATTATGAAGAGCGTTGGGGTGCTACATTTCCATGTGGATTATATGTAGATATTCCGGACTATCGTGGTGTGTACAATAGATGGCTTGTGGTCGGCATGGCACAGAGTAATAACGCTCAATTTCCTACTTACGAAATATTACGCGTTAACTATCTGTTCACGTGGATATTTAATCGAACCAAGTATCAAATGGCAGGAGTCCAGAGAAACCAGAACTCGTATAACTCTGGTGTGTGGATGGACTATGTTTTTGAAACGCCTAACGATGTTATAAAGTTTTATTTGCCAATGAATGAAGTTACTTCTAAGCTGACCTATAATCAGCGACTTATTGTTGATACAAAGATTGATGTTGCACAAGGAGCAATCCCGCGTGTATGGCAAATATCTAAAGTATCACACACCACTCCACATGGAATTGGTATATATACCGGTGCCCAAGACGTATGGGATCCTAATAGGGATTATGTCGAGTATGAAGTAGCGGGAGATCCCTCTACTATCACCGGCATGTATGCGGATTATTTTGGTGAGAATACTCCTGAGGATTTCCTCGAAGAACCTGAAATTGATCCTAATAAACATATCGAAATGGTCGCAGCTGGTGTATCACAAACCATTAAGGTGGGTGGAAGTTCTAAAAAGATTACCGCACTCTTCTATGAGGGCGACGATCAAGTTGCGCCTGAATCTGGAACATGGAGTTATACAGTCGATGGTGAAGATGTATCTTCGCTGATCACTGAATCATTTGATGGTCTAGACATTAATCAGGTACGTATTAAATTTGCTGACGATACGAATTATGTAGGTAAGATCCTTACTGTGACTTACACTACTTCTCCAGTAGTAATCGTTGGTACATTAACATTGTCTATAAGCGGATTGTAAAGGAGATTGAATATGGAATGGACTGATCAAGACACTGCCTATTTCGCGTCTCTGGTACATGATGTAGAAGACGACGACTCAAGGCTTAAAAGGGAAATAAAGGAAAAACTCATAAGTAATAAGTATATAATTAAGGCTCTTGATAATAAGGAATTGGAGAAAGCAGAAGCCGAACCAGATGAATATTATGGAAAGTCAATCTTCCCATATTACATTATTCATCCTACTCAGGTGCAAGCTAATAACTTTATTTGTTTTGAGACACGTTTCAGTGAGTTGGAACGTTATAACAAAGCAATGAAGATACAACAGATACTGTTTTATATTCTGTGTGAACAGAAGAATCAGGCAGTAACAACTGAGACAGAACTTTCCGGCGCAATTACCGAACTTGGTATTGCTCGCCATGATCTTATTGCATCCTTACTTATTCATGAGTTTAATTTCTTCCCATTCAAAGGCGGCAAGGCTCATCTTATATCTAATGTGCCTAGCACAACAGATGATAATTATGCCGTACGCACACTTACATTTGAATTTATCACTGATGCTAATCTAGTCAAGACTATTAATGGTGATCCTCAGTTTGTAAATAAACTGTATGCCAAATAATAAGACGGTAGAATCCGCGGGTCAAACATTAGGTAAGTTAGCTCCTATAAAGACTAAATTGCCGCCCCGGTATCCTACCCTTGAAATTGATAGGTTAAAAATATTTTTTGGAGATCCATTAGTAATTGATGAAGATGGAGTTAGAGGCGTTGTTACTGTAAAGGCTCCGACCATAGGTGACATCCTCGCGATTGGTGAATCAAGATTTTATAGTAACTTGAGTATACTCGTCGGGAACACGACGCAATTTAGACTAATGTTGTGGGAGGCTGGAATAGATTGGAACACAATCACTGACTTCCAACTTTTTATCATTATGTACAAACAATTAGAACCCGATGTAATCGGCCTATTGTTTGATAACATAGATTTTCAAAACTTTGAGGTATATGAGCGCCCCAAGGAAGATGGAAGTATGGAGAGATATCTCTATGACAAGGAGACCGACACGGAGATAACGGAACTTGTTTATCAATACTTTCATCAATATCTCCAAAATGTTTTTAATATGAAACCCGAACGCGAGCTAACCCCAGATAAGATGTTGAAGGAAGCTTGGATTCGTAAAGATCAAATTGAATTAAGGCAGAAACAAAAGAAGGGTGAGAACTCTTCTTTTTCTTTTGTTCCTTTGATCAGCACGTATATCAATCATCCAGGCACGAAGCATTCTTTAAAGGAATTACGCGAGGTAGGTGTGGCTGAGTTCTTTGATTCACTCAAGCGTATTCAAGTATATGAACATGCAACTGCCGTGCTTAAAGGCATGTATTCGGGTTTTGTAAATAGCAAAGATATAGATCCTTCGGCTTATGACTTTGCCAAGGATATCTAAAAAATAAAAATGGAGGACATAATTATGGCTTTTAATCTTGGAAATTTCGCTGTAAAGGAAATTATCTATGGTGTAGCTCAGAACTTCGACAATGATCTTCTGTACACCCTTGACCAGCTTACCAGTGCATCCATCGAGATCAGCTCTGATCCTATCGAGATCACTGATAAGAACGGAAACGTAATCCGTACAATTTATCAGAGCAAGTCTGGTACTTTCACCGCATCTTCTGCTCTCCTTTCTCCTGTACTTCTGAACGCTCAGTCCGGAAGTCCTATGGAGATTGCTTCTGCATCTTCAAAGATCGAGATGCCTTTCATCTCTGTTGTTGCTGCAGGAACTACTCTTGAGGTTGCTGATGCCAAGACTGGAACCATTCATGTAATGGGACTTTACAACAATGGAGCAAATGGCGCTGTTCTCACTCAGGGAACTTCTGCTGTTGTTGACGTATCTTTCGCATATGATGCAGATGCTCACACTGTTACTGTACCCGCAAACGCTACTGGCGCACCTACAAAGTATCTTGTTAAGTATGACAGAGACGTAGAGGCTGGCTATAAGATTACCAACACCGCTTCTAAGTTCCCTGATACTATTCACCTTACTCTGTATGTTGCTATCGTAGATCCTTGTGAGGACGCTTACAGAGCAGCTTACGTTTATATTCCTAGCTTCCAGCCTGATCCCGCTGTTACGATCAATCTTGACGCTGAGAATACTGAGACCGATTTCAACGGAAGCCTTCAGATCGATTACTGCGATTCTGTAGATAAGGTTCTTTACTACATCTACTTCCCTGATGAGGATGCAGTTACAACTGTAGTTACTTCTGAGTCTTAATTCGTTAAGGCGGGGGCGGGCAACTGTCCCCGCTATTTTATGGAGGCAATATGGCAAGAGGACAACGCAAGTGCATAGTCTGTGGATCTGATTATACTTACTGCCCAAGATGCGGTAATGGAAACGCTGAGGAGACGTGGAGATATCTGTACGACACAGAACTCTGCAACAGCGTATTTGATATCCTCTCATCTTATTCTTTTAAGCACATTTCAAAGGATGAGGCGAGAGAAAAACTTGAGGGATTAGATATTCCCAAGGGAATGAAATTCAATGCTGAAACTAAAAAGCAAATAAATGCCATTATGGCTAAACCTAAGAAGGAAACACAGATTGTGAACGAAGATTAATTATATGGGATACATTCACAGTCTAGAGAATGATATCCCATTTTTTGTGGAGGAAACTTATGGCAGAATTTTTCAGAGGTACCACTCCCATACTCACAATCCAACTTTCTAACGGAGTAAAGTATGCGGAACTTGGTGAAACTCTATTCTTTAGATTCAAACAAGGCAGTGTAGTAATTGATGTTAATCCTACTATTAATGGTGCCGGTGTGGCCGTACTTAAGCTTACTCAGGAGCAGACTCTTAAGTTTAAACCCGGAAAAGTGCTAGTGCAATTAATGGGTGTTGAAGGGCCTGAAGCTCAAGAGACAGTTGTTAAATCCAAGATTGGTGAAGTTATTGTAGAGGATTCAATTATTACTACTCCTATTCATAATTCATGAGGTGATAATTATGGATATTACTGGATCAGTTGCGCCTCAACTTATAATCAACAGCCGTGACGTGCAATTTTGCCCCGTGCTGGTGTCTGAATTAACAGATATAGAACTTATTATAACAGAGCAAACACCTGTCGTAGAGCTTATTATAGATGCTTACGCGGGGTGATAAAAAGGAGAAAAAGGATGAATGAAAAGAGATATGAAACAAGTAAGATAACCGGAAGGACATACGAGCTATTCTCACAGATAAGAATACTAAATATACAGCAATGTATTTTTTATCTGGAGAATGGCGTTGTCCTTAATGATATAGAAATTAGTGAAGACCGTAAGACGCATCAGCCGATTATGGTCTTTTTATTTAATAGAGAAGACACTTACGATGCCTATGATAAATGGTGTAAGCGTCATCAGTAAGGAGACGTTTATGAGGATAATGGGCATTGATGCTAGTACGACATGTTCGGGTGTGGCGGTAATTGAGGATGGCAAACTTATATATCATGATGCTATTGATATGAAGAAGAATAAGGATGCTGAGCAGCGAGTTAAAAACATGATGAGTGAGTTGGGTGAGATCATAAAAGCCTACTCTCCCACTGCCGTATATATTGAGGATTCATGGAATAAACAAAATATTGAAACCACGAAGATGTTATCTAATTTGTTAGGCGCAGTGATGTATGTGTGCCAGGATCTTGGGTGTGAGTTTACAAAATTACTTCCATCAGCTTGGCGTAGTTTAACCGGGATAAAAATGGTTGGTAAAGGCGGTACACATCTTAAACGCACTGAGCTTAAGCAAGAGGCTGTAAGTAAAGTAAAAAAGAATTACAAGATAGATTGTGGCGACGATGAAGCCGAAGCTATATGTATTGCTGAGGCTGGGTGGTTGTCACAAGATTCTGAGTGTTTATTTGAATGAAAGGAAAATGATTATGAATATAGAATTATTTATGAAACAAATGAACGGCGAGCATAAGGAAGGTATCATACAAAAACATATTACTAGACAATATATTCCTATTGAAGAAAAAATAGCAAGAGCAAAGAAAATAATTGAAATATCTTGTTATAAAGATATGGTAGATCAAAATGGGAATATTCAAAAAATATTTTGGGTTAATTCAGTCACTAAACATTTCCTTACTATTAAATCTATAATAGAAATGTATACTGATCTTACTTTTTCAGAGAATATAACTAAGGATTACAATATGCTTAACGAAAAAAAGTACGATGAATTAATCTTAAGTTTATTACCAATGGAAGATGTAATATCTTTCAATAACATAATAGACATGGTGTATGATGATGAATATGAGAATGTAAATTCTATTCAAGGTAGATTTAAAAATCTTATATTTGGATTTGATAATATACTTGGAAAAGCACTTGAAGAGATAGTTTATAATCAGATAAAGGAGGACGAATCTGATGGCAAGGAACGCGAGTTTAAGGAGTCTGATCCAACAGAGAATTAAAGGTATCTATAAAAAATATATTGTGCAATTCGAAAAAGATGTAATGCAAGATATAAAGTCAGATTTCAAAGATTCAATTGATATATGGATAAAAACATTTACATCTTGGAAGCAATCAAAAAATCAACCGGATCATAATAGATTTGATGTTTTGTACGCTGCCAGTAGCTTATACCCTGATAAAAATCCCAATGTAAAAAGAATTGGTGAGTTTGGATATATATCACAAATGGAAGTAGGGCCAGAATATCTCGATCAAAACAGAGTAAAATTCATATCGCAATGGGGAGATGCTAGTGGGAATGTATTCCCTAATACCGCCGCATATAATTTAATGTATGAAGCTGGTATATATGGTTATTGTATCGATATAGTCAAACGTTCATGGTATAAAAATGAAAAGCCTAGTAAAAGAAAAAAGATAATAGACTTTTTATTGTTGGAAAATGTGATTCCTCCCAATCCATTTGATACGCCTGATAGTATTATGAATCAGAAATTTAAAAGAATTCAATCTCAAGCGTATTTAGATAGAAAGTGGGAAAAATATAATAAGAAAGTTATTCGTGATTTAAAGAACAAATAGAGAGATGTTGTAAAAACATCTCTTTTTTATATATGGAGGTGTTTTTATGGCAGAGGCTTTATATTCAATTAAAGTAGAAATTGATGAAAAAACTCTTAAACAAACTACAGCAAAGACTCAGCAATATATAGAAAAACGCTTAGGTAATAATAAGGTAAAACTGAACCTTGGAACATCTGATATTGGACAAGCTCTTGGAGCCTTAAAAGAAATGGCCGGCGATAATAAAGAAATGGCTGCGTCGCTGGAGAAAACTTTCCTTACACAACAAGGAAAGATGGTCAATGCTGATCTAAGAAGTTATAAGCGTATTAACGCAAACTTTAATAAGAACAGAAAATACGATACTGTTCTTAATAACTATTACAAAAAGTTTGAAAGGTTAAATACTAAATATGGAGAGTCTGATTCGCTAAAAGATCAACTTAGATTAATTAATGGCGTAAAAGGATTATTCACAGATATCACTACTGCAAAGAAATTAAATCTTACTTCTTACGATGGACATGACGTTCCAGATAAAATAGATAGTGACAACTTATATAGGGATCTTACAAGAAAAATTCTTTCGGAGCTGAGATCTAATATGTCAACCATGATGAATCCTGATATACAAAATGCAATCAGTGATTTAGAGAAGTGGGTTGAAAGTACAGGTAAAAGAAATACATATAATCTTTATAATGAAGGTGATATAGGATCGGTTATAAAGTCATTAACAGATTCAAAAGCTAATATTGATAAATGGAAGCAACAAGCTGTTAATGCTGTTAAGCAATCAACTGAAGAGATCAATAATGTAGCTAAGGTTGCTAACAATGCTCAAAAGTCAATTGCAAAATCTTCAGGGAATAAAGGGAAAAAGAAGTTATCTTTAGAGGCCTTACAAAATCAATACGACGAAATTGTTGGTAAAGATTTAGATGATACTGAAATTACTGAAGAAGAAAAAGAACAATTAATTAATGTATTAAATGAAATAAAAACAAAAAACTCAGAAATTTATAAAACATTAATAGAAGATCTATCGGAATATATAGGTAATACTTTTGTTGAAAATAACGAACATATCTTTAAAGATGTTTTAAATAACATTGAAAATTCTGATATTAAATCTTCAACCAAGGTCTTTGATGATAGTTTATCTAAGATTATTAATAATATTAAATCAGATCATGATAGAAAAAAAGATAATAAATATATTGAAGATATGTTAATTGATCGCCTTGATTATATTCTTGGTGATGAAAATAGATCATATAAAGGGAAAAAAGCCTTAACAAATGAAGAAATAAATGAGATTGTTGAAATATTAAAGTATTCAGCTATCGCCGACAAGATGTCATATAACGGCAAAACAAGACCGGGATTATATAATAATGTAAAATCTCATTATGAAGATTTATTATTTTATGCAAGTGATGCAGAAGGATATAATGCTAAGTCGTTTAAAGATTTAGGTACTGCAATAAAATCCGTAAATGCATTTGTTGATAATTTATCTTCCGGAGATATAAATAATCTCGATCTTGTAACAAAAGAAAAATCAAATAAATTTATACAAAATATTTCTAGAATTCAAAAACAAATATCTTCTTTTAATGATTATCTTGAAGTTATTGGTAGATTAACAGATTTAAATGGATATAGTGATTTTGGCGAAATGGGATTTAATGGAACCAAAATCTCACATAACGAAGGTGGATCTGTTAGAGTAGGTGGAAAAACTAGGATGATAGATTATCACTCTCATCCTTGGCAAGGATATAAAAATCTTATGCCGTCCGCCTCGGATTTACGCAGTTATTTATATGCATTGAATGATAATAAAGATAAAAATGGTAATCCTTATCTTAAAGAAGCATATATTTCGCAAGGTGATAGATTATTAAAAATAGATTTTAGTAATATAGATTGGGGTAAAACTTCTCCTGAAGAATTAAGAAAAGAATTATTTTCTACCATAATGCAAGCCGTTAAAGATGCGGGAGGAGAAATAAAAAATTCAAAATCCTTTAAGGATAAAGAATGGTATACATCTTCAGACCCAAGATTGTCTGGGCAAATTGAAGAAGCTGTAAATAGCGCAATGCTTTCAGTACTTTCTAAGTATGGAGGCAATGTGGGTATGGCTCATAAAAATGCTTCGGGTCAATATGTTGATATGCAAACCGGAGAAATATGGGCTGGTAATAAAGAGGTTAACGAGAAATATTTTGATAAAGATATTTTTAATGGAGCTGATGAAATAGGGAAAGCCGCATCTGAGATAAGAATTGCTGCTGAAACAATTGAAAGAGCTGCAGAGATATTAACAGGAAATGACAATGATATTCATGCGGCTTCTGATGAAATAGAGCAAATTTCAGAAGGTGCTGTTTTTTCTTTACTTGATTCTATTACTAAAGAGATTCAGCGAACCAATACTAAGTTGAGTGGTAAAAATGGTATTGGAGGCACTGCTCAAGTTGGAGTATTAGAAACACTGCGAGAAAACCTAAGAGAGTTCCTGCTGACAGACAGGACGGGCGTTGAAGTATTCGGTGGTATAAAACATGAATTTAATCAAGTTCGTACAGAGAATGATATAATACTTGCTAATAAAAAATTATATACAAGTTTAGTAGCTATAACAAAAGAACTGTCTGTATTAAAATCTAAAGGATTAGGAAGAACTAAGGAATACAGAGATAAACTTGCAGAAAGAAAACGAATTACTGCCAACTTAGATTCAGCCAATGAAGAACAAGGATATTTAATGGATTTAGCAACAGCAGAAGCAAATGCATTAGTTGCTAAACAACTTCGTGAACAACTTGATAAAGATCAAAAACAAGCAAAGGCAGCAGTAGATACAAAGATTAACGCTGGCTATGTTATTGATAGCGCTTTCCAAAAAGCTTATGAAGGCTTTGATGCCAGTGCGTTAAAAAAGATGGCCGACTTAATGGAGGTCATGAATGGTAATAAAGCCGGTATTAATGTAGATACATTATTTAAATCGGTTCAAGGTATAATTACTGGTCTTGAAGATGCAAGACGTAATTTAGGTGCTAATGTTTCAAGAGCACCTAAACAAACGACTCCTGTTTCAGATAAAGACATTTCTGCTTTTGTTAATAGGATTAATAGAGAAATCCAAAAAACTGGTATTAATGCCGTAACTGGTGGCTCTGGACAAGTTTCTGAATTAGCAAAATTAAGAGATGCTGTTCAGAATATTAATCCTAATGATCGTGATGCATGGGATGATTATAATAAACAGTTTGAAATATTAACTGGTCAAAATAATATTATAGAAGGTAATGAAAAATTATATAGGCAACTTGTAGAAATAACACAAGACTTAATTAATTTAAAATTACAAGGCAAAGATACATCAAGAGGATATCAGAATAAGTCAAATCAAAGGGAAGCAATTTTAAATAAAATTGGTGTTGCGGGAACGAATAGAGATGCGTTAGACAAAGAGGCTAGTAAAGACGCATATTCCGCAATAGCTTCTAAGTTAATTGATAGCGTTACTAAGATTGGAAATGATACTGCGCTTGATTTTCAAGCAAAGTTTAATAAAGGATTTGATTTTGAAGATGAATTCTATAAACCATATGTTCAACTTAGTAAAGATGCAAAGGCTATAATTGAGAGACTTATGCTCGTTATGGAGGGCACAGCTACAGATGCTCAGAAGGACATAGAAGAAGCCGGTAATATTATTAAACAATTAACGGATGTAAAATCTAATATAAATTCAAAAGCAATTAAACAAGTTGCTCCGGTAGAAGGTTCAAAGATATCTTCTCGCATTGATCAATTCTCAGCATTTATCAATAAAAAAGGGGTTTCTGTTGATGAAAATTTAAATAATTCTCTTTTACAATATATTGAGAAATTAAAGAATTTTGAAAATGATGATACAAGAAATCCTAGAATTTATGAAATGCTCGAACAAGAAGGTGATCAGCTTAAGGAGCAAATTAATGCCTTAGATCAGATTATTAAGAGATATGAGGAAACATATCAGTTACGTGTTAAAATTGCAGAGCTTGAAATCTCTGGTGAAAATCCGGAAGCTTTAGCTGATTATAATGAAGAATTAAAAAAAGAAAAGGATATTATTTCCTCAATTGCACAATCGTTTGGTGTTGATGATAGTATTACTGCAAAAATATTTGGAGATCCGTCTGAATATGAAGGCAAAAGAAAAGAATATGTAGCAAAATTACAAAATACAATTCGCGGTATAGAAACTGCTAAACTGAACGAAGAAAAAAGAGGTTATGGATATACTGAAGATTATGAAAACAGATTTAAGGTAGCAAAAGATTATACCGATTATTTAGTCAAAAGATTACAAGACACTAAGCTGTCTACGGATGAAATAAAAGAAGCATTAAAAGAGGCTTATAGATTTGTTGATGATATTAATGAGGCAGATGGATTACAACAATTAAAAAGAGATACTCATTCAAGCGAATCTGTTATTGTAAAAAGAAATCAGGCAGCCAATCTATTTTCTTCAGCTTCTACTCTGTTAACCAAGACAAGTGGGTTTGGAGTGAGTAAAGAAGATAGAATAGAAATATATAAGATATATGCGGAATTAAAAAATATATCAGATGCTGCTGATAAGGCTGGCGGAGAAATGTCTGATCTGAATAGAATCAGATATGATGAACTTACAGCAAGAATAAAGGATTTAACTGCAAAGTATAAAGAGTTAGGTGTATACGGAAATAATCTCTTCTCTAGAATTGGTAGAACAATTAAAGCACAAACTATTAGTGCTCTTTCTCGTTATTTCTCTTTATATGATATTATTCGTTATGTGCGCAGTGGAATTAATACCATTAAAGAGCTTGATACAGCAATGGTTGAGCTTCGCAAGGTTACTGATGGCACTGCTCAAGAGTATGAAGATTTCAGGAAAGAGATTAATGCAACCGCTAGTGAAATTGCATCTACTAATAAAGATTTAATTAGTTCTGCAGCGGATTGGGCTAGATTAGGTTATTCGATTAAAGAAGCTACTGAACTTGCTAGGGACGCTCAGATATTTGTAAATGTTGGAGATGGTGTTGACATTAAGGGCGCAACCGATATGATGATCACCGCCATGAAGGCATTCAACATTGAGGCTGACGAAGCATTATCAATTGTAGATAAGTATAATGAGATAGGTAATAATTTCGCATTATCAGCTACTGATATTGGTGATGCGATGCAGCGATCTGCTTCAGTTCTTGCAGCATCCAATACATCATTTGATGAATCAATAGCACTTATTACTGCCGGTAATGAAATAATCCAGGATCCTGAAAAGATGGGTACAGCTCTTAGAACTGTAGCTCTTCGTATTCGTGGTGCGAAAGCCGAGCTTGAAGAAATGGGTGAAGAAACGGATTATGTTGTAAACTCAACTTCAAAGCTTCGTGAACTTATTAAGGGTTATACAAGTATTGGTGGTAAATATGAAGGCTTTGATATCATGGAAGACGAAGATACCTTCAAATCTCTTGCAGATATTATTAAAGGTATTGGTGAAGTCTATGATGAAATGTCTGATATTGATCGTACAGCAATGCTTGATAAACTTGCTGGTAAAAATAGATCAAATGCTCTTGCAGCAATGCTTCAGAATTATAAACAGATAGATAATGTTCTTATGTCTATTGAAGAATCTGAAGGATCTGCTATTAGAGAAAACGAGCACATCGTTGATTCGATTCAGGGTAGAATAACAAAATTACAAACTGCAGCTGAGAATTTCTGGCAAGCATTTTTAGATACAGATTTAATTAAAGATGCAGTTAGTGCCCTTACCGAATTATTAAATAAATTAACTGAATTTATAGATAAGCATGGAAGCGGTGAATTGCTAGCGGGTATAGCTAGCATTGCAACTCTTAGATTCACAGGAGTTGGAAATGGTTTTATCAATTCTATAAAGACAATAATACAGTCAAAGGTTGCGATAAGTGCTACTCAAAATGCATTATCTCAATTAACACAAGGGACTGAAGAATATATTCAGGCAGAAAAAGAATTAGCTGATCTTAATACTTTATGTCAGGGAAGTTTTAATTCTTTAAAAATTTCAGTTAATAAAGTAATAGGAGCCCTTAAGAAAATAGGCCCAGTTGGTTGGGGTGTTATAGCTGCTATAACAGCGATTGGTGTCGTTATAACTGAACTTACAAAGAAAGAAATAAAACAAATACAGAAAGTAAAAGAATTAGCTGATGAATATAGCAGTAGTACTAAGGAGTTAAGTAAATATAAAGAAAAAATTGGACAACTTCAATCAATATTAAGAGATGAATCTTCTACAACTGATGAACTCATAGGAGCAAAAGAAGGTTTAAATGAAATTAATGAGCAATTAATGTCTTCGTATGAAAGTTTGAAGGGACGTATTGATTTAGCAAATATGTCACTTGAAGACACTGTTGATTTGATTAATAAACTTGATCAAAAGAAATTAAACGATATAATTACAGCAGCTACCGGAAGAGAATCTGATTTTGCATATGCGCTTTCTGACGGATTTGATTTTACAGATCTTGGAAAAGTATTTAATGGTAGTAGGTCTGAATTAGACAGAGCGATTAATTTTTATTTAAATGGATTAGATGCTAGGAATAATACGACACTTCAAGCAGGCCTTAGTCATCTTGATACTACTAAAACTGCGCGTGAACAATATGCTGAGCTGTTAAAATTAATAGATGAACAAACAGCTATTATATTAGATGAAAATAGTAGTGCATTTACCAAATGGGAAGCAGAACGATTAAATTCTATTTTATTAGCAACTAAAGATGCCTTTGACGAGACTTTCGAACAGCTAGGTAATATTGAGGCAGCATATGGAAGTACATTGTTATCAAAATATGAAGATGCATATTCTAAATACCAAAATGCTGAATTAAATTATATATTAGATAAAAGTGAAGAAACAAAAAATGCGTTAAGCCAAGCATTAAGAGATTTATGGAAGACTGCTTCAGAAGAAGATAAAGTTGCAATTGAAGAATACATGAAAATAAAATATGGAGAATCGTTCGGAACTCCTGATGATTGGAATTTTGACGACTATCAAAATAATAGAGTATTTATTCGTCATGCAACTGGTCGTTATATTGGTGATGATAGTAAGAATGGCGATATTACGAACTTACTTTCATTTAACAATTTAGATGAAGCATTAGAATATATAATAGAAAAAACTGGGAAAGAATTAAAGTCTCAGGAATTTATAGATTGGGCTTCAGTTAGCGATAGTGAGTTAGTATCATTGCGCGGGCATGGTGCTGATAATGAAATAGATTCAGGACTTATTCTGTTTAGAGAGCTTGTTAAAACTAGTGGGCAAGATTTAGATTATTTTATTGACAGATTAGAAGAACTTGGATATTCCATATCTCCAAAAGAAGATTATTTTAGACAATATTTAGAAAAATCTCGCAATGAATCTATTGCAAAATTTGGATCTGGTTTTGCTGATCAATTTGATAAATTGAATCTTTCCACCGGAACACAAATAGATATTTGGAATAGTATTAGAGATCAAGCTACTAATGCAGCAGAAGCGGTTGAAATGTATCGTCTTAAGATGAGCGGGCTTGAAGCGTCTACTAGTGCTAATGATGTTCTTAAAGATATGGAAGAACAGTATAAGCCTACATTTGACGCAATGGCTGAAGCATATAAGGCTATATGGGATGATAAAAATGTATTCCAGGGAATGGATAAAATCACTTCCGAACAGATTAATTCTGTACGTTCACAATTAGAAAGCGTTAATTCTAGTCTTAAAGAAAATGGATTAGATATGATTGATTCGTCTGAAATTGATGATTTCATACTTACGCTTTCCGACGCTGATGCAACGGCTGATGAAGTTCAAGCTGCATTTGACAATATCGCCACGGTGCTTGTTGACAGTTTAAATCCGGCATTAGGTCAAGCTTCTGGGGAAACTGCTGAATTAATGCAGAAAACACTTACTGAACTTGGTGTCACCAATGCTGAAGCAGTTGTATTTAGTAGACTTGGATATACAGCTGAAACATATGCAAAGGCTAAAGAAGCTGCCGATGCAGCTGACATAGATCTTGATGCCGAACTTAGTTCATTAAGCGATGAAGAATTACAAATAGTTGCAAATAATGAAGCATTAATGGCTTATTATAATGGTAAATTGCTTGTTGGAGGAGCAGAAATAACTACTCCTGAAGAAGCTCAATTGCTTATTGATTATTGTAACCAAATGGGCATTGCTCAACTTGGTACTTTAAATCTTGCTAGTGCCGAAAGAGAATTACGTGCCGCAATTGATCAGACTAATGAAGGTATTAGAATTGGCAATATGGAACTTCAAGCAAGAGGAGAAGTTGGAATAGCTAACATTATTAAACAACTTAATAGTGAGAAAGCTAAAGTTAAATTTGGAGCCAAAACCATATTTAATGGCAATGAAAATAAATCTTCTTCTGGTTCTACTAAGTCTTCTGACTCTAAGCAGAAGTTTGACTGGATCGAGCGCGCCATCAAAAAGATACAGCGTGCAGTTACTAATCTTGGTAAGATAGCAGATGCTACATATAAATCATGGGGTGAACGTCTTGATGCTATTATGGGCAAGACGCAAGAGTTCCATGATGAAATTGGTAGATTTGGACAAGGTAATATTGATTTATATAATCGTCCTCAATACATAAATGAAGATGGGTCTATATCTACTGTAAGGAGTATGTCATTTGGCGATGAATTTGGAAATGAAATATTAGTTCCAACCATAGCTTTTGATAATAATGGTAATCCTTATTCAATGTCTGACGATGAAGCGATTGCTCGTTATTATGAAACTGGTGAATATCTTGGTTTATTCAAGTCAGTTGAAGAAGCTGAAGAATATGCAGAGAAACTTCATGAGCAACAAGACGCTCTTTATGTTAGTGGTGGAAACAGTTTTTATGCCGGTAAATATCAAAAGCTTAAGGAAGAGATAGCACTTCAAGAACAAGCTGCTCAGGCATATATGCAAGAGGCTAACGCTATTGGTCTTGCTGCTGAATATCGTAATAAAGTTATGAATGGTATGATGGACATCGAAACTATAAGTGATGAAACACTTAAGGAACAGATATCCGATTTCCAGGAATATTATGATAAAGCTACTGATGCTGCTGATGCTGTTGAAGATTTACGCGGCGAACTTGCTCAACTTGCTCAAGTCAAGTTTGATATGATCACAAAGCAGTTTGAAGAGATGGCCCTTGCTATCGATCATGCCGCTACACGTATTGGACATATTCAAAGTAAGATGGATTCTGAAGGTTATTTTGAGTCTTCTACTCTTATTGAACAGCTCTTATTTGGAGATAAGGAAAAGCTTTCACAGCTTGAAGATGAAGCACGTCAACTTGCCGCATCCATTGATGAGGCTGTAGCTAATGGTGACATTGAGTATGGTTCTGAACAATGGTGGGGAATGTATGACTCACTTCAGAATGTAAATGATCAGATTGTAGAAATGAAATCTAACATGGCTGACCTTAATGATCAGTTACGTCAGATGGATTGGGATAGATTTGATTATGTACAAGATTCTATAGAGCGTCTTAGAACTGAGAATGATTTCTTGATTGATACTCTGGAGACAGAGAATCAATTATTTGAAAAAGTCCAGTTAATGAATACTGATATTATGGTGTCCAATGGTAACTGGACTGAGACTGCTACTGCTATTCAAGGACTTCGTGTGAATAACTTGGAGATCTTTAAGCAGCAGAATGAAGAAGTCGCCGAAGAAATTAAAAAGATAAATGCCGATCTTGCTAATGATCCTAATAATAAGAAATTGTTAGAGCGTCGCAACACTTTGATAGATCAACAACAAGATATTATAAAAGGTATCACACAAGAGAAGCAATCTATTAAGAGTCTTATTCAAGAAGGCTATGAGACGTTCCTTAACTATCTACAGAAGTCTATTGATAAGCGTAAGGAAGCTCTTAGGGCTGAAAAGAATCTGTATGACTATCAGCGTACAGTTTCTGATCAAACTAAGACTATTACTGATTATAGAAAGCAACTTGCTGCACTTAGTGGCGGAACTGATTCTGAAGAAAATCGTGCTCGCTTACAACAGCTTAAGGATGACCTTACTAAAGCTGAGAAGGATCTTCAGGATACTGAGTATGAAAGATGGTTAACTGATCAAGAAGAGATGATGGATAGTATGTATGAGTCATTTGAGAATCTCATCAATGAAAAACTTGATGATCTTGAAGGATTAATTGAAAGTGCTATTCAGCAGACAAAAGATAATTCTGATAGTATTGCTAAGACAATTGGCGAACAGGCTGATGAATTTATCTACGATCTTGATAACACTTCATTTGGAGTAAACTTTGATGCACGTATTAGTGATGCAGTAACTGCTGTTAATTCAGTAGAGAATGCTATTAATAATATGATTAACGCAGCAAATATAAATGCTCAGAATGAATTAGCGCAGTTGCAAGCACTTGCTCAGACCATTGTTACTCAGGCTCAGGTTCAGGCACAACAGATTGCACAAGCTAATGCTAATATTAATAATAATGGTGGCGGCAATGGTGATGGTAATGGATCTAACGTTGATAAGACTAAGGGTTCTGATGTTACAAATACCGGGAATGATGTAAAAACAGAATCTAAAACTTCAGCCAATCAAGGTAACACAAAACTTACTTCAGAAGAAAGAAGTAGAAGAATTAGGGAACTCAATGAGGAACGTGCTTATTATTCTAATAAGGCAAGAGAAGAAGAAAGATATGCTGCTACACCTGGTTTGCTTAGTTCTGAAAGACAACAGCATCTTACTAATATGAGCTATTATGATACAAAGGCAAATCAGATAGGACAGGAAATAAACAGATTGTCTAAGTTTGCTAAGGGTGGTACTGTTGGTTCTGCTATTAGAGGCACCGGCGAAGATGGTATCATTCTTGCTCGTACCGGTGAAGAGGTACTCTCTCTTGAACGTATAAAGCAGATGCAAGGTATTTTCAAGATGATGCAGCCTCTTGCCGCACTTGGCACTAATAAGACCATTAGTAACATTGGTGGTACTACTACTGTCAATGGCATGAACGTATCGTTTGAGCTACCTAATGTAACAAGCTATGAAGACTTTGTACGCCAGGCTAAGAGCGATCCTACGTTTGAGAAGTTGGTACAAAATATAACTATAGGCACAGCCCTAGGAAAAAGTAAATTGAGTAAATACTCACTGTAATATTTAGGTGGAGTAGGTGTCACAGCCTACTCCACTATTTCTTTATTGATTGAAAGGAGTAACTGGTATGAAGAAGTTTGATGAATTAAAACTTAAGAGGCGTGAACAAAAGATTATTGATCTTCAGCAAGAGAATGAAGAACTGAGAAACCATATGATGGCTGAAGAGGTATTAAAGGATAAACAGCGCGAGGCTGATGCGCTTTTATATCAGCTTAATGAATTACAGAATAAGTTATGTGAGGAGATCCGTGAATTTGAAAAGGCTCGTGATGAATATATAGCTGAGAAAAGAAGGTTCGCGAAACTCAACATTGAATATAAAAGAAAGATGGATAAGTACTTTAAACAAATTGGTTATAAAAAGGAGGAGGCGACATGAGTACTATCGCTAATGATTTTATAGATTTTTATTACTGCGGTCATACGCTATCTGAATACAACGGCATTGTCGGTAGTATTGGTGGCATTACTCCTGGTGACCCTGTGGAGATAGGTAGTGTGCTAAATCTCAATCCCGTAGAGATTAAACCACTCAAGAAAAGAAAAAGCGTGTATGCCAGTTACGATGATTATGTAGAGAAGCAGTTTTCATTCTTCAAGAATCCTTGTACCGGATTGAGTTATTATTCAAGAGGTGAAGTAACTGAAATAATTAGATGGTTAAATCAGCCACGTTATGAGAAGTTTATTCCTATGTACACTGATACTTCCTGGCCAGTTGTACATTACTATGCTTCGTTTAATGTACAGCCAATTACCTATCAGGGTAATGTAATTGGATTCCAACTTAACATGGTAACAAATGCGCCATTTGGATATTATGAGGAAGTAACCGCATCAGGTGTTGACTCGCTTATACTTAAAGACACATCTGACGAACAAGGATTCATATATCCTACTTGTACTATTCGAATGATTAATAGCGGTCATTTGGTTTTAACCAATGATCGGGATCCTAATAATCAGACAGTTGTTTCTAACTGTGAGTCTGGCGAGATTATAACTCTTAATGGAGAGTATGGAACTATTACTAGCTCACGTGCACATACTTATTTATATGATGATTTTAATTATGTGTTCCCGAAGATATGGAATAAGATGGCATCTGACGGAAGCAATCATAGGATAAACATATATTCAGCAAACCACGCTGACACAGTTATCACTATGACATATGAACCTATAAGTAAATTTGGACTTATTTAAAGGAGGAGGGTTATGGCAAATACAAATAATTTTTATGAGCCTATTAAAACCCTATACGATACTTTTACGATTTTTCTCTGTAATAGAGATCATAATAAAATTGGCATATTAAAGAATGTAGACTTCTCTTCTATTCATTTAAAACATGAAATGGCAAATGGTAATGAAGTTTCATTTGATGTGTACTATGAATTAGATGGAGAGAAAGAACCATTATGGGATAGTATAGTTGATCTTAAATTAATATTTATTCCTGAGCTTAAAGACTTTCTTGAGATAACCATTACAGATTATGATTCAGTACAGCAAAAGAAAAGTATCGTGGGTGTGAATGCCGGTATTGCCGAGCTCTCACAAACGCAAATATATGGATTGGAAATTAATACGCCTGAAGATTTATTGAACGATGACAATAGCGACAATACTGATTTAACCGTGTTCTATAATGCAGATAATCCTAAGAAATCTTTATTGAATAGAATATTGTATAAGATACCTCAGTATACTATTGGACATGTGCCGGAAAGTGTCGCGGCCATAGATCATACTTTCTCTGTTAATGATAAGAGTGTATGGGAATTTCTATCTAAAGACGTAGCTGAAGCCTTTGACGTATTGTTTGTTATAGATAATGTGACTAAAACTATTCACGCGTATGATCTATTAATTGTCTGTAATGATTGTCATACAAGACAGCAACCATATTATGAGTTTGGATATTATGATGATCCTGAGTATGCTTCGGACTCTGATTTAAGCATTGTTACTGATGAAGACAACGCATGGCTTTATGGTAAGGATAGTGTAATTAGCTATAAGAGACTAACTTGTAAAGAATGCGGTAGTCATGATCTTAGCTACTTTGGCGAAGATACTCATGTGCTTGTAGATAAGGATAATCTTACCGATGAAATTACACTTACAATAGACACTGACAACATCAAGAATACTTTTAAACTTGAAGCGGGCGACGATCTTATGACTGCTACAGTTGTAGGACTTAATCCTAATGGCTCTCAGTATATTAATAAATTTAATGAAATTGATTATGCTGATATGCCGGATACTTTGGTCGAAAAACTCAACCAATATGAGGCACAGTATGATTCTTATAAAGATGAATATGCTGAACTTATGGAAGATTATTATGATTGTTTAGATAATGTCTATAAGTATAAAGACTCACTTATGCCAACGCAATCAGAAGATCCTATTACAGCTGAGACTGAAGCTGCTAAACTTACAGTAGCCAATCTCTCTCCCGCTGCTCTTACCAGAGTTGGAGAAGCTACAACAGTACAATCAGTTAACGGATCACTTGTTCAATTAGCAAAAGTATTTGTTAAGACTGGTTATGTAAAAGTAGAAGTAGATATGGATGAGGTTCCAGCTACATTTACTTATATTGGATTAGATGCTAATAATCATCATTATGGTACATGGACTGGTAGATTTATAGTAACTAATTATTCTGATCCTGACGACACAGCACCTAGTGCTCTACTTACTATCATTATTAATGATGACTATGAAACTTATCTTGATCAGAAGATTGCTAAGAATATAGTACGCTATGACGATAAAGAAGGTAGCATATACGAAGTTCTTAAGATAGTTGATATTGATGAATTTAAGGACGCGCTAACATATTATTGTGTTAAAAGACTTGAATCATTTAGAGATGCATTATCTAACTGTTTAAATATTTTAATTCAAGAAGGACATGGTACACGAGTAATTGGTACTGATCCTACTACTGGTAGTGATGTTGTAGATGAGTTCTATGATGATATGTATGTTCCTTATCGTAATAAATTAGATGCGGTTGAAGAGGAATTGCCACGTAGACAATCTGGTCTTGAATATGATGGAACTCCGTGCGAAGGATATGATGGATATGGCGAACCATATGCTACTGCTAATGTAACTTATTGGGCAAATATTGTAGGAGTAGATCCTAATTCAGATCCTATTAAATTAATTGATCCTCCAAATCCTGGCACACTTGAATATAGAAAGAGAGAAATACAAGAAGCACTTAATCTTGAGAACTTTCTGGGAGAAACTAATTATAAAATATTCTGTGCGTATAGACGTGAGGGAACATATTCTAATAGTAATTATATCTCCACTGGATTTACTAATGCTGAGATGTTCGAGAATGCACAGAAGTTTTTAGATGCTGCTAATGAGGAATTGCTTAAAGCTAGTACGCCACAGTATACAGTTAAATGCAATTTATATAATTTATTACCTACTGATGGCTATGAGTATTTCAGAGAAAAGATAGTACTTGGCAATTGGATTAGAGTGATTGCAGATAACCAGATATTTAGATTACGTCTATTAAATGTCAACATTGATTTTAGCAATTTTAATTCTATAGATGTAGAGTTTTCTAATGTTACTAAGATTGGTAACATAATGACTGATGTAGAATCTATACTTAATTCTGCGAAGTCAATGGCTACCTCTTATGGCGCTACAGAAAACAAGGCAGATTCTGGAGAAGAAGCTAATAGTGCTTTGGGTGAATTTGTACAGAATGGTCTCCTCTCTTCTCTTAGTACGCTTAAGAATAATGTAGATGAAGAAATTACCATTAGCAAGTATGGAATCTATGCTAAGAGTTTCGATCCAGATACAGGGTCATATAGTCCTGAGCAATTAAGAATTACTCACAATGTACTTGTTTTTACCAATGATAATTGGCAAAGTGCAAAAGCCGCACTTGGTAAACATGAGTATACATATTATGATTCTCAGAATGATATATATGCTAAGGCCAAAGCATATGGTCTTACTGCTGAGTTTGTTCAGGCTGGACATATTAATGGCTCAACTATTATTGGCGGCGATATTTATTCGGAGAATTATTCATCAGGTATAGCTGCCGGACATACTCAAGCCGGAAGTCATATTAATTTAAATGATGGCACATTTAGTTTTGGTGGTGGCAAGTTAACATATAATGGTACAGCATTAACATTAGACAATGGTACTATTACTGCTGGTACTATTAGTGGTACTACTATTAATAATGGCAATGGTACATTTCAGGTTGCTGCTGATGGCGCTGTGACGGCATATAACTTAACTGCTAGAGGAACAATAACATCTGGAAGTACTATTACTGGTGCAACAATTTCCGGTGGCGAAATTAAAGTACCGGCCAACACTCAAAATCCTGCATTTTATGTCAATACAAACGGAGTTATGAGTTGTTCTGGTGCAATCATTAATGGAAACATTAACAATGGCGCATTTTCTGTTACTGCAGCTGGCGTACTTACAGCAACTAGCGGAACAATTGGAGGTTGGACTCTTGGTACTGATAAATTGTATAGCGGTAATGTAGCATTAGAAAGTAGTGGCAATATTACTTGTAAAATTAGTAATCAATTAAAATGGGGCATCTATAATAATGGTGACGCTACATTTAATAATATTACTATTAATGGTGGTACAATTCAGAACGCTGTAATTTCAGACTATGTTACTACTCAAGAATTGAATGCATATAACGTTACTATTAATGGTAGACTTGATGCCGCGATTGGTAACATTGGTGAGTTGAATGCAGACAAGGCTAATATTGAAGATCTTACTACGGGTACACTTGTTGTGCAAGAATCTGTTGAGGCGCAGACTCTTAATGTTAGTGGAACAGTAACTGCAGCACAGCTTACAGCTGGAGTCATCAATGGACATCATGTATCTTGGCAAGCAATAAGAGTTGGAGCAGCAGCTACTACTTCAGATAAGTCATCCTTATGGAAACAATCAACTAGTCCATATGAAATAGTTAGAAGCACTACTCAACCTAGTGGCACAGGATGGAATAAATTGTGTGATATTGTAATGAATATACCTACTAAACTTATTTATATTTTGGCAGAAGATAATGCATAAATAAAAGGAGTTAAAAGAATATATGGAAAAGAATATTAATATTGTAACTGAAGATTTACGTCAGCAACTTGTACGTGATATGAATAGCTCAGGGCTTCCTATTAGTACTCTCTACTTGATCATAAATGAGTTGCAATATAAAACTGAGAAAGCATATTATGCTGAACTTAATGCTTCTGTTATTAAAGAAGTAGATCAAACTGAAACCGAAGAGGAGTCCGAGTGACTCCTCTTCTCTTATTAGAAAGGAGGAATACATATGGCGGTTGATGTAGAAACAAGGCGACTCAATGACCATACTAATATCACAGAAGCCAATAGCGACGAGGAACTTATACTTGATTCCTCCACATATGGAACACGAAATATAACTGTCAATAATTTTAAAAAACAAATTATTGGAGATAATGATATTTCCACCCTTGGCGATGGAACTGTTACCGGTGGTGTTCTTGCAGCCAACAATGGAGTTGGTAGTTTAAATAATAAGATGGGAAACTCAAATATCTCAGCTTATGGCGATGGAACAGTCACCGGTATTTTAAATAATTTTGCAATACAAAACGTACTAATTCCTGTTAGTGGATGGAGCGAAAATGCACCATATACTAACACTGTAACTGTAAACGGAATGACAGCTCAGGATAAAGTAATTTGTTTAGGTTATGTACCATCAAATACACCTTCAGATAATATAGCAATAGCTCAAGCAGCAAGTCTTCTTGACTATGGTATCACTGATGAAGATGAAATTACATGGTATGCATTAAATGGTAAACCATCAATTACTTTTTCTGTGTCAATAATGAAAGGATACTAATATGGGTACAGTAACTATTCGTCCTCGCATACATAGAAAAAGTCCCATTGAAGCTAATGGACTTCAGATAGGCACAAGAGGTGATAGATGGGAAGAAGAATTTATAAAAAATGCTGACTTTTCTACAATGGATAATCCTACTGACTGGAGTTATCTATTCAGAGATTCTAAAGCATATGACTTTGATCTAAGTGGCTTGGATAGTAGTGCTGTAACTAATATGGATTATATGTTTAATGGCACACATGCGAGTACACTTAGGTTGGCTGGACTTACTGTTGGAGCTAATACTTCAGCAAGTTATTTATTAAGCGGATCATTTAATGCAGTTGATTTTACTGGAGCTATATTTTATAGCTTACCACAAAATATGCTTAGTGGTGCAACCATAGCTCAAGGGTTACAATTGCGCACACTAGACGTATCACATCTTACAAGTCTTGCGGGTATGTTTCGAAGTGCAAATTTGGCATCACTTGATCTTACCGGATTTGATACACATACCATCACGGATATGTCGAGTATGTTTGATGGCGCAGTTATTCCTATATTAACAGGGTTAAAAACATTAGATTATTCTCATGTGACCAATATGAGAAGTATGTTTAATGGAAGTAAAATACCAGTAGTTGATTTATCTGGAATAAATTTTGCAGCATTAGAAACTGCTGGTAGTATGTTTCAAATATATGACAAACAATATGCGAAGATTGTAAATTTGTCTGGTTGTAAGTTCCCAGCTTTAACAGAAGCCTCGTATATGTTTTATTCATGGACAAGTTCAGATTGGACTTCACGTGATCGTGGGCTCACTATTGATTTAACTGATGCAGAATTTACATCGCCAAGTGGTCTTAATGCGTATTATATGTTTGGATATTTATATGAACCTGACGGTTTAGATTTATCATGTTTTTCAAATGTTAAAATTATTAATATGCAATATATGTTTTACTATACATGGCTTGGCGAGACAGACTTTAGTGTGTTAGATTTTTCCGAGGCTAGTTCGCAAGGTATAGCGGGTTGGTCTTCAGCTTATTATGGGCCAGTAAATTATTGCCGCACACCAAGTATTCATATAAAAACAACTGTCCCGTATAATGTGACTCAATTAAGTCAAGGATTTTCATATTATGCATTTGCCAATGATGTAACTGTTGAATTAACGTGTCGCTCAACTGTAGGCTCAATAGTCTACTTGATTTATTTTCAGAGTTATGGAAATGGACTCCCTGATATCTCCACTTACATAATGGAAAATAGTGAATTATATGCGTCTTCTTGTACTTATTTTATATATCAATCTTGGAATTATCCTAAGGTTGATATTACAGTTCGAGACACTACCTTACACATAGGAAATAATGCGACATATAATAATTTTATGTATCTATCTCAAGAAGCCGGAACAATTGATTTAAGTGATATGGTGATAGATGGTACGTTTGCTAGTGGTTCTTATTTTATATATAAGGGATATAATGCTGACGCGATTTATCTTCCGTCTACAGGAATAAAATTCAAAGGACAATTACCATACTTCATATATCAATCAAATAGTAATTGTTATACCCCGATATATAATCTTGACAAGGTAGATGTATCAGAGGTGACGACGTTTGCCAGTTATACTCTTTGTGGATTGAGTGGCACATATGATCTTACTAGCTGGGACGTAAGTAAGGTGACAGGCATAGGATATGATTTTATTTATTATGTACATGCAGATATGGATTTAAGTGGCTGGGATTTAAGTAGTCTTCAAGGGCTTGGTAGTACACTTATATATTATTCTAAAGGTAATTTTAATTTAAGTAACTGGAATGTAACTAATATTCAAAGTATAAGCGGTCTGGCTTATGATTTTGAAGGTAACCTTGATCTTAGTAATTGGAGGCTTACTAGTTGTACTTATCTATATGGTATAAGTGGTTTTAAAGGAGGATCGATAGATTTTAACGGATGGGAGATTCCCGCTAATCAGAATCTTAGTAACTGTCAACTTTTATATGTAGATAATGGAGCTGAACAATCCTATGTATATGTCCCAAATACGGTATATCAACCTACATCTTATACTGGTGGGATGTTTACATCATCAGCTCCTACACAATATTACACAGATCCTCCCATTATAGATCTATACACTAATGCCACAAGCATTGAAGATCAGGGATGGGTATTCTCACATATATATTCTGCAGCAGAGCCTTATGGCTATAGAATACATTTAGGAACTACACATGAAGATTTCTTAGAAGCCATAGGAGGTGATGATTAAATGGGATATGTTTATTTTGCTCCACGTGATGGGAGTAATAAAATATCATTAAATGGATACAACCACTTAACGTGGCGATATAAAATGGTACCACTTATACGAACAGATAATTGTACGGATATGAGTAATATGTTCTCGGGCGCGAATTATTCGTTGCCCGAGACTCTTGATTTAAGGGCATTTAATACTTCGCATGTAACTACAATGCACTCTATGTTTGATAATTGTAAATCAGAAACAATACTTGGTCTTGATAATTTCAATACTGCTAATGTTACAGATATGGCCTTTATGTTTAATGCTAGTAAAGCGACGGAATTAGATTTATCTAACTTCAATACTTCTCGTGTTACAGATATGGAAAATATGTTTTGTAATTGTGATGTTGAAGATCTAGATATAAGTAATTTTGATACTTCTTCAGTTACTAATATGTCTTGTATGTTTGAGAACGTGACAGCTCCAATAGATACAAGTACTTTTGATACTTCAGAAGTTACTACTATGCATAACATGTTTAAAGGAACATCGGGTACTACTTTAGATTTATCAAATTTTGACACATCTTCTGTGACAAACATGAGTGGAATGTTCCAAAATTCATCATACAATGCAATAGACGTATCTTCTTTTGACACGTCTTCTGTAACCAATATGTCGAGTATGTTTAGCGGTTCAACTGAATCGAATCTTGACATATCTAATTTTGATTTTTCTGATGTTACAGATATAAGTTATATGCTTGGTAGTAAAACTCTTAATTCATTAACATTACCTAATAATTTTAACACTTCTAATATTGTAAATATTACAGGACTATTCCGTGGATTAAATATACCGAACTTAGACTTAAGAGGGATAGAGTTTGAATCTGCAGAAACGCAACAAAATCTATTTGCCGGACTAACCACAAATACATTAGATATATCAGATTGGGATTTAGGAGAACATGCAGCAGCTACTGCTCCTTCCTGGTATCCTTATTCATCTCAATCCTTTTACGAAGGTATATTTAGCGGAGCTCAAATACAAGATTTAAGATTATCTAATAATAATAATTTTCCGGAGGGATATAAAATTGCTTATATGTTTAATAATTTTATAACTGATGGAATTTTGGATCTTTCTAGTTTTCATTTTAACAAAGCAGTAAATCAACAATCTAGTGAAATGTTTCACCATGCAAATATTAATACCTTAATCATGGGGAATATTACTAGAAATGAATTTGCAAATGATCTTAGACAAATGTATAACGGCAATTATAGTTCATTTTTCAATCAAACGGTAATTGGGCTATTAGATATGAGCTCTTCTTTGATTGAAATAGGAAATGGAAATTGTTTCTTTGATGGATTAATTGCTACGCGCATTAATATGCCTAATCAAATATGTGTTGATTTAGGATCTTCATCAAGTATAAATATTTATCCATCAAATGGAAAAGCAAAATATGTCGATTATTCTTCTGTTGATACTAGAAATGCAGATTATACTGATAATCAGTGGATGTATATGTCGAGGTACGTAACGCAGAATAATAAAATAGTTTGGATACCTTCAACATTTGTACTTGATGGAAATCGTACTATGTATTCAACTTTAAGAGGCGATGTGTATACTGACGCTCCAGACTATACTACACTTGGATGGAACGCAGAACCAGCAAATGTAATTATGCATTATAGTGCAACACATGCTGATTTTGAAACAGCCATACTTAATGATAATGTAAATGAATGGATATCTCCTCAAGGATATCCAATATTCTTCTGTCATCCCAGTGTTCCTTTGGGATCAGCTATGACTATAAATCAGTTTGAAGCCGAGTACGATACTGTATACTGGGACGGAGTGCTAATCGATCCTAATAATTTTACATTTAACGATGTGGGTTCACATGTTCTCAGAATAGTTTATCAAGATTATCCTTATGAACAAACAATTACCGTAGTAGATCATGGTAATAGTTATACAGTAGTTGGAAATCCATACGATTATACATGGAGTACTACCAATTATACGTATGTTGCTAGCGCGAGTACATGTGTAGAATGTAGATTGTATCCTGATAAATATTTATTTGTTTATCCAAAAGCTAAAGTAGAACAGCTTATAAACAAATACACAGCAATTACTAGTGCACCAAACACTACTATTACAAAAGTATCTGGAATTCCATTCCAAATGAGGCAATTTAATTTACAGAACTGTAGGCAATTAACTGATATATCTGAATTAATTGTGTGCACTTCTGGATATTCTGGAAGTGGTGCTTATACTCATCTTCGAGGTTTTAATCCAGGCTCCATGTTCTATAACTGTACATCGTTAGTCGATGTATCTTCTGTTGGTAAATGGCTTATTTCTACTTCGTATGAATATTATTATCGAAGTAGCGGTTATACATATACTACGTATGGTTATTACGGTTGGAGTAGTACATTTTCCAATACCCATATTACTACTGCCCCCAGTATTAGTTTAACACCTGGCAGTAATAGTACATTCTATGGTTGTACATATTTAACTGATATTTCAAAGTTAAAAGTTTTTGGCACTGAAAGTTCTAGTAATGGTAATTATTTTAGTGGAGTATTTAGTGGGTGTAGTAATTTAAGTAATGTATCTCGTCTAAGCCAATGCTTAAGTTCTTATACCGTGGACAGAGGCAGCATTCGTTATAGTATAAATTTAAGTAGTTTTTTGGCGGGGACACCAATTACCAACACTGACTTCATTCCAGATAATTTATGTGTAAATAACATTGATAGTATGTTCTATAATTGTACCTCTTTAAGAGATATAAGTGGAATGGGAAGAATATATCGTACTTTTAGAACTTTTTATAGTCCATTCTATAATGTTCCAGCTACAGATTATAGTGCGTTAGATGCATGGAAAAATACTACTGGTAATCTTTTTAGCAGTATAGGATTCGAAGGTAGTAAAATGTCTAACCTATCATTTTTGTCAAATTGGGATCTATCTTATTGCACTAATTTCAGCTTTAATAATTGCTCTAATCTTACATCCATAAGTGCTTTAAATGGTAAAATCGATACAACAAAAGACATAACTGTAAATCTATCTTATTGCTCGGCGTTAACGTCACTGGTAGGATTAAGTGGGATTACATTCTCAACCAGTAGTTATTTCCAAAATTGTTCGGGACTTACATCTCTTAATGGACTTCAAGGTTGTACTATTAAAAGTTGCTATGGTCTATTCACAGGATGTTCATCTTTATCCGATATTACGGCTTTGTCACAAGTTACATTTTCAGGCATAACAGATATATACGGTATGTTTAGTGGATGCTCCTCACTTACATCTCTTGATGGGCTAGAGGGATTAGATATATCCAATTGCACCAATCTTAATAATGTATTTTCTAACTGTTCGTCTCTTACAGATATTGACGCTATAGAAGGGTGGAATCCATATCAAGTTAAACAAGTTTCTAGTTTATTTTATAATTGTAGCAGTATTACTTCATTTGCAGCATTACACAATTGGACGACTAGTCAGCTTACTTCTATGACTTCTACATTCTATAATTGTTCATCGCTTTTAAATCTTGACGGATTAGTTGGGTTTAACCCTGGACAATGTACATCGTTGACAAGTGTGTTTAATGGGTGTTCTGCACTTACTGATATATCAGATATAGCATATTGGTATGTAGGTAGATGTCAAAATATGTCCTCTATGTTTAACGGATGTACATCACTTACGTCTATTGCTCCTTTAGCAAATTGGAACGTTTCAGCCCTTCAAAATGCTCAATATATGTTCCAGGGGTGTACGTCACTTGCATCTACTGCTGGATTGAACAATTGGAGTGTAGCAACTCTTGCATATACACAATATATGTTCAAAGGATGTACATCACTTACATCTATTACTGCTCTTGCAGATTGGAATGTTGTAACCCTTTCAAATATGTCTTACATGTTTGATGGTGATATAGCTATTACAGATGCAGATAGTATTGATGTATGGAAGAATAAGAGAACAATGACAAGGGTTACAAGAACTTATGCGTTCCGCAATGTTCCTCGTCCTTGGCCTACATGGGCGCAGTCATAAGGAGGTAACTATGGATAAGAATAAGTTTGTACAATTTACCAAACGCTTTGTTACCGGACTAACTATTTGTGCTGTAATATGGATATCGTGGAGTTATGTACTTGCTACGATCCAGTTCTTTACAATAGGAACTACAGATACACTTGAGTCTTTATCAACCAATGTGTGTACTGTAATACTTGGTACAATGATTGGATATATGATAAAGAGTCTTGTAGAAACATATTGTGAACGTAAGAGTAATCTTGCCGAGCAAAAGTATGATGATATGATGGATATGATCAGAAATACAGATATGTCTCCTGATGAAATAGTGGGGATGTATGAAAAAGTAAAATAAAGATATGGAGGGTGTTGCCATCCTCCTATTTTTATACATGAAATATTTCAGAAAGGAGGTAGTCTCAATGGAACCAGCGGTAAGTATTATCACAGCGGTTATTGCTGCGGGATCTGCAATTGTTGTTAGCATCATAAATAACATTGCGCAGATGAACAAGATTAGAGATGAACAAAGGGAAACGTTTAATAAATTTAGTGCTGAGACTGGCAAAGCTATGGCGCTCACAGATGAGCGCATAAAGACTTTGACTGAGGAAGTTAAGAAGCACAATTCAGTTATTGAACGAGTATATAAATGTGAAACAAGGGAAACTATTCTTGAAAAGGACATAGAGGAACTTAAAAGAGATATGAAAGCAGATTGAAAAGAAAGGATGATTGATATGAAAAATATATTTGATTGGATCAAGGCACACACTGCAGATATTCTTATTATTCTTGGTGCTATTAGTGCTATACTTGTTAATCTTCAGGAGTCCGGAGTAAATGCTACTTGGATGTCAATTACTATTGCGGTCATAGCACTCGCTATTGAGGTCATGAAGCACGGTGTAAGTGAAAAGGCGATTAAACTAGTGACCGAAGCAGTATTGATCATTCTTGAGGCAATTAAGGCCAATGAGAGCGTTGCATCCGACGCTGATGTAGTTGGTGTGCTGAAGGTTGATGTAGAATCTAGACTTAGAGAGGCAGTTAAATGACAGATTTTAGGGAGAAATACGGGCGTACTAATCGTGCGCTCGTAGACCCTTATGATCATCGTGATTGGAAGTTTAAGGATACTGTGTTTGCGGTATCACCTAATGGTATACCGGCAAATTATCAAACTAAAGATTCCGATTTCACATATGATCAGGGGAATAGTATGATGTGTGCAGCATGTGCTTATAACTTTATTCGCTATCTGCAAGAGCGTGAGAAGGGTCAGAGCGAACTTACCGCACCACTCAGCCCGGCATTTACTTATTGTAATCGCCCTGATGAAGAAGCTATGGAGGGTATGTATCTTAAGACTCCTATGCGTAATGGTAAGAACGGATCCATACTCTTCCACGACTTCCCGGATTTTGGAAAGCTGACTGAACTTAGACCAAAGTTTAATGCACATAAGGCAGAGTGGATGAAGAAGGCTAAGCCGTTTGCCATCAATGGTTATTATCAATGCACTACGCGTAAAGAAGTGCAGCAAGCTATCATGAATACCGGCGCTGTGCTTATTGGTATTCAGGTGTTCCCATGTTTCTATAGACCAGATAAGGATGGATATATTAATTACAATCCTAATCTTGATTATAATAGTGATGGTGGACATGCTCTCGCTGTGTACGGTTGGAAGACGGATAAGAACGGAAAGTTGTGGTGGTTGATAAAGAACTCATGGGGCGGAGATTATGGTGTTAATGGCTCATGCTGGCTCCCGGAAGAGTATCCCTGGATGCAAGATGCTTATGTTGCCGTGGACAACACAATGGAAATGAAGTTCACAAAATATATGGAAAAATTCTATGGGGATGGTAAGGAGGTTGATCCACCTTTTTTAACCTCAGTGAAGAAAATGAAAGCAAAGATTAAGTTGTTCCTTAAAGGAGCGATTGTGAAGTGATTATAAGGCTATGCCGTATCTGAAAGTATTTTGTCAGGTACGGCATTTTTTGCCTATGCGTATGATAGACTAGAGAAAAAGGAGGCGAACTATGAAAGGTGTAATCAAAAGAGGTAATTCATATAGGATCACAGTTTCAAAAGGATATGATGATAAGGGAAAGCAGATCCGTCTGACTACTACTTATACTCCACCCAAGGGAGCCAGTGAGGCTCAGATTGCGTATGAGATTGAACAGATAAAGAAAGAATTGACTGAGGATAAACTTACTCGTGAGCGCATGACGTTTCAGTCGCTGTATGATTTGTGGAAGAAAACAGTTGCCAAAGAGGATTTAGAGAGGAGCACATATACGGATACTGTGTCTCGTCTTGAGAACGTCATCCTTCCTGAATTAGGTTGTTACAAACTTATTAATATAACCCCGATGGTAATTCATGATTATCTTAAGGGTCTGCGTACTATGCAACGAGCCGATGGTAATGTAGGATATGCTGAATCTACTATAACAAGAATGAAGAGCATGATCTCTACTGTATTTGAATTTGGTGTACAGTACGGATATATTCAGGCAAATCCTTGTCGTTCTGTAAGAATGAAACACAAGATGAACGAGGGAGTGGTTAATAAGGAAGGCGTATTTACTCCACAGCAGACCAAGAAGTTTCTTGAGATACTGGATAAGCCAATTCCGGTTTTACTTGACGAGCGTAAAGTAATCAGGAATGGAAAGACAGTAACGCTTAAAGCATGTGATATGAACAAGCCATTTAAGGTAGCACTTAAGTATAAGTTATTCTTCTATATCGCTGTCTTTGCCGGCATGCGTCGTGGCGAGATTATTGCCCTCACATGGGAGGATCTCAACTTTGACGAAGGAATTATCAATGTAAATAAATCTACCGCTCGTGATGGCAGTAAACAGTATATAAAGATGCCCAAGAGTGCCAATGGTATACGCCAAGTGTGCGTACCTTTATTCGTCATGGATATAGCTAAGAAAGTAATGGAAGAACAACAAGAGTATATCGAAAAGGTTGGATCATACTGGAAAGGCAAGAAGGGCTCTGAGAGCTTCATATTCGTCCAGGAAGACGGATTACAGATGCGTGTGGAAACTCCTTACACTGAATTTAAAAGAATCATCCACGCCTATAATAAGACGGTTACAGACCCTAATGATATCCTTCCGAACATTCCGCTGCATGGATTAAGACATACTTCCGCATCATTGGCTAAGATGGGAGGAGCTGATACTTATGCTCTATCTAAACGTTTGGGGCATGCAGATATATCTACCACTCTCAATATATATGTCGATATGTTTCGTGAAGCTGACCGTCAGGGATCAGATGCCATTGTACGCGCTTTAGGTATAAACACCAAAACAAACACCAATAAAGAAAAACTGGAGCCCCTCGATTGAGGAACCCCAGTATTTATGCGTCGGAGTGACTAGATTCGAACTAGCGGCCTCCGCCTCCCTAAAGTATTTTTATGCATTTAATATTTTTCCAAATCTAGTATTTATGCGGGTTTTCTGTTTATAACTGTTCATAACTTTTATAGAAATAAACACCAATAAACACCAAAATAAACACCAGGTTTTACTCGCCACGAAGATATCTATCAAAAGAATCCTTATTAATGAGAAGTTTCTTTCCTGTCTCGCCAATAGGAACGGTATATACCGCTCCTGACTTGGCTATCTTCCTGACGGCTGAAACAGAGAGGTGATAATGTTCTGCTGCTTGTTGTATTGTCAACATGATCGGCGCATCTTCCATAGTTATTCTCCTAACTTTAATATCTTACTAATTGCTACAGCTTCTTCGTATGAAATACTTCTGCGAGACTTAATCTTGCCAAGGACTTCATAAGCAAATCGTCTCTTTGCAATCTCTTCATCAGTGCCCTGAGGCTCATCCTTGGAGGGCGAGAAGAACTCTTTCTTATCCTCTTCAGTGAGATCCCACAGATAACAGAACTCTGTATACGATCCGAAGTCTATTGCAAGCACAGGAGCTACATTAAAATCAAAATCTGCTGAGTAATATTTTACACCCTTCTTTGATCTAATATACTCAAAGGCGTCCTTTATACTCTTTGGTTCATATTCAATTGATAATGTTTGTATTACCGGGTCATTTATGTCACGTTTATAACCCTGTTCAAATGCTAACTTCATTATATTTCTCCTTTGATAATCTTTTCATTTACAGAAGCCATAAACTCATTGATCTTTTTATAATTAGGTTTCTCTGGTAAATCAGTATTTTCTTTATCATAAGCAAGTCTTTTCTCGTACTCATTTACAATGTCATAAAATTCCGGAAGGACTTGATTATCTTGTGTTATAAACTTACCGTTTCTAATCTCCATAAGAAAATCATGCTCAGCTTCTCTATAAGTTACTATGTCTTTTTTCTCTAAGATATCGAAACACATTAGATATAATCTTATGAGGTGCATCATATGCTTAGCAATTTTGCCATGTTCTAATGCATGATCATTGCGCTTACCAAGAGTATTGTATGACTTAGCGGTTGTTTGTAATGAGTTCCACAGTCCACAGTAGTCTCTTAAAGGATAGTGTGTAAGCTTTACATCCATGAAAATTTCTGTGTCCATTTCTGGCTTATCAGATTTATCGATATAAAGATTAATAGAATCCTCAGGCACTATTGAAAACTGATTATTAAAATCTTCTCTCATGAACTCAAGAGTCTTAAGTATATGCTCTTCTAATTGTGCTTGACCCATAGAGTGCTTTTCTTTTTGTGTCAATCTATACAGCTGCTGATTTGCATATCCGCCAAATGAATGAATGCACTTCTTAGATAAAAACAATCCTTTATTATTTATCAGCTCCTGGCCAATTGGATTAAGATACAGATAATGTTCAGGTTTTAATCCAAGAAGCTCAATGGTATTTGGATTCACATTTGTGAGCAAAGATATAAGTTTATTAAATGAATAAACGGTTGTATCTGTCTTTTCATCCACCACTTGATCAAAGTTCTGATTTGTAAGCAGCTCCATTTTAGAATTTAAAGCACATCCTCTTATATCTACATCTGAGATCCCTATGTTGGTTCCATATGCATATGATCCACCCAGGCCCAACAATATAATGTTGGGGCCAAGGTGCTCATTGTTGTGTAGAAAACTATATTCACCATTGGTATCAGATATGGTTTCTTTAATTTTATCTAATGTCATAATCCTTCCCTCTTATCCTTAAATAAATCTCAAAATTCTCATTTCCAATATTTCTTAATAAGTTCTAATTCCTCAGATGTAGGGGCTCTCATTGTGAAACAAGAACTTTCTGTTACGTCCTTAATGGCTCTGTTATATCCGGCTTCATATCCTTCTTTATACTGGTTACGATCATATGCAAGTGCCTTAAGAAGTTCTTCTTTATTTACATCTACGCCCATGCTTTGAGCGACAGACATAACGTTGTCCTCTAGTGTTGTTTGTATTTCAGTCTGATATACTTTTATTGGTGAGATATAACCGTCTAATGGATTCATCTATTCCAGCTCCTTAATTTCTGTGAATGTTTATAGCGCAATTCAACTTCTTGCTGTTTGCCAAGATTAAATGCCGTTTTATAATCACTTGTTAAATATCCGGTCACTCTACGAAGATGCGTTACATGATTGCTACCACACATAGGACATTCTTCATCCATATCATCAGAATATCCGCAATCTTCGCACTGATCATTAGGAACGTTAATTGCGAAGTAGGGAACATCTTTATCCATAGCATAATTGATTATGGTTTCAACAGCATCAAGGTTATTCTTTACAGAAGACTCAAGCTCTACATAAAGAATGCTTCCAGCATTAGAGTAGTTATCAAGTACAGATTCAATGTCAATCTTCCTGAAAGGATCTATCTGTTCCCAGACAGGGCAGTGTACCGAGTTAGTGAAGAACTCTTTATCACTAACATTAGGGATTTCGCCATACTTTTTCTTGAACTTCTGCATTGATGTGTAGCACAGATTTTCTGCAGGAGTTAAGTATACACCATAATTAAGATGTTCTTTCTCCTTCTGTTCTTTACATCTATCCTTAAAGAGCTGCTCAATTTTGCATCCAAGAGCGAAGCCTTCATCGCTTAGCTGATTGCAGCCTACAAGGATCTGTAATGTCTCAGCAAGTCCTATCTGTCCAAGAGCAAGTGTACCATGCTTAAGTGCACTCTCTATGTTCTTGCCATCGTAACCAGCCATTGTATGATTGGTATACATAAATGCTCCTGATCTGGGATCTTGTGAACAAATATAATCATATCTTTCACGAAGCATCTGGAATCCAATTGTTATATTGTCATCTAATATCTGCATGAAACAATCAACAATGGGTTCACCAGTTTTTTCTGCTCTTTCCTTGGCTTGCATAGCAAGAGTGGGCATGATAATTGTTACCGGACAGATGTTACCACGACCATCTTTGAGCTGGTCAAAACCATTTATATCAAAACCGTTGTATGTCCTACACAAGTCTCACTGTGTGAGACCTAGACTATATCTTCATTATTTATTCTATTACCAAACAAATAATGCTCAGCACTTCCACTAAATGAATTTCACATTTAATGTACTCTACTCGCTTCTTCGCCTGAATATTTCTTTCAGGTTATGCTTTCGATAGTCGTTTGACCTTACGCATAATTAAACAAATAACCTAGATAATCTTCTTTTAATTCACCTTTTAACACTCTAGCAATTTTATGTCTGTCAAGTTGTAATGCATTGGCACATTTTCTTATAGATCCATACACTCCTATAGATTCATTATTTAAATTTTTAACTTCTACTGAAGTATTATTTTTATGAGTGCGGTTTCCACTATGCCATCCGTGATATACATTATATGAATTTGTACACCACTCAAGATTTTCAAGTCTGTTATCTGTTTTGTCACTGTTGATGTGATTAACGTATTTATAATTATTTGGATTAGGTATAAAACAATGGGCTAATATGACATGTACCCTATTATGATGAGAAACTCCATTTTCTGTTTTATATTGAACTTGTAAATACCCATCGGATCCTTTTGAAGGAGTAAGCTTTTTACCAGTTCTTTTACTATAAATATTTAAATCATCATCTACTAAAAATCCATCATACTCTTTCATAAACACCTCATTGAGGTCTTTGTTTAAGTATGCGTCTTGGCACAGGATTCTTTCTTTCGAACATTCCCTGTTAGCCAACTTGCAAAATGTCATTTCCTACATTTCCATTTTTATAATGTCAAGTTGACACCTTACATTTGTAAGTTCACTGAGTTTTACATGAGCCATCGTGTTGTTGTTAACCCATGGTTGACATATAAGTTCTAGGATCGTTAGGATCATATCCGGCATTACCACTCCAGTCAACGTTACAATAATTTGGATACAATCTTAATGCAGTACACTTTATAGCCAGCCTGAAAAGGTCATAGTTAGGATCTCCTGGCTTTCTATTCACACCTTTCATACACTGGAATATTGCACAAGGGAAAATAGATGTACGGTGGAACTTGCCAAGTCCTTCTATTGCTACTTCAAGTAGCGTTTGAGTAACCATTCTTCCTTCAAGCCTAGTACATGTACCATAGTTGATAGATGTAAAAGGTAGTTGATTACCGGATCTGCTCTGAAGACTATTAAGATTATGATACATAGCTTCAACAGCTTGCTTTGTTTCTTTCTTTGTCATAGCCATAGCATACTTGTAGGCTTGTTCGTAATAATAATATCTAGTATCTTCAATACTTATTTCTTCAGGGTTTGTAGCCCCAAGTTCTTTTTGTATCTGAGAAGGAAGTAATCCAACTATATATTCAAGTCCGTCTTTGTAATGCTTATAAAATGAAAGTCTTACGTACGGAACCATTGTCCAATCTAAATGTGTTGCTGAACATCCGCCAAACTGGTCAAGACTCTGCAGCTGGAAAATTACTGCGGTTAATTGAAGAGCTGAACCTATTGATCTGGCCGGACGCATGTCTGTCTGTTTTACTCTGAATCCATTAGCAAGAAGATCATCAAAAGGAATGCTTAAGCAGTTGTGATCTCCAAGAGGATAATGGTCGAGATCATGTATATACACTTCATTACCAAGATGCTTCTTACGTGCTATGTCTGATACAAGATAATCAAGTGCGTATTTCTTCATAAGTACACTTTCGGCTTCACCTTTACGACCACCAAAAGAATGTTCGTCTACATTAGCATTCTGATTATCTACATCTATTGCTTCAATCTTACGAGTAACTTCTCTCATAAAGTCAGCGTTATATTCACGAGAGCGCGTTCTTTTATTCCTATAAAGTATATACTTCTTGGCGACATCCTTATGTTTTGACGCCATTAATTTATTCTCAATAATATCCTGGATATCTTCAACTGATAATATCTTATGATCCTTAACTTCCCATGATGCCTTAACTAACTTTTCAATGCCATCTGCAACCTGATCTGCGCATTGCCTAAACTCTTCGTCTACTTCTCCGCGTTCAGCTTCACACGCCCTAACCATTGCTGTTATTATCTTCTCGCGATCAAATTTCTGCTGTCTACCGTCTCTTTTATTTACTACCATTTTTGAGAGCCCTCCTCTGTTTTCTATGTACCTTTCTTTCCCAGCGCTCCCTATATTCCTTTACTGTGTCACTAATATCAACTGTAACATCTTCCTTTTTACCATCTCCATAACGAGTATATCCATAAGTATTTGGAATAGAACAATGTGTAGGATCAGTATCAAACCTTTCATTGTAAGGTGTCTTATATGCACCATGCTTTTTTTGAATCCTATCGTCACATATCCTACATCTACATTCTACCCAGCCACCTTTACTAATTGGACTATCTGGACGTCCACAATGCTGACATACATTAGCAGAAATTGCTGTATACTTATCAATTACATCCTCAACTTCATCCACGCACATATTGGTATACACACGGAGCTCGCCAAATTTCTCCTTGATCTGAACAAAATATAGGCGATTCTCAAGTCCAAGCCTATGAATGATCGGATTAAGTTCCTTGATACACATATGCCACAGATCAGCCCAACCACCATTACTACCAAACGCATCATATTCGGTAACGCCAATAGTAGGTATAACTTCACCAGTCCAATCACTATGTATAGCAATCCAGTTACCATACTTCCTTATTATCTTTTTGGCTCTGAGGTGATCACTTATCCTCTTCCTCGCTTTCCTTCTTTTCGCGCTCATCCATTTTCTCCTTCCATATTCTATCCCAGCCGTATACCCACAGCCTTGCTTCATCTTCGGTATACCCTTGATGGATTAATTCTTCACACCAATGTTCCCGGAAATATTCATGTATAGGTGTGTGTAAATCTTCAGTCTTAGCTTTTTCTCCGGCTTCACCAACTCTACGAGCGAGCTCTATTTCCCAATCATTCGGGTTAAACCAAACTGCCGCTTTAATAGCTTCGTCTACAGTATATTGAATCTTATTACGCTTACACTTTTTGTAATATTTAACAAGCGAATTCTTGACCCAACTAATGCATTCAGCTTCTTCACTATCAATAAAACATTGACTACTTATATGAACGTATGCTTTGTTTTTATCTACACCCATACTACATGTAAGATAAGGATAGTATTTGGAAAGATCTTTTTGATTATTTATGGTTAATATGTGATCTCTTCCATCCGCACCATAAATAGAAAACTTACTGTTTTGTAAGTATTTATCACTACGATCACCGAAGCTGTCACATACATCACATTTACCACAAAATTCTGACATATTACCTCCTTCCTTTTTAGAAACCAATAGGGCAAGACCGTCGCCTTGCCCTATCCTTATAGGCTTCAGATCATTCTACGAAATAAAGCTTTCTAACTTTGTCAACTTATCTATGACCTCTCTTATATCTGTCGCCCACGTCCTTCGACTCTTTTATACTATCATATTATTGGTACATTGTCAAGTATCTAATTTTGTAAATTTCATATTTATCCAACCGCTACCATCAGTAAGTTTGCCCCAGTCATTTTCTATTTCAGAAATAAGTACTCTGCTATTTTTCTTAAGAGAAGTCTTAACACTATAATTAATTCCGGGGCCACTACGTACATTAAGGAGCATTGCTGTAGTCTTTACTGGCTTTACTTCTTCTTTCTTAGCAGCACCCATAACTACTGCACCGGGGATAGGAAATACTGTAGTTACAGCGGATCCCTTGAACTTGTCAAAATATCCTTGACAACACGCTGCTCTCTTCTGCTGATTAGCTACACTCTGATCAGCGGGCTTTTCAAACTGAAGAAGCATTATGTTACTTGCCTCAAGTACTGAGGTAGCCTTCATAAGATTATCCCACACGCCCTTGTATTTGGTTTGAAGCTCCTGAGTAAGATAAGTGAGCTGAAGATTGATATCGCAAATTGACATTTTACACTGTTTTGCGAGATCAAGTAATCCCTTCTTTCTTGTGGAGTATGTCCACTGTGCAAGACCATAACCGGCTCCGTCGTTAACAAAGTTGGTATACGTACCATTGTCAACCTTAGCGGTATACTGATCGTCATTTAATCCAAGCTTCTTCTCAAAACTGTTCTGAAGGTTGTTAGGTCTGATAGCACTCTCCATAGAAATATTACCCACAATACCGGCACATCCAAACTCATTCATACCGAGGATCCTGAAGAAATCCCAAGTAGCTTTTGAATAGTCAGCATAGGGATCAGGGGTGCCAGCTGGAAAGTTGGGAACAGGAGTGGGAGCTGGTGTGGGTGTAGGCTGAGGTGTGTTTGCACCAAGCAGATTATTCACCACGGTAATGACGTTAGGCATAATAGTCTTAAAATAGGGGCCAGGGCATGCAGTGTTTTGGTAGTCGCAGTGGTACGTAACGTTGCAGCCATTAACATGATTAATCCTATCGCTCTTATTATCAGACCAAATTAATCTTTGAATACCATTACGTTTACAAATATCTACAAGCAGATTATAAAGTGACTGAAGAGCCAGTTCAGATACTGTCCAAGTAGGTGAAAGAGTGTTATTAGCTACCTCAATAGTGATAGCACGGAAGTCGTTAACTCTTGATCCGGAACACCAGCTTCTATTTTCCTCACCACAATAGCCGCCTATACGTCCGTCTGTACCAATACCATAGTTAGACGATGCCTGTCTGCTAGGTCTAGCAAATATATTACCACAAGTTTCTACGGTAAGATTGCCGGCCATATGGTGAATTGTAATTGTGTCAATTTTATTATTAGTGACACCATACTTCGCAGCGTCACTACGAGGATTATAGTTAGGCGTAGGAATAATTACATTACACAGAGGTGAAAAGATAAAATTGTTGGCAGCATTTGCTCCAACTATTTCTGTGTGCTGTCTGGCTAACGCTAAACATTCCTCGATATCGTCAGCTTCGTCTAAGCCATTAGAGAGTTCCTTTAACGCTTCCGGATTAACTCTCTTTACACTAGTTACAAGTTCAAGCTCATTGGTTTCTTCTTTTTTAAACTTCATTACTGTCTTCTCCTTCTTCTAAAATTGCTTTATATAAACCAAAATGCATAGCTATTAAACCATTATCGGAAGGAAGAATACAAAGTTCATCACCTTCTTCTATAAGGTCTACATTTTCCAATGCGGTAGCTATAATTACATTCTCTTTAACTCCTGTTGGCCTCATCCATACAGATTTCATATCTTCTTCAGGGGGATTAGAATATGTATTAATTAAAACATCGTCTGGGAATTGATTATCTCTATATGGATCTAATATTAAGGCATTTCTAAGTTTGCGCTGTTCTACGGTTAATCCTTCGTCAGAATGATAACTATCGGCTTCAGCAATTGGTATTTCATGAATCTCCAGTGGCTTAACCATATAGTTCTCATTATATCTTAAAATAATTAACGCATTTGTATCTTCTATAACTCGAAGTGAAATACCAGTTTGCTGATCGATATAGCAAAATGCCTTAACTGTATCCTTACCACCAACCATTTCTTTAATGCTATCAGGTGTTTGTATCTCTACATATCTTCCTACGATCTCTCTAAAATTATATTCACTAATTGGTTTCATATAGCCTCCTTATAATATGTGGATAACTTTCCATCCTCTGCTATGTTTTGTAATTCTAATGTGGTAGTCATATCTGTGCTATCTACAAATGATCCAATAGCAATACCATTGCGGTCTGTTACACATAAATGATGAGGCTCAATATTTATTTGAGCACTTGTTAATATACACTTTTGTGTAATAACCAGACCATCCGTAGTTCTGATCTTAAGATAGAATGGATCACCATCTATTTGTAAACAACTCAGATCAAAATAACTTGTACCACAATATGGACACTTGCTTAATCCTACATCATATGGCGCACCACAATTCGGACAATTACGATTTTCACTCATATTATTTCCACCCTTTACTATATCACATATCTGTTGTTATGTCAAGTGTCTTCTTGTGCCTTGTAACAGGAGCGATCTTACTTATCACGCGTTCAGTTTCACCGGTCTTTTCAAAATTATCTCCGACCTTACGCCACTTAGGACGGTTATAATCATATTCAAGAACGTGTATAACATCGCCTTCTTTAACAGTATAATGCTTGTCAATTTTAACCTTGTCAACCTCACCATTATTAATCTGATAAAGAGTAAGAATGTTGCCGCTGTATCCTTCAACTGCTGTAACATACCAATAGCCTGGCTTGACTGCCGGATCTGTAGTGACTAAATAGCCAAGACATTCAGCTTCATAATCTATTCTATCGAATAAAGTAGTTGGAATGTGCTCTTTATGTTTTGACCAATATGTAAGAACACCATTCATATCCATATCCTGGAATTGTTTTTTAGTTTCTTTCCCGGAATGCTCTTTAACATTGTTGACACCGAATGTCAAACAAATGTCAGTATCTTTTGTTATAGTTTTACGAGCTGAATACTTTTCCCATTTAGCCTCTATATCAAGAAGATCATTGATCTCTCCAAATTCTGAAAAGAAATCAAGAGCAATAAGAATCTTAATTTGTCTCTTATCAGCAATCTTCTTTTCTTTATTTATATCATTAAGGACATCTATAAAATTATCATAATGTACATCTTTGAGATCATAAAGTTTTTCAGCGACAGTGGCAGATAGATAAGGAAGCGAAGCAATTCCTTTATATATCGTATTTGTCTCTTTATCAAAATCATAGTAACTTGACGAATATCTAAACTTAATATTTTGTAATTTAATACCAAAGTAATCAAGTTCATTAGTAAGGCGAGTAGTAGTATCTTTGTTATTAACGTATGTATTTAAACATACAGTATAATATTCAAGCGGATAATTTACTTTAAGATATGCTCCATAGCACATATCGAGAGAGGTAGCGGCTGCATGGGCACTACAAAAGCCATAAGCCATACAGCTCTGGATCATTCCCCAGGTTTCATCAAACATATCTTCGGATCCAGTTTTCTCAATCCATGTTTTTCTAATTCTAGTTTCAAGCTTAGCAAAGTCATCAGGTTTAATTTTCTTTTTACTAATCTTTTTAATTAAACCAATAGATTCAGATGGGGTTATGTCAAGCCATTGAAAATATTCCATAAGATTCTCTTGGAATAATATATATCCTTTTGTAGAAGCTAATACGTCATCAAGTTGCTGAGAACCGGTAGTATAATCCTCATGATTTAAAAATCTTTCACGCCATGAATCAAACGACGGACGAATAGCAGCGGTAAGTAATGCGCCATCTTCAAAAGATTTTACCCCATATCGCATTTCTTGTTGTTTACCATTTTCAGTATCAACTTGATTAAGTGTACACGTAATACCATCTGCTAATAATTTCCAGATACGTTCATCATTTTTTATATTAGTAAGTAATTCACGTGCGGGAATTATTGGTTGACCAATAGCTTTAAATGTTTCAGCAATAAGATGCCATACAGTTACAATGAGGAAGTCATCCTTCAATACTTTATATTCATCTGCTTCGGCTGAAGTGATAAGAACGCATAATGCATCACCAAATTTAAGTACTCCATATTCATAAAGAATATTTTCATTGCAAAGAAGATGTGCACAACTATGTACAGATGCGGAAAAAATAACTCCTACATAGTTTTCGGATTCGGCTATTAAATCCTTCCATTGGGGATCATTCCTATATTTATCGAGATCGGCACTAATTTCATTGCTCGTATCAAAGTCGATATTTTTAGCTCTACATAAATTTTTAAAAGCTTCTTTTTGTTGAAAGTTACCAGTTTTATACATTGGATAACAACTATGTTCTCCAAGTAATTCACGTGCTGCCTTAACAAATGGTTCCTGAGTTTCGACATTATAATCAATATCAGGTAATGCTCTGTTTTCAAGGAGACGTGCGGTTGATGCGAATCTATCAGGGAATATAGGTAGGTTAATTTTAAAACGATCAAGCTGAGTCATTCCGCAGATACGATTAATATAAAAAGATGCACATGATCCTCTTCCTCCACGAGTAAGCACACCACCATATTTATTCACAGCAAGATCAACGAGTTTAGTATTAAGAAGGAAATAGTCTGCGGTATGAATCTCGTCATTAGTCTTCTCAATAATATCCATTTCATAACGGATACCTTCTTTATATCTTTTGAACTCTTCTCCTTCTATATGTTCTTCTTTGCGTATTTTATTAAATCTATGATTAACTAATTTCTTCAGTTTACTTACACGTTCAGCCGGAGTAAGATCAGGATCGATAGTGGGCATCTTTATAGCATGATCAATATTAATTTCTTCACAGTGAGTAAGAAGCATTGTATTATTGATAGCTTCTTCAATTAGAGATTCTTTAAGGATTCCCTGTGCTACAAAACGATCGGCCATCGTATCGTAATCTGGATAATCAAGAATAAAATTAGACTCTTCTTCATACTTCATTCCCTTACCAAGAAGAAGTACATCACGCTGCTGTCTTCCTATATCATCAATATAGTGTGAATCATTAGCCGCAATTAACTTAAGACCATACTTATCCATGAAACGAAGTGCTTTTTTATTAATCTCCTTCTGTAATGGATCATTATGATTTTGCACTTCTAGAAAAAGATTTTCCCGAAAGTGATTATATAGTGGGAGAAAAATATTATTAATACTATCGTCATCACGAAGGATTCCGGCTACACAAGCAGTGGTGATATATACATCATCAGGATCAAGCGTAAGTAAATGTTGTACGTCAAGCCTGGGTTTGTAATAATATCCTTCAATATTAGCAATTGAAGATAGATAGTTACACTTTTTACGTGCTTCATTTGTACGAGGTGCTACAATAATATGATAATTTCTTTTGTCTTTAAGATCTGGGTTAGCATCTTTTACAATGTAAAACTCTCCAACCGGAAGACATTTAAGATTATAAGTATCTGCGAGTGTACGGCACTCCCAAATTTCCCCCATGCATCCATGTTCACATGTAGAAAGAGCAGTATGACCAAGTTCAATTGCTCGCTCAGCGTACTGTTTATTTCTTGTTGTCGAATCAATTGTAAAAATATTACTTACATGACTATGTTTATGATAGTTATAATATTCTTTCATTATTGAGTCTCCTATATATTTCATATATAAGATAATACTACATTGCATTTGTGGTAATGTCAAGTGCAATGTCGGGCAATGTAAAACCATCAAATTGATGGTAAAATATACTGTTTTTACCCTCAAAATGATGGTTTAAATCTAATGTCGTTTTTGATTAAAAATGATCACAAATATCAAGGCTACCATTATTATTATGGCCAGGTCTATCCAAAATGGTATTAGTACAACTGGCCATGGCCAAGCAATTACACCGCACAACTTAAGTATAATAAATGTTAATTGCAATAACTGTAAGAATGTAATTCCTCCACTAGCTACTCTATTTTCTGTTTTCATATTATTTATCTCCTACGCTGATTGTTGCTGCTACAACATGAGTTTTAAAATACTTATCTAGTATATCTTCCAAGAACCACTCTAGGTTATCTATTAAGATATTAGGCTGTGCCGCAACGCATCTTGTATAATTTACATAAGTGAATGGCTCAGGAATCTTATACCCCATCTTCTCCGCCATATCCTTAACATTCTGAGCCTGGACTTGATTGTAGCAAACAATTGGATATCCAGTTATGGCGCTAGTAATAATAAGGTCATGAGTTTTTCCTTTACCACGTTCTCTACTAATTAAGTTTGTCATTATTTAATTCCTCTATCCTCTGAGATATTCTTGAATTAATGTTATTTACTTTGTCAACTTTATTACTACGCTTATAGTTAAGACAATATACTCTATCGTCCTGATCAAAGTATGTTACACGGATATCGTGTATTTCCTTGACTTCATTATCATCTGTGTAAAATGTTATTGTATGTTTCATATCAAATATCCATTCTCCTCAAACTTGCTTTATTGCTAATGCTACATAACCGGACTCAAGGCCCCAGCCTGACAGCACATATGTTATTTTGTATGTTAGCTTGTGTATAAAATGTTCTTCGATAGGATCACCAGTGATATTATCTAAGACTTGAAATTTAATTTCGTCACCAGTTTGATATCCGCGATCATTGTATCGAATCTCAAAATTCTTTTCGCCTTTTACAATAGCATCAGCAAAACACTGCTTAATCTTTAAATTATGAGTTACCATCTTCGTCCTCCATAATCTCTTTCACATAGGGAAGATCCTTAAGAACATTTACAAACTCTCTCCACTCATCAAGTTTATGACCGGTGCGCTGATGAATTATGTTCATCACGTTTTCATAGTTCATTGTTATTGTTCTTTTCTGATTATAGGATGATGGAAGTAACTGTATAATTGCATACCAAATATGCTTTTTCTTATCAGTATCTTCCTCATTAAACCATGCATCCCGTAATTCATTTAATGTATCTATCCACGGTCTTGCAATCTCTTCATATACATTAACAGAGTCCGCATATTTATACTTATCATTTATAATATCGTTGATACAGGTATGAGAGACATTATATTTTTTCGCAATCTCTCTCTTACTCAATACTCCATCCTCCCATAACTGTCTAATATATGCACGCTCTTCTTGTGTAAATTTTCCTTTATAAGTAGATACTGTTTTTGGTTGTAAACTATTCTCATATGAATGTTTTATATTATCACTTTGTGTTACCCATTCCAGATTATCTGCAAAATTATTCTGTTTATTCCCATCAATATGATTTACTACTAATCCGTCTTTATAATCCTGACTATGAAATAACTTTGCGACAATTCTATGCAACGGAATTTGTTTGCCGTGTAACGTAACATATATATATCCGTCTTTATGTTTACTTCCACCCAATAACCTATAATGATTTTTGAATTTATGTTTTACTCTTCCATAACAACTCACATCATAATCATTATCATAAAAAACCCACACCTCACTCGCTAACATTTCTTCATCAAGTTCGGGAACAAACTGTTTCACATTTACTTTATATCCGGGCAATTTATCAAAACTAAAATCTTCCATTTCAAACGGTTTTGATAATAATCGATGCATAGTGCTGCATGAGTTTGTTGTTATATTGATACGATACTGATCCATTTCTTTCCACCAATAAAGTGGTGCGGTGATATCCATGCTTACAAATATCTGTCTAAGGTATTTTCTATGCTCTGATCCAGCCTTATACAGCTTACGCATTAGTCCTAAATCATTTTGGCCTACAACAAATTGCATTCCCGGATCATTTGGATTAATTGGAGAAGGATCCTCGACCCATTCCCAACCACTATCACTTTTATCCCAGCTATTCATAGGGTTTCGCATGCCACGAATGGCATGCTTAAACCCCCACACATCTATTTCTTCAACTTTGATCATGCGTCAAATACCTCTTCATGATTGTGCATTCTCTTGAACTCCTTAGCCATCAGCTCACTCACATTGTGATAGCCATTACGCTTGATCATCTGGTTGCGGAGCACTATGCGCGCCCATCTTCTGTTGTATACTGGTGTAGGATTGTAGTTCTTCTGTTCTTTTGTCATGTTAACCTCCTAATTTAAATTATACATCAATTAATTTATCAACGTATGCTCTATCTTCACCCTTAAGGATAGGCATTTCATGATCTATATACCAGCCCTCTTCGCCTTTCAAACAAGCACTACCTCTCTTCTGCTCAATAGGAAAGTCATTCCAATTAATACCCTTCTGCTCATGTAACATATCCTGGATATCATTACAGCTCTTGCAGTGCAATTCTTTCTGACTAAAGTTGGCATGTCCAACCATTTCAATACTATTTCTTGTTGCATCTAACTGACGCCAATAGATTAAGTTGGTTACTTCTTCCTTAGGAATATTGAAGCAACGGGCATCAAACATAGCGCCTTTATTAATTGCTTTTCCTAATGTATCGACATACTCAGGATCCGAAGGTGACAAAAATTCATGATCATGTGCATAGTACTGTACAACATGATGTTTAAACGCTTTATTAAAAGCTAATGTTGCCATAGATGCTGCAATGCTACACATCTTCTGCACTTCGTAATTAAACCACGCCTGGCTTGTAAGTGTCTGATAATCAATAAGGATCAATGTGATTTCATCTGATTGGGTATAACCAAATACACAGCCCTGAATATTCTCACACAAATACTTCATAGTATCTTGCATTGACTTTATCAGGATCTCGTCGAATGGTTTTTTCAAACCTCTTGTGAAAGTGTGAAATGCCTTGCCGTCTATCCTTATTGCTACTGGAGTTCTTCTTAATAATCTTGTCTTAGAAACTTCTTCGTAATTGAACTTCATTCTTGTTCCAAGTTCATCGTGCACAGCCATTACATTATTCCTCCACTATTTTTTCACTATTTCTTAGTTGTAAATACATACGTTTATACCGACGTGCTGCTTTACGTGCTTTCTTGAGCTGATCAATTGTATCATTCATAGTTTCTACAGCTTCAAGAATTTCTACGGTTTTAAATGGAAAGTCTTTGTCTTTAAAAGCACTACCACTACATGCTTTTATTATGATCATTGCATCTTCTCTAGTCATAATTCACCTCAATAAATTACCGGTGTGCCAAGTGTACAATGACATATGCCGCTGCCACCATTTGATGGATGGTTAGAACAAAACTTACATGGATCAACCGGAGTTGTAGATCCCACAAATGGGATATGGATTGTAGTTGAATTAGACGCATATTCAGTATAAGTGTATCCGCAATGATCACATGTTCTTCGATATTGTACCGGATAACTTCTTAATACTTCTTCCTGAAGATCATGCCCACAAATAGGGCATGTATAGATTATCTCAACCATCTTTTACCTCCCGGTAATTATCACAATCCTCTACTGTTGATTTGATTGGCTGAAGCACGGCTGTATAGATTTGTGGTTGATACTGAACTCCTTGAGGTGTCTGCACCATCATACCTATCTGAAAGCCCGCAGTAGGTGGCGGTATTACATCATCAGGGATATCAAAGATTGCTTTGTATTGCATCGTGTGTTACCTCTTTTTTGTAATCATATATTTTACCAATTTCATATTGATAATTTTCTATAGGAGTTTTCATATAAAAATCACAATAGCCGCGGCCGTTCTGTGCTATTACATACTCAATGCCTTTTGTTAAAATAGATGTATCAAGTACTCCATGTAACATGAATATTCTAAAACCATCTGATCTTCTTAATCGACACCAATGAGAATCTGATGTTTTTTCGTGATTAATGACTTGAAATTTTTGACTGGAAATAACATCATATATCCACTGATCAAACTCATCTTGATTACTCCAGAACACATTACATCTTATTCTTAGAGCTATAAATCCTATATCTTTACAGAATGTAATAAAGTCATTTAGCCAATCATCATTGTATCTTTTACTAACAACACACGCACAAGATGTTTTAATATTAAATTCATTAAGAGTATTTACTATTTTTGCATAATCAATATCAACAAAGATTTTATTATCAAAAATATTTCCTCGAATAGAAGGTCTAAAATCATGTACTGATATATTCACATAATTAATAACTCCGCTCATGTATGGAGCTAACTCTACAATATTAGTTCCATTAGAAGTTAATGTGACTCTACACACCCTTTCTTGAATATGATATTCACGAAGTTCATCCATGACCCGAATGAACAATGTCTTGTCTAAGGTTGGCTCTCCTCCAGTAATATCTAAAGATACTTCCTGTTTTCCATCAATTTGAGATAATAAATGATCAAGAGTATTTATAAAGTTAGAAAGAAATTCTTCTTTATTAAAAGATATGTTATTATAGTTTTTATCTTTACAATAACAAAAAGAGCACTTTGCATTACAATTTACCGGAAAAACTAATTTAATTGTAATTACTTTATTATAATTAGTTCTTTCTACATACATAAGAAACTCCTTAAGATTGTTACAATGTTAAACAACCCCGGCGCGAGTCGGACGCGCACTGAACGGAACCAAAATCCGTTGCACTACCATTATGCTACGGGGCTATATGAGTGATTCCTCCAAAGTTTGTCACTTGTGATCTCTTACCCTTTAAGTTATCTCCGTCCCTTTCGGTAACGGCTTCATCATAGTTAACTGTGAACTGTTCACCACTCTACTATTATTTCATTTCTCAAATAGCGGGAGCCGGATTCGAACCGACATTCTCTTGGTTATGAGCCAAGTGAGCCTCCATTGCTCGTCATCCCGCGATATCGACTGTGATTATATTAACATATTATTGTTTTATTGTCAAGTACCTTTCGCATTAAACCTTTCTCGTCACAACGATACTCAGTACACGTCCGCAAACGCTGTCTTTCACTGTGCTATCCGAAGAATAACAGAGGGTATATCGGTCTACTTTTCCCGATTGCCACAGTGTATTTCTACGTACTTTACTGCGCTACCTTACACTGCCACTACGTCACGCTCCATCTTTTCACGTTAAAGAGGCGGGAAACGGGAACGTCTCGCTATTTCCTTGCGTCTCTATCCATTCTCGATTCGTAGAGAAGAACGCTGCTTGTCTTGCTTTTAAGTGAACAAAGAAAGCAGTAAAGAATGCCTCACTTTGTGCTGATGGTCGGGCTCGAACCGACACGAGATTGCTCTCAGCGGATTTTAAGTCCGCTACGTCTACCAATTCCATCACACCAGCTGGGCAGTTCCGATAAGGAAGGCACTAAATCTCGCCTCATTACATTCTCACTGCGAGCTGTGAGCAACCTTTTTCGGCATTTTCATTCTCTCTGAGGCGTTCTGCTTACTCTCAGATCATCCGGGAATGACCCGGCTTCACACGACCTCTAGGATTCGAACCCAGACCTACACGGGTTGGAGCCGTGTGTGCTACCAATTACACCAAGGCCATATCCGTAAGGGTGACACTAAGCCAAACCTCTCCGACGTCTAGTCCCTTACTATTCGTTCATTTTGTCGCTGTAATGAACGACCTTAGACTATAGGTTTTTATGTTTGATCTGCGACTACTATCAAACAAGGCTTGCGCCGTAGATAGGACTTGCACCTATACACCATTCCTGGTTGCTTGTTTTCAAGACAAGGGCTCCCACTGTACTGAGCGACTACGGCATAAGAGTTATTAATCTCCAATTGTTATTGGAGCATAACGCTCTGAATTAATTGTCTTGCACATTGCTTCTACCGGAGTCATGCCTATGCAAGACATAAGATTCTTAAATGTAGAGGCTGACTGACCAGATACGAGCTGTACACCCCTACGAGTAGAATCTGCATGGAATACATCATGCCTTGAGTTCGCATTCCAGAATACAATGTTGGGAATTTCGTACCCGGCTGCAGCAAACTCTGCAGACATCTGATCGTAAAATGACCAATCTCTATCACCACAATAATCAATCTCCATATCGGAAATGACTACTATAGACTTAGGCATTTCATCTCTTGGAACATTATTCTTTATTGCAATGTCAAGTAATGTCTGAAATGCTAAATGAAGATTTGTATTCTGACTCCAATCATTAGTGTCTATAGAATTAATTTTCTGAGCAAGTGTCTCTCCTTTGAGTTCATGGATCCTTGACCTATGAGAGAACGACATCCACATATTATGGTATGCGCCGGTATTACGCTCAGCAAAATAAATTGCTAAACCAATAGCAGAACAAATAGGTCTGCCATTCATTGAGTTCATTGAGCCTGAGGTATCAGCAATAACAAGTACGTTAGCATTGCCTTCAACATAGTTGGGAAGTTGTCTCCACTGTGCCTCTACAGTCTTATCTTCATGTGCTATAAAAGTCCATCTTTCAAGAATCTTCTCAATGAGATCATAAGGATAAAGAGTAGAAGAATTAATCTTTTCTTCTCCGGTCACAGCCTTATCAATAAATCTGCCATAACGCTGAGCATCATGCTTTACAAAGGCATTTCTATAGATCATCATTGCTCTTGAAGGAACCTCAGAATACTCGATCTCGTTCCAACGACCCTGAGTCATAAGTGTCTCAATGACACCAATCTTTTTTCTGAGCTTTCTAATGATTCTCTTGAAGTCATATACAGAGTAACCCATCTTCTTAGCGGTAAGGATACCCAGAGCTCTAGTCTTATCAGAAGATGCGTCGGCTGTCTTGATCCACTTTGCTAAAAGAGACACAGCCTTGCCGGCGTTGAGGTTTTCAATATCTTCCTCAAGTTGCTTCTTCATAGTTGCCCACATTTCATCCTCACAAGGAGTGCCAATAAGAGCATAAAGATCATCGTAACGACCATATACACCTATAAGATCGAGGTTAGGAATGAGTGCCTCTCTATGATACTCTGCGAGATACTTGATAATAGTTCTGAATGTCTGACGCTCACCAAGACCACCACGCACATCACGTGCATAGAAAGCAATCTTAGTTGCCATGAGAGGATCCTCCTGATATGCTGATGCAAAGAGACGCTGTACACGTAATTCATCAGTCTCACGAAGAGATCCGATAGTTCCGAACAGATCAAGGAGTGCTGTGTCAGTAGTATTAAGAGCAACTGCACCATTCTCTGTTCTTGTAAATCTTCCGTTCTGTCTTGCTGCTTCTGCAAAATTCATTTTAATCACCTTTATTCCTTTCAGGACTCATTAAAAATTATCAAAAAGGGTTAATTTTCGAGTTTTTAAAAATTGCTGTTAGAGTCCAAATTAACATGACGCATAATTGGTTGTAAGTTTAACAGGCTTATCCAAAAAAGATTGCTGTATGCGCCACAAATCGGGTGAATGGGACTTGAACCCATATCTACGGCTTTGCTGGCCATATTTCCAATAATTGCTGTTCGTATCACAAACATGATAACCGAATAACGTGCTCTGCCAATTGAGCTATCACCCGTAGTCGGAGGGGAAGGACTTGAACCTTCGACACCTAGTTTCCCTATAAGTATTTGCTGTTAGTGTGCCAAACAGTACACCATCGTATACACTAATGCTCTACCACCTGAGCTACCCTCCGGAACTTCATTTATTATATTATCACTTGATTATTACTTTGTCAAGTATAACTTGAGCGGATGGACTCGAACCATCAGAGGACTGAGGATCCGGTGTCCTTACCTCTTAACCAGTTTGATTGCCAATCAACTACTCAAGTTATGGCAGCGACTTTAGTGGGGATCGAACCCACGACCTCCGCCGTGACAGGGCGGCGTTCTAACCAGCTGAACTATAAAGCCTTGGTGATAGTTAAAGTCCTATCAACTGCTCATGTGTCTTTTTTATTTATCCTACAGAACCTCTTTTGCTCTTAAACTGTAGTCAGTGGGCAGAGTTGGACTCGAACCAACGTTGTTTCTGTGTGGCGGATTTACAATCCGCTGCAATCGCCGCTATGCTATCTACCCATATTTATTGGCTACCTTATGGCGGGAGTAGGGACGTTTGCCGGCCTCCCTTTGGTCAAAAGAAATAATTTACAAAGCAGATGCACCTACTTATATATTTCTTTTTTGTGGGGTTCTACCACTCTCCCCATAAGATAACCAATATAACAGCCGCCACTCCGATTTGAACGGAGGTGATATGATTACAAATCATAAATCCTAGACCACTAGATGATGGCGGCATTTTTATTTATATTAAATCCCATTCCTCGTCAGAATAAGAATTAATTTCTATTTTCTTTTTTGGTAATTTATATTTATCACACCATTTTCTTATAGTATTATCTGTGACATTAAACATTTTTGCAATTTGCATAAATGGTTTTAATCTTATAAGATATTTCAACTCTTCTCTAGAAACTTTTTTATCTTCTAATAATTCATTTCTTCTTTTTAATTCACAAGATCTACATCTTATTGATTTGTAATAAATTTTAATACCACAATCTATACATATATTATCTGATATTTTCTTTCTTCCTATGTATCTATCTCTATCTCGAACACTATCTTTATTCATACTTTTATATGTATCAGTTAAGCTATGACAGTTAGGACAGAGGACTTGTAAATTATCCAATTTATTATTTTGATAATTACCATCTTTATGGTGTATCTCCAATGGGCATGTGTTACTATATGGATTAATTTTTCCCCATCCACACATTTCGCATTTATGATTAGCTTTATCTAAAAGATAATCTCTTATAAAATGCTTAATGCCAGTGCCTGAATATCCTGGATCTTCACCATTTAACCAAGCTTGCACCGCTCTATTTCTTTTGTATATTTTTTCATGTTCTTTACAACAATATTTTGTTTGTTTCTTTTCTAATTTTTTACCACAAACCAAACACTCCATAGGCTCCTTTCTTACAAACAACCTTTATGTTATCAATGGAATTATCCTCGTTATGTTTGGTTTGTAGTATTATTATATTTAGCAGCACGGCTAAATCAGATCAGGATAAGAAGAATTTTAGTCGTACTACTATTTTTTCATGACACTAAAATTTTAACAATGTAGATATTTCAAGTATCGCTGTTTCGTTAATAAAATTGCTGTAAGTGTCACATATGCTGGCTAATGCAAAGGCGTCCCCTCATCAGAACCAGTATTCGCTCGATCAACCGTTAGACGGAAGAGAGCTATAACCCTCCGGTTGGATGCATTATTTAATCCTCACTTCCATCGTACATGGTGCAGTCGAAACACCCTCAGTGCTTAAAAGCCTTATGAGTCCGTTTATGTACGAACTAACTAGGATATTACTAGATTACCTAGGAGCATTCTTCAGTCAATATTTTTCATTATTGACCCGCCGCTCTAGCGTATAGCCTATTCTGCCACCCGGCTACGAGGGATAGGTTTGTCCGGAACACCTATAAACGGGCTAGCTCAAAGTAGGATTCGAACCCACATGTTGATTGACGAGATCAACACCGTACCCATTGTCGCGTCACGTTAAGTTGTCACCTTACACGTGCACTGAAGCGAACTGTTTGAGCTTAACCTATTCTCAGGTTGAATCTATGAGATTAACGTCCTCATAGCGACGTTGCCCGGTTTTCAGACTTCATCAGTCTCTAGGATTGTTCTTACCGCTGCGAACCATTGATGTTGTTTTTAAAATCTTATTGGCACAACACAGCCTCACCGAATACGGTCATCCCTGATGAGACGTGGTAACCGCGCACCGTGACTACATTACTGCGTCCGCGGCCCGTGTCCGCCACCGTAGAGCTCGTCTCTACTCCGTCATATCCTGTCAATTCAGGCATTACATCGGTTGAACTAGTGGGGTGAGGATTTGCACCTCACATAGACTACCTCCCTATCCTTATCGCATCGTTGGGCAAGTCCTACGGGCAAGTATAGCGTCTACCTATTTTTCCGCCACCCACTAATATATTATTCTTCGTCCTCTTCCGGATCAGGAATTGCTATCCTATATTCTATCTCTGCCCCACAATTAGGATTAGTACAGTGACAAACATGTACAATTCCCTCTCCCTCTAAACAGAAATCTGAGAAGTCAAAATCTGCATCCCAAATTACAGTTCTACAACCGCAATGAAAACATTCATACATATTGATCATCCCTTCTCTGATACTTGAAGGATGTTGGGTGAGGTTTATGGCCTCACCCGCCACCACACTCGTCGAAGGTTTATAATAAAAGAGTTATCCAAGTTACGTGTCGAAGGTGTAATCTTTTTAATTGGGAGTTGATTTATCTTCATCCGACTACTTTTATTAATAAACAGATTGTTGCAAATAAAATGTTTAGTTGTAGATAACTCTTAGATTATCAAGGGACGAGGCTTCTTCCTCGCCCCAACGGAGGTAAAAGCTAATGCAGTGAAAAGAACTAATCTCTTCAAGTATCAATGTATCATATTAATGTTACTTTGTCAAGTATTATCCGTGAATATTTTTTAAAATTTCTTCAGCACTTTTTCCTTCCTCAAGGCCTTCAAGAAATTTCAGATAAAAAGATGCCTTCTTAATATCCTCTGTACCATTTTTCTTATCGCTTCTCCAAGTGTATTTAAAAGCATTGCACTTACAGAAATTTTTCACAGCTTCAACGCCAAAAGTATCTACCATAACAGCCAGGCACTCGTACTTGCCGGACGTATAATGCTTCGGATGATTAACCGCATCATCTTCCTTAGCACGAACACAAGTATCTTTATCTGCCCACTTTTTTAATTCTTCTGTAAATCTAGGATCTACAAATGAACACTTCTGAGGCTTGAACTGAAGCTTCTCAGGAGGATAAAGCGTAGCAGAAGTATGCTTGAGATCCTCTAGATATTTCTTGAATCTATCTGCAGCTTCGGGATCTTCATCTGCATAACACTCAGGTTCATCAATATTGGTCAATAGATCTATAAGTCCCTTATTCATACCAATTTCGAAGCCCCCCATGTCAACCCATGCAACTTCATCGTCTGACATATCTTTTTTACATTCTTTGAACTTCTTTAAAATCTCTTCATACTTATCCATATCGTCATCCTCTTCTCTAATGTTTACAAAATTTAACATATTTACTCCTTTTGTTTATATTACTAAACGTTATATCTTGCTTGTATTGTTTGTATGAACAACAATTACCATGACACCCCACAGATCTATTTTTACATTCTGCACATGGTGACTTAATGGTAATTAATTTTCTATTTATCGTCATCATTCTGCTTCAGTAATGAGATCAAACTCTCCACTATCGTCAAACTCAACAGCAACCCTATTACCATAAGTATTAAGGACAAAATAGTTTTCATCGTCATGAGCCTCTATATCCTTGTCATATCCGGTTCTGGTTAATGCGTCTCTGATCCATTCATAATCTGTCTTCTGTAATAGTGTATGTACTTTGAACAAACAACTGCCACACAAGCGAATGGGATTCCCGCCATTAATACTAATAGTACCGCCCCAATCATTCTCAGTCGCCTCCTCGTACTCTAGTCCACATCTTTGGCACACATACGTACTCATTATTCTACCTCCTTCAAATATTTATTAATTGTATTAATTGCCACTTGTATTCCGAGACAAAAGATTTCACCATTATCTGCTACAAAATTCGCATGATAGACACTATTTTCTTTCGTTTGATCCATTGTTGATTGTAATTCAGAAAGAACTTTATCCCATGCCTCAAGACTTGTCATGATTCAATCTCCTTCTTTGTCTCATTTTTTCTTTTCTGTCTTGCACGTTTGCGGTTCTTCCATTTCCACCAGTGCCATCCCTCAGGGTGATTCTTAGAAGAACAACACCAATTCTTTATGAAATTGGCTTGAAATACTCTTTTCTTATCGAGGCCACGTTCACTCAAAATAGATCATCCTCCTCACTCTTCTTATCGGTCTTAACAAATGTCGAGCAATAATCTTTATAGTACGGACACTTCTTACTATGTCCACACAATGACGAACAAAAGTAACTGTCTGCTGCTACATTCTTAGGCGGATAATTCTTTTCATCCGTGCCACGTTCTTTATAAGACTGAATCTGTTTTGTTATATAATCAAGTGTCTCTTCAACCACTTCTGGAGTGTAATCATAGTAACGTACGTATTGTGATACTTCGAATTGGTCTCTTAACTCTTTAGGAAGCCCATCAAGAGAATTTTCTTCAACAGCCTTACTGACTATCATATCTAATTCAAACTCATCAATATCAACCGCCACAGGAGGTTTAAGAAGGTATGGACGGATCTGCGATACGTAGTTACGCCACTCGCAAACCTTCTCCTTGATCTTGCCGTTCTTTTGCTTCCACCTGACTACACAATACTTAAGCATTACCCATGCCAAATCCCTAACTTTATATCCTTCTTGTTCAAGAGCCTGGGCATAAAGTACTAACTGTCTACCGGCCTCAATAAGATGATCGCCAACGAATTGGCTGCTTGTCTTCCAGTCAAACACACTTACTGTGCCGTCATCATTTATAGGCAGAAGGTCGATATAGCCCTGGATATAATCATCATCTGATACTCTATATATGACCAGCTGTTCTGTTTTAAATGTACCCTTAGGAGCCTTGAAGTTATTACAAAATCCGGTCATATTCGCAATCCAGTTATTACGAATTGTACTATTACCATTCTTGTCCTTAGGAAAATCAATACCGCTAATCTCCATATTATCTATACCATCTTCAAGACTATTGATCAGAGCGGTTGTTGATGTTCCATTATCAATAATATCTTGAAGTGTATCGTGCATAATAGATCCTAGTGCTGCCCATACATTAGTCTCGCCACGATCACCAAGTACATAAGTTCTATAAGCCTGATAAGGACACTGATTAAGAGTATTTAATCTTGATATTGAATATATATTTTTGCCTTGCGCCCTAAGTTCTTCAAGACGTTCTTCTTTAGCTCTCTCCATTATTTACCACCTTCTTTTTAATGACCTCGATAGGAAATCTTGTGTTGAGATCTCGAACTACTTCATATTTGTCCTTATCATATGATTCCCTAATATTCATAATCAAATGTATCAGATAAAATATGCTTTTCAATGCGAACCATCTTTGAAATATTGCACATCTTTACAGCGTCAGCATAATCTTCAGCCATTAATTGACAATATCTGGTGATAAGATTAACATATCCGTCTTCAACTATTGTTATTTCCTCGCCATTAATATGAATCATCCACTTCCACCTCCATATAATATACTGCGTCCTGAAATATTTTATCCATAGAGTCTCCATAGTAAATTCTGTTAACATTTTCATCACCCATAACAGATGAATACGATTCAGTTGACCATGACTCTTTTGGATAAAAGATACATACTCTAGGAGCCTTGCGCTTTTTAAAATCCTCTTTACAGAAAGGAGAGTTACTATGATAATGCCAGTCATCACTAGGTTCAGTAACTACCATATCATAAGGGTAAAATACGTCCACGACCTTATCAACGTAGCGACTATATACACGTCCGGCATTATGTTCATACGGAGTATCATCCCAGTCGTCGCCCCAATATTCTTTAAGCTTCTCAGGATCCTTTGCAAGGTAATATCTGACCGTATTACCCTTAATTTCTAAGTCTATTACCTTATAACCTTTGCATTCTTGTTTTGTCATCTTCATATCAATCTACCTTTACTATACAATTCTTTGTCATCTGCTCAAATATATATCTTCCATGATCGGATGGACTATCCTTAGAGCCTTTATTGAGATAATAATGGTCACGATCAAAGAGATAATACACATTATTCTTCATTATGTGAGTATCTACTTTAAGTTTCTCAGCTTCAAACCTAATGGCTTCTTCATCAATTCCTTCATCATATGCTAAGATTATATTCTTCGCTCCGATTCCTTTAATATAGTGGCATTGTGTATTACTGAGGCAATGCCCGCCTATTGCTGTAGCGATAGGGCTTCCAAAGCTATGCATCTGCATCACTGATTTCTCAGCCTCTAATACTACAATAGTATTTTTAGATACTATAGAATGATAATTTGTTGTATATCCATACACTATATTAGTTTTAGGATATGGGAGTGAAGCATAGAATCTACAATCTGACGGACAAAGCGGATCATTACTTCTATTTTTACATCCTACTAATCTACCGGAATAATCATAGATAGGGATTGCAATGCTATTATCATCAAGATCCATTCTGACATCAAACAACTCTTGAGTTTGGAATCCTACACCATCCTTAAAAAACTTTTGAGATAGAGCGCCAGGCGGAGGTAAGGCTGTATCAGGATAATAAGTAAAATTTAATTCATAATTACCATATGAATCATGCTTGGCTTGTTTATAAAAACCTTCGAAAGGGAGAGAGACTCTTATGTCATCCTTATATCCAGTCCACTTTGCTATCTTAGTTAATGCCTCAGGGAAACTACAGTCGGTTTCATCCATGACTAGAGTAAAGATATTACCTGAATTATTACGTGTCATCATTTTATAATTCAAACTATCTAGCCATACAAGTAATCCGTTCCTATTATCTCCGCCCACTCTGCACATCGATAAATAATTTTGAGTTGAATGATATTTGATAGATTCAGTTTCTATTCCAATTCTCTCAAGCACTTTCACAATTCTATCTTCTTTATTACGAAGATAATCCTTGAGACTAATTGCATCAATCAATTATCATCACCACCTCTTAGTTTAAAATATGTTGCCAATGACATAATCAATGCATCTATTTCTTCTTTAGTAGTCTTTTCTCCAAAGGATATACGGATTGAAGACTCAGCCTCTTCATCAGTCAATCCTATTGCTTTAAGTACATGAGAAGGTTTACCATCTTGTGTATTACATGCACTACCAGCAGATACATAAATCATATTATTTGATAGAAATTCTACTATTTCCTCAGATCTATATCCTTTAAAACATATATTACAATTACCAGCGTAATGATCTGCTAAAGGGTTATTATAAGTCCAATTATATTCTATAAGCACTTCTTCAAGCTGACTACATAAATACTTTTGTATCTCTGTAATATGTTTCAAATTTTCACCAAGATGATTCATTTCATATTCTAGTGCAGCAGCCATACTCATAATACCAGGAACATTCTCAGTACCGGATCTAAGTCCACGTTCTTGTCCACCACCATATACAAGTGGTGGTATTTTAACTCCTTTACGAATATACATAAAACCTATACCCTTAAGAGCTCCAAATTTATGCCCACTTGCTGTTGCAAAATCCAGCCCAAGTTCATGTACATTCACAGGAATATGTCCTACGGCTTGAGTAATATCGCTATGAATATATGTATTAGACTTTTTGGCTATATCAGATAGCTGCTTAATAGGTTGTATTGTGCCTATTTCGTTATTAAGTAACATTACTGATACCAAATCAGTATCATCAATCGCACCTCTAAGATCATCCGGATCAACATAACCAAGCATATTTGCACGAAGCAAATAAGATGTATTGCTTACAAGATTTAACACTGAATGATGCTCAATATTGCTAGTGACTAATCTTCCACCTAAACTTTTAAGTACTCCCTGAATAATAATATTGTTACCCTCAGTAGCACCACTGGTAAAATAAATCTCTTCAGGATCTGCTCCTACACATTTTGCAATAGTTGCTCTTGCATTTTCAATGTCTGCTCTAACCTCTCTTGCATTGCCATAAGCAGCAGAAGGGTTATAATAGACAGTCATATATTTTTTTGCTGCGTCTCTTGCGCATTGCACAATAGGTGTTGTTGCTGCATAATCAAGATATATTGATGATTTCATATACTTACCTCACGAATATTATATTATCATTATATTGTTATTCTGTCAACTTATCTACTACGTGAAAAGTTATCAAATGTTATATCTATCCAGCCTACTTCCTTCATCCTCATAAATGCCATATCAAATTGTACACATATCTGAGGAGATACTTCACCAGATCTGTTTTTAGGTACGAATAGAATAATATAATGTTTCTCAGGATCAAGATCCAACAATACTTTTACTTTCTTACCGTCTTCTGTCTGACGATAATTATAGGGATGTAAACTCTCGTACTCATTATTAAATACCGGACGGAACATAATACACGCATGACAAGTTTCTGCAATACCCCTTGACTTACCAATAGAACTAAGATCAAGATACTTTCTTGTAAGTGAATCGGGAGCCAGCTGAAATGTACATACAAGTGCAACCTTGGTCTTCTTTGCCATCTGGAAAAGAGTTTCAGCACATGCACTAAACTCTGCCCATGCTCTATCTGATGCTCCGTCTGCGGGTTTGAGTACGTCATAGATTACAATAGGATATCCAATCTTAGAATACTTGGTAATAATCTTACGTACTGCTGCAGTATTGTAGTCTTGAAGTTCTACAAAACGTACATGGCCCGGAAGATTCTTGAGCCATTCACCAGCCTTTTTAAGTTCTGCTTTCTGCTCAGGTGTAAAATGTCCAAGCCCAATTTTCTTTCTGTTTAATCCACAACCCTTAAATTCAGAATTATTAAACAGTGCGTATGTAAGAAGTAACTGTCTATACTCCTTAGCCGTTTGTTCATTACTAATAACAAGTACGTTACGACCTTCTTCAAGATTCTTCATGATGATGATAGGCACAGACCCACTTGTTTTACCCTGTCCAATAGGAGCACCAAGAAGAGTCATTGTGCCAGGATGTAATCCGCCAAGCATATAGTTAAGTGTATTAAGACCAAGCGGATAACCTTGCTGCAATCCGGCATCGAGTTCTTCAATAAAAGAATCATTATCCTCATTGACATCCTCAGTTACGATCTTGTCTACACCAGCCACCATGCTATCGCTGATCTGGTACTCAATGTAGTCATAGCATTCTTCAGCAGACATATTCTTATACTTATCCATGTCACGAAGATCGATAAACCCTTTAAGAAATAACTTGGTAAGGAAGTTATTCTTAGCAAGAATGTCATAGTATGAATCAGCGTTTTGTTCATTAACAAGCCCCATCATTTCACGAAGAGTAGATAGGCCACCATACTCGTCAAAACGTTTCTTAACAGTCTTTTTGTCAGAGAGGTAAGTTAATATAGCCATGTCATCAAATGAGTCATATCCAGCCTTTGAGAGCCCTAGGGCGAGGTTGTAATAAAACTGTCCGGCATCAGTGATAACGTCATCACCATTTACCAATCTGTCTTTATATAAACCAATGAGTTCGGGATCCTTATAAAGACTTATAATAAAGTTACACTCTATCTCTTGTCTTCCTTCCGTCAGCTCCTTGGGTAATTCCTTAATGTCAATCATTCAGCCACCTCGATATATCATGTGTTTCCCGGACTTTAACCGGAGTTACATTGGATTCAACTTCTTCTATCGTCGCTGCTGTTTTATCAATGTGTTGAAGTTTCTTTTTATCTTGATGTTGTTTATATATATCATTAATACTGTTTGTAATAATCGCCATAATATAAGATGTTTTATTATACTCAGAAGTAAAATCCTTATTACTTATAGAATTTATAATGACTTGTTTTTTGTTACTAATTGTTTCAAATACTACTTCATAACCATATGATTCATATTCTTTTAATTTCTTAGCAACTATTGTAGGGAACTTTTGATCTTTGCTATACCCCAAAATGTTCCCTAATTCCTCTATACATTTTTGGCGGTACGTTTTCTCAAACATAAGATGCTCAAAGGCTCCTTGCGATGAATAATATTTTCCATCAGGAGCCTTCCAAGCATCTGTAGATGAGACGAGTACGCCGGTATCACGACACTTTACTTGTCTCATATAAATCCCTCACTTCTTCTTAATAGCGTCTCTATTTACAAGTGAGATAGTAATACTTCCGTCTTCTTCTATAATAGTAGAGAACACGTCTCTACCAAGTATTCCGTAGGTAACATCATTTTTAGTACCCTTATCAATAAGGACTGTCTGTCCATCCTTAACAGTAATCTTCTGATCCTTCGCTCTCAGTACTCTCAGCTGCTCGTCCAGTTTCATATTCATTATCCTCTCTTATTATCTTTGCACCATAACTTGAATTGTATTTAATGTCCTTAATTGCCTGTCTGAACATCTTTAATTCATCCGGTGTCTTAACTTTTGTCATTATTACTCCGCTCTCAAGTGTTACGTTGAGCCCACGAGCCAGCAGTTTTTCAACTGCCAGCTCCTTATCACTCTTCTCTCGTACGTACGCTTTGGGTTCTTCAGGCTTAATGTCTTGTTTTTTCTTAGGCATTATGCTACTCCAAGAATTTCTGCAGCTTCTTCAAGCATTTCAACGGTAAATGCGTCCTTATCCTTGAAGTTGCTAAGGCCATTGCTCTTCAGAAACTCTTTAATCTTAACCTTAGTATCGCTATCCATATTGAGTGCTGCTTCCTTAATCTTGCCAAACAAATCCTCAAATCTCTCAGCGTTGACTACAGAGGACTTCTTGTCTTCGGAGTACTTCTTCTCAACCTCAGCCTTCTTCTTCTCTACTACCTTCTGTTCCTTGGTAGCCTCAGCAACTGACGAACCTTTGCTGGTAAGTTCAGCCTCGATAGCGTCCTTGATTGCGTCTACAAGTTCCTGGCCATTGAGTCCAATTTCGTCAGTGATGTGAGCAAAGCGACTCTTTGAATCGATGGCATAACTGTCATCACGGAAGGAAATAACACGAGCCTCAGCTCCTACCTTACCTACCTCGACCTTTTCCTTCTTGCCCTTGCCAACGATCTTTTCCTTCTCGACCTTGTTGATAATCTCTCTCTTGATGTACGCAACACCAAGGACATCGAGCTTATTCTTAATAGCGTTGAAGGAACGCATTGTCATATCGGTGGTAAGCTGAGTATATGTCTCACCGGATACGGGATCAGTAATATCCTTCTGCTTAATATGTCCAATGATTACAAAGGATACGCCAACCTTCTTGAGCTCCCAGAGTGTCTCAACAATGAGCTGATCTGCCATATCAGATCCGGCTCCGAAACCACCATAGACCTGCTTGATTGAGGTCTTCTTGGGCTGGTCAGCATTCTCCTTATTATATCTACGAATGATCTCAGCATCCGCAATTTCCTTGAGCTGATCAAGAGTATCGATTACAACAACCTTAAGATTAGGATACTCAGTATTCTTATTCTCAATGATGTCCTCAACAAGTTCTGCAAATCCTACCTCGTTGTTAAGCTCCTCATAATCAGCATGCCATGAAGGGCAATTGATATAGTTGATATCCTGGATAGCGTCAACGCCGCTTTCCTTACCACACTCTGCGAACAGATATCCGCCCTCTTCAGGTGCAAGGATTTCGCAGTACTCCTTGATTGTAGTGGTCTTACCTACGCCGGCAAGACCAATCAGGCCTACATTGTAATCGAGCGGATTGATAGAAATCTTATTCTTCTTTCCAAAAGCCATAATAATTCTCCTTTTATTCTCTTGTTATATTGTCATCTTAATTGAAAAGATCCATATCGTCGTCATCATCCTCAGGCTCTTCCTCAGCTTCAGCCTTAGTAGACTTCTTCTCAGTGGTAGGCTTGTTCATAATATCATCAGCACTTTCTTCGACAGCGGGGATATAAACCTCGTCCTCAAACTCTGCAAGGGTATCGTCAAGAGTAACACAACCATCTGCGTAATCATCCCTGAGGTCGAAATCTACGAGCTTATACTCAACCTTTCTCTCTCCATAGATCTTTCCCTTGGGTCTGAAGTCATCAAGAGTCTTAATGCCAAGTTCAATAGCCTCTCTCTGGTTCTCAGTAAGTTCCTTCTCGTCGAAAGCAATCTCTTCTGCTCCGTTAGTATAAGAGATTACAACAGCAATCTTATAAACCTTCTTAGCCTTAAGATTGTTCTTGATCATACCATCCTCAAGACCAAGTCCGATCTGAGTCAGTCTATACTTCACAAGATTAACATGCTTCTCGTTGTCAAAGTCGATCTTAGAGCAGTCAAAGACAAGCTGGCGAGGTACATACTTGTTAGCCTTTTCAGATGCAACCCATTCCTTGGTATAACCATCGATGATAATCTTATGCTCCTTCTTCCACTCAGAAGTATCAAAGCTATCCTTAGTGAAGAAGAAATCTCCAAGGATGTTAAGTCCGGTCTTCACATTGTCATCAGCAGCAAAGATACTCTGAATGGTAAATCTATCTCTTGCATTACCATTATAGAAGTCCTTATTAACCTGACCGGTAACAGTAACTTTCTTCTTATCAAGTTCGAAGATATGATCGCGGATAAAATCTGCTACATCCTTATTAGCAAGGAACTCTACTCTTCCTTCCTCAGTGAAGTTTACGACACTCTTATTGCGAGCAGTCTTAAGAACACCTTCACTATTACGATCTTCCCAATCAACGTCAACCTTGTTGCCGTCATTGTCAAAGTAACGAACAGTATCCTGTTCCATACCAAAGCACTCTACATAACCTCTATTATTAGGAGTAGATGCTACCGAGAATGTTACACTTGTGTAAGGACTCCCGGATTTTGAAGTGCCGCTACGATCAAAGTAGCCTTTCTTAGAACTGTCTGTCTCTGCATGTGCATTGCCTGTGAACTTAAATCTCATAATTCAATGTCCTTTCTTAATTATTACTATGTTAACTTGAAAATCATGCCCATATAGGCGTAAATATACATTAACATAATTATATTATTATGTCAAGTATTATCTATGGTAATATAAAAAGATAATTTAGATCCTCTATATACTGCATATCCTTCTTCGTCCATGTCCTCAAACTGGAAAGGCTTAATGGTATAATAAGGATAGAATACAAGTGAATTGCCAGTAGATCTATCAAACATTATCATTTCAAGCTCCTGATTATCCACTTCGTCAACCGACATATACATATTAATACTTTTAGCAGACACAAATATATGTTTGCCGGCAATCTTAGTGGCAAGTTCATCAAAGGTCATATTATATCCTCCATGTTAATGTGATTTCAAAAAAAAAGACGACAGATGACAATGTCGAACGAATCTTTATATATTTATAGTTAGAGCGCTTGCAACGATTGATTATCAATCACTATTTATTTATGTCACTTATTAATGATTGATAAGTATTAATGAGTATGTATCCTTGATATTTACTCATCTTTATATATTTCTTAACACAAGTGTATCACAAAAATTTCCAATGTCAATACCCTATTGGTGTATTTTGTCAACTTAAATAGTAACAAAATTTTGTTTATATTATGTGCAACTTAACATAATAGCATTCTTACGCAATTCTCAAACATAAAATAAAAAAGCGGAGGATTATTCCTCCAGCTTTTCACGTAATGTCATGACTACATGGCCGTGTATTGCTAATAATACATTGACTATTTCAGCTGTTGTTGTGCCAAGTAGATTTGCTAGGCGGGTCAGCTCTGTCACGTCTTCATCGTAAACTTCAATCTTTGTCATTTTATATCTCCTATCTATCAATTCTATGTAATATAAAAACTAAAGCAATAGCAATAACTATAACGATCTTCATGACCAACCACAGATCATTAAGCCAATTGTCAACTAAAAACTCCATGGCTGCGCCTCCTTTACAAATATAAACCAATAATCATAATGACCGCGATCCCGGTTATAATAAAATAAATTAATTTGATCCGGGTCTTCAGGCTGCCAATAAAACAACCTCTCTCGCCAGGAACCATCTTTATATATCTCACGTTCAAATATCTCGCGCACTTTCTCGTCACATTCTTTTTGACTCATACCCCAAACACCTTGGCCAATTACGTCTACCCAGTTATTAAAAGATAAACGCTTTTCACTGGATCTCCAATTTTCCCATGCTTCACAGTATTCAGAAATAAGACATTCTCTATTACATGTACGACATTCCGGTGCATCGGAATCATACCATTGAGTCGTAAATTCAAAGATATGATAATGATTAAGAATTTTGAATGGGCTAAAGGATATAGGTTTGAGCTCCATATGATACCCAAACCTATCCTTTTCTTTCTCGATTAGTTCATTGTCAAGTTTCGTCATATTCTCTATACCTATATCTTTTCTTAGCTTCGCTTATACTTCCCTGAAGCATAGAATAATCACTGTCACGTATAGCTTCATCAGTATAAGAAAGAATTATTGAGCTTTCTCCCAAACCGCCTCTATAATCCTTATGAGACACAATAATAAGAAACATACCATCATATAGATCCCCATCATCATCATAGCTGCTGCAAGCATCCTTATTAATCATTGTCACATTCTCAAGATCATAAAGAACAGTCATGTTTTCGTCACAACAAATCATCTTAACCATTATTTTTCTCCTTAACCTTTTTTTTTATTTTTTTCTTAAACTTACGGATTACCTAAGCGATGCGCTTTTCTACTATATAGTTACTTTGTGGTTCTATTAACCTTAACTTCTTGTGACTAATAGAACCTTTGTTTACTTTTGTACCATCTAAGGTACGAATATCGAAGAAGCCGCTATTTCTACGACCAAATACGATATACGATTTACCTTGATACAAAACCCTATCATACATTCGATAACCCATTACATAATACATGGCTTGATTGCGTTTTCTGATACCACCTTTTAGGATTTTACACTTATGTATCTGTCTGTTGTGACAACGTACTTTCTTGTAATAGAAAACCTCTCCGCTGCTTTTAGCATTAGGATTACCACTGATACAACGAGCATCTATATAATGATCTTTTGACAAACCGTTTTCTATACGAGTTTTTTTAGTGACATATCCATAGGTAAGTTTTACATATGGATATATTGTTTTTAGTTTCTCGTACAAAGCCCATCGCATGACACCCATAAATGTAGCATCTTTGAAAGACATTCCTCTATGTATTGTCTTGGGGAGCTTTACAGTTCCCCTATGGTATCCAGTATGACAAGTTTCACAGAGTGTAATAAGATTATTAGGTGCATTGCCACCTGTCTTTCTGCTTTCTATATGGTGAACATTAAGAATCTTATCTTTTGACTTTCCTTTGCAACATTGACAAGTATGTTCATCACGGTATAATACATACTCACGTACATTCCAAAAATCTAATTGTTCTCCTTGCTGGTAATCTGTACCGCTGATATTGGGATTTTTAATCCTCTGTATATCGAATGATGCCACCTCTACTACGATATTTGATATTGGAAGTATCTTGTGTACTTTTGCCACCATCGTAAGGTGTGAATCTACTTTCTGTCTAACAGAAGGTGTTAACCATCCATCACCACGCTTGCGATTATTAAATCGTGGTTTACGATAACGGGTTTTACGATTTCTGCGGGAACATCTTAATCCCCTACGAGTAGAAAGCAAATCTACTATATCGTTTCGCAATTCTACATCAGCTTCAAAAAGAACTTTGTTTTTTGTGGTTACTGATACACCAATATGTTTGTTTCCACTGTCTACGCCTAAAGTAATCTTTTGTGTATAATTCGTGCTATCATACGCTAACTGTATTGTAAACGGACATTTCTTTATTACCTTTGCCTTGCCTTGTTTTATAAGAACACGTACTTTAGCGCAGTTTTCCGTAGGCATTAAAGGTTGTCCGTTTTGATTTAATACGTAAACCATTACGCATTCTCCTTTTCAAAACCATAAAAGGGTTTAATTACTCGCTCCGAAGAGCGGTTTGCGTACCATCGCCAATGTTATCCAAAGGTTTGATATCTACAACACTATCCCTACCCAACAGGATTGTTTAATCATAGACCGCAGTGTTTAGGACTTGGTACTACATCCTAAAGTGCCTATACATTCTTTGGTAACGTAGTCCTTGAAAGACTTAGGCTATTAAACTTGGAATACTAACAGCCGTAGGCTGCTAAAATTCCCAAAGCTTCAGCTTCGTGGATAGTTTAATTAATTCTTTGCAGTACTTGCACATCGCTTTTATCCTCTACATCACTAAACAAATACTCAGGGTAAGTTATGTATTGATCAACACGGCGTTTAATTTCCTGGCTTTTATCTGCCAGAGTAAATGATTTCTTGTGCATTTTGTCGAGATCCTCATAACCATACGGAAATTCCGCACGGAAATGGCGTCCGTCAACTATCTCTCCATTGTCTGCCCAATCAATATATTCTTTACAATCATCACCAAGAATATTAAAGTCTCCGCCAAGCTCATAACATAAGTCCATTGCGAACTCAACACGAGGTCTGGGATCATCTGCCCAGTTACCACGTACATCCCTGAGCAGACAATCAATCATAAATATTTTTTCATTCTTAGTCATGCAATCTTATCCTCACTCATAAGATGTGTAATTATAGCTTCTCGAATCCACTGTACAAACACAGCAACACCAAGTACGATTGCCGCTACTTTATGATGAGAACTAATTGCCATAACAAAACATGCGGGAACCAGTATATCAATACTAGCTAAAGTCAAAGAGCCTACTATCTTCACAAAATCATGCATCTTCATTAGTTTCTTCCTCCTTATCCTCTTCTTCCGGCATTGATAATGGTGCCAATAAACTTGCTAATCTACCCTCTAATGAATAAACGCCAAGTGCAAACCCGAATGCCATGTCATTTGAAGTAATTCCACACTTATCAGGATGTGTTAATATATTTTGTATTGTGTCATGTACAATAAGTTTCAACTCAATATCACTAATCATCTTCATACTCTCCATCGTAATTTAATATTTCAAGTGCTTCACCAATCGCAATTGTTTTTGCTTTAAATATTAATTTAGTATCATGATCCTCAGCTTTATCAGCTGCCAGGCTGTATGCTTTACGTTTATCAACTAGTTGACGCTTTACATAATCCATAAAGTGAGGACATATCTTTTCATCACATTGGTACTCATTCCAGATATCTTCAACATACATACATTCACAACTGGCACATGGTTCGTTACACATATAATCTTCATCCGTCAAAACTCTCATGTCATATTTGTTCTCCTTTATTTAATTGTTATTGTGGTTATTCCACTCTTTTATTATATATGTTGTATGTTGTTATGTCAACTATAATCTTCCGGAACTACAGCAAATTCCTGGAATGATCCATCTTCATAGAACTTTATCCAAAAGTCCTGAGCGCCGTCACAATAAAAGGGATCTATATTAATCACACCTTTGTCTACAGTATACTGTACATCAAGTTTATTTAGCAGCTTACAGATCTTTTTCATATCCCGGCTCTTTTTTCTCATTGATGATCTGGCGTCAATATAGTTAAATGTCAATATAGAACCCATAATAAATCCACCTATAAAACAAAATATAGAATACATATCACATACCTACCATTGCGCCGCAAAATGCACAGAAGGGAGTGAGCTCTTCATTCTGTATATCCTCATTGTAGTTAGCCTTATGCTGACAATGGCTACATCTATGACGACCATCCATATCAGCTACCCACGTTGCGTGTATATTCTCACGACAATCTGCAGTTTCCTCTCTGTTGATATAGTCAACAAGAGCGCCGGTACTCTGATCGGTATTACTCCAGAGGTCATTAAATGTAGGGTCTACAGCCCTCATAATCACATGATCCGCACTAATCATTCTTGCCATAATTAATCTCCTTTTCTTAATCCACTACCATAATCATTCATCCTTAGCTTCTAGTTCCCTGATCTTCTTTTCGAGTTCTTCAATCTTGGCATGAGCTTCTTCTAACTGTTCAAGAAGATACCAATTATTACTATAGCCATATCTTTCCTTAATCATTGTCTTCTCCTTTATAAGAGGCATTCCACCATTTATCATCTACTACAATATCAATGCATTTTCCTTCATACTCTGTAGCACCTATCATGTTTCCAACATACTTGAGCTCTGTTTCGGGAAATAAGATCTCGAATACCTGTCTATTAGGGGTATTATCCGGAATAGGTACACCGTTTGTAATAACTTCTAACGGTATCTGAATTACATCTTCATATTTAACATCAATTATCTGTGACGCCTTATACACTGCGTCAGGTATGTCAATCAGCACCTTCATCTGTATCTCCTTTGTAGGGTGCATCTTCTATCTGCCTATTCTGCAAGGCACGAGATGCACTTCCCAACCATAACTTGAATTTTTCGAGATATAGTTTTTCTAATCCCTCGTCAAAGCCATCATCTTTTGTTTCCATTTAGACTCTATATCCTCCTTAGAATGGCAGATTATCTATGTCTTCTGCTTCTACAATATCTCTATACATTTCGTTAACACTATTACTATGACCAATCTTAGTTATCCTATCCTTAGTAACCACATTGGTTGTTGTTCCATTACAAAGTAAAAATAAATCTTCACCATTCTCACCTTTAGTACTATGAAGTATAGCAGCCTTACCAAACTCCCAAGTAGATACGATGTCACCAATTCTAAACTCAGGATTCTCTGTTTTGTTTTTTACCCATTCGTAATGTTTATTACGAAGCTCTTTAAGGCTATAACTTCTAAGCAGATCACATTTGTCTTCATAACAACACACATTTACTCCATAAATTTCTGTCATATCTTTAAAAGACAGTTTTAAAAATGCCTTCATAAATTCATCAGCATCTTTCCAAGCCATTCCATATCCATCGTCAAAGCCGGCCTGCCACATTTTAGTAACTGTTTCATCACAGCCACGCTCATAAGCATCGTCTACTTTTGCATCTACATCCTTTGAGGCGTCTGCAAAACCCTGATCATAGAGTGAAGCAAGTGCCTCATTAAAATTCTTTGTAAATCCTTCAATGCGTTCCTTATGATCTTTCATCCTTATCTCCTTTTATCTCTAAACTAATCCATGCACCGGCTAAAATTATTGCATATATAGTAGCATAGTCCCAATTAGCATTAAGGGCTCCAAGCGCCATTCCAATAGAAGCCACTATAACCATAAAATAATAATAAACTTTACTCATGTGTTTCTCCTTTATATGGTGCGGGCTTATGCATCCAGGCTATCAGATCTCCCATATCCTCATAGTCTTCAAAATAATTTCCGAATATACTATCTTCATAAAATGTAGTCATACCAACATAGTCAAACGGAGTATTTACCAATACCTCTTCGCCATCTTCCGGCAGTGGGCAATCAAACATGTAATCAAATTCTTCCGGATCACAGCCAGTCTGATCTGCGTAATATTGTTTTTCTTCTTCTGTCATTTCGCGGTACTTAATTGGGATCCATTCTGACATTGTGGTATCGCTCCTTTCTTGAGCATGTTAAGTGTATAAGGATTCATGTATAAACAATTATCTATTAAGACACAATATATTTCATACCAGGGCTTATAGCCATAACGTTTACGCCACTTCTTATTGATACGATTCTTCTTATGTGTGCGTTTAGGTACGTATCCGATCACACCTATATTAGGATTCATTATTATTGGAATGCCTGAGTATTTTCCAAAGATTCCATTAACATCATTTGTCGTCATGTGCACCATCTTGCCACTCCATTTCTCTTCTCACTTTTAGTATTGCACGTCTACATTTATCACAGATCCCATGGCCTACATACTCAAGGCCTTCGCCACAGATTAAGCATGGCGAAACTTCTTTATAAAAATCGTTTGGTTTAAAAATTACTTTTGTTGTAGTTGTTTTTGTGTCAAGCATTTCTATACGCCTCTCTATTTTTTACTGTGCCAACTAGTGTTGATAATCCTTCGTTCTCTATATGTACCGGACTTCTAAATGTAAATGCTGGTACACCATAAATAGATTTAATATCAAATGTCATTATTCCATAAAAGTTTTTCAAATCTAAATCAAAGATATCAGGACAATCAGACACTTTGTACCATTGCTTATCTTCATTAGAATATCCAAGAATAAGAATGCGATCATAACCATTTACACCAAAGAAACCATCATACTTTCCATTGGGTACAAGCATTAATATTTCATAATCACCAATAGTTCTTTCCGGAGCCTCTGCAATCAGATCCCGCAGTGCTTTTCTGCGATAAATAGGTTCTTCAGTTTCTTCAGACTTCTTCTCAAATAGAAAATCCCAATGTTCTTTCATATCTCATCTTCCTCCGTCCATGTAATATTACATTTGTCACAATGTAGTTTTATTTTTAATGTTTGAAATAACACCACATCATGTCCTACAAGGCGCTTATTTACTGAAATCATTTGCGGAGCAAATGTATCATAGTTTTGTTTGCCGCACACCGGGCAACAATACGGCTCTTTATATTCCATATCAGTCTCCTTATTAAAATAGAGGGTGGAAACTTCCCGACCCTCTATTACTATATCATTCAATTGTATTTGTGTCAAGTGGAATATACTGTAATGCTTCTACTCTTTTCCTGGAATAAAACCAGTTAGTCCAAGGATTATTAGCCCAGTACTTAGAATTATATACTTCAATATTCCATTCCGTTACATCTTTAATTACTTCAGACTTTGATACATCTTCGTACTCAGACTGGATTACTTCAAGGCGACGACATAGCCCCTCGTACTGCATAAGATCCTTAGCTATCTTATGTTCAACACTTACATGTGCATATATAATCATGATCATGCAAACTATGATGGCCGTTTCGCTAAGCAGCATCATCATTATTCCAAAAAAATCAACTTCATCATACTCATGCCTTCTTGTGATAATAAATCCGATAATAAATAATATTACCAGCAAAATCATAATAATCATCTTTCTTCCTCCTTTAATGTCCAAAATACAGCAGAAATTTATATATTGATTTATTGAGTTCCGCATCTTTCAATTCTCTTATTTTATTATTATTTGACACATATACATTGATTTCTTCCTTGATCAATTCATCTGAACTTAATTCCGGATATAAAGATATCAGAGTCATAGCATCATCACTAGGAGCTACCTCGTAAATAATATCCTTCTCGTATTCCATATACTTAGCGACTGTACTGCTGACTCGCTCCTCGATGATCGCGTTTTCTTCTTGATACATAGCAATCTTATTAGGTATCGCACAAGCGGCAATAAACAAATTAACAAGCAATATTATCATACCGACGATACACATTAAATCTATAGTAATCATTACAGCAAGGGACTCATCGTAATCTGCTCCATGATTATTGGCGCAAATCATTGCAATTATTATAATGGTAAATACAATAAAAAATAAAGTTATCATATATTAATCCTCCACAATTTCAAATTTTACGCTCTGATCAGTAAGTATACGGTATAGATCTCTAGCCTTGTCACCAATACAGCCGCGCAACATAGAAGTCGTACTTTTCCCGGGCTTAAGTACTACAATAACCGGGAAGTCTTTGTCTGAATCATCATATGATACAGTAAGATAATCTATTTTCATTCTTCTATCCCCAACTTAATAAAGTGGCCATACTCACCATCGTCAATAAGCAATATCTTTCCGTTCTTAAGAGCTTCAATATCCTGAGGTGTGATAATAGTATAGGTATTTCCATACTTAGACTGACTATGGATAATATCCTCGGGTTCAATTATTGCTAGATCATTGTAAAATTTAGGCATCACAACTGATTCCTTTTTCATTTCACACTTCTCAATAAGATCATCGCCACAAAAATAATAATCATTCATAGCATCTGAGTACCATGTACCCTCGGAATATATGTCAACAGCATACTTAGTTTCCGGGGGACGGTACTCATTTATGTTTATTATCTTGACCGGATAATCCTTTCCATTACTTGAGTGAAGGATAAGTTCATCACCTACTTTAACATTCATCGTTATTCTCCTTTATACCTAATACTTCGTCTATCGCTTCTTCCAGCGCTTTAAAGAATGAATCCTCTTCTATCAATATTGGCGTATCACCATTAGGGATTTGGATCACTCTCTGATCAGGATTATATCTTAACTTTGGTACTTTGTCAACTTTCATTATGATACCTCTCTTTCACTCCACACTTTAGCTCCGCAGCATCCGCAGCGCACATAAGGAATATGTTCGTCACCATCTAATAGACCGCCGCAGTTAGGACAGTTTGTTTTATGGATGAAGATAGGATTATTGCATTGATAATAACATGAGTCTACAGCGTATGACTCACTTAATAATTTATCCCAATTAGTTGCTACCGTTATAGTATTTAAGTTCGCATCGACTTTATCTATGCGCTCAAGTAAAGCGTTGTGCTTTTCCACCATCGCCGGTATCTTCTCTTCCATTTCCTTCATTAAGCTCAGCATTAGTTTTCCTCTTCCATTTGCTTTCGTACTTCTTCTATCTGTGAATATTAATGGCATCTTTATATCCAGCGCTATATCTTTCTGAGCCAAATGTTTTTATGTTATCTATTATTTTTTCTTCATCCATTATATTGTTCCTCCGCTTTCAAAATATTCCATCGGTATATCTTCTTCTATAGCTGCATGTAATTTCTCTTTTATCCCCGGATACGCATCCTCTGCCATCGAGGTATTATCTATTGCCTTGTGGAGAATATCTTTTGCCATATCATTTAATCCTTTTTCATATCCATCAAGATATGCACCGATGATCCCGATGGGTGTGTGCCATCCGTCGTTTCCGGATAGCTTAGTATATTTTTCTATTTCATCTCTCAGCATTTGCGTTACCTCGCATATCCGAACCACAGTTAGGGCAAAACTTTGTTTTATTAATTACTCCGTAACCACTTGCAGAATAAACATCACCATCACTAACATATTCGAATGGTGGCGGGCAACCACATTTAGAACAAAATACTTTACGACTCCATTCATTTATATTTTCTTCAATCCAATGTCCTTTTGGAAGTGGAGTGCCATATGCTAACACCCATCTTTCATGGTCATTCTTTGGTGTTTTGGGTATCTCTATAATGAGTTTTACTGTATCACTCATTCACTCACCTCACTTTTTGCCTTGTCTGCTTCTATGATTGTTGGTGCATCTTCTGGACAACATAAACTATGTTTACAATCACCGCATCCTGTCTGCTGATAAGTACATACATTTTTCTTATAATCATCTGCATCAATCAATCTTCCATGTCCTTTTGGAAGTGGTGTGCCATGTGCTATTGCAAGTGCCATTTCATCATTCTGTTCCTCACTTAAATCTCTCCCATTAACGATGTATTTCATCAGAATATCTGGAATATCAATTATCAGTTTCACTCAGCTTTACCTCTTTTCTCTTCGTACATTCGTTTGAGTTCATCCATTGTGTACTTGTCTCTCAGTACCTTGTGATTCCCACAGTTAAGATAATTAGGGCAGAACACATCACCCATGTCCCAATTCGCACCCCAAATCTCTATATCCTTGGATTGAAATGCTTCCTTAGTGAGTTTGTGAAAATACTTGTCAAGGTCTTTTATAAGGATAGTAACGTTGCCCATCCAAACCATCTCAGTTCCGCATATCGGACATTTCATTTTCTTCACCTCTCATATCTGCCTTGCCTATATTATCAATCGTGCGTATAAACAAATCTACCATAGCGTCAACCACGCAAGGGTCTTTTGCTAATGCTTGCTTATCTGCTTGCCAATACCAACCTTTGATCTCCGCCTTTACATCATCAATCAATGCTTTTCTTCCCTGTTCCCAACCGTAAGCTTGCCCGTCAAAGTAGGCTTTTGTTTCGGCTTTTTCTATTTCCTCGGTGTTCCCACCCATTAAGGCTGATATAGCCATGTCCTTGGCTTCTCTGTCCTTGTCAAACTCTCCAAGATATATGATACATAACTGTTCGATTGCTTCTTCTTTAGTCATTCCTTATCCTCACTTTCTGCCTTGTATGGTTCGGGATTTTCTTGCCACGCTATCACATTATCTACATAGGCTCTTTCATGATTGATTCTATTATCGGCATACCAAGTGTTTGAACCATCAAAGCAACAAGCGTCAACGAGATATTTGGGATTCATTACATTATTTGGATAGTACCTCGTCACTCTGTAAACGTCAGCGATTTTTGGCAACCTCTCGGAAACAGGAATCCATTCTGCCTTGTCCTCGGATAAAGCGGATATAACTAAATCACAAAATTCCGGTAACTTATCAAAGTCTATTGTGTAATTATTCTTTAAGGCATTAGCAAACTCTTTTCCTTCTTCTCTTTTCATTCTTCACCTCTCGTTATATAGTCACTCATGCTCTACCTCACTTCTCAACGGACAATCCTCGTGTAATGATTGAATTGCATACATTGATGGATTTGCTGAATGACTATCTTTACAGCACATAGTTCCATACCAAGAATCTGAAGGTTCTCCTATGTATGAAAAATATTGACAATCTGTGCAATATATTTCTTTAGAAACATCGTATTTTTCTTTAAGTGCTTCTATTGCCATTTTATAAGCATCATTTACACCACCATAGTCGATATATCTATCATTAAATTCAGCCTGTTGTTCTTGCAATATTTTAATTGCTCTTTCTATGTTCATTCACTCACCTCTCTTAACTATTCCACATATCTCAAAGTGTTCAACACGCTCGACAATGTAATACGGTCTGTAATCAGGCTGATTCAACTTAGCCCATTTAACAGCTTCTTCATATGTTGAGTGATATATACATGGATCTGGTTGTTTATCACATATCACGGAATAACTTATGCGTTCCTCTGGAGTGTTCATCTTATTTCTCCTCACTTTCTGCCTCCACGAAATATAAGGCTATCCATTCGTCAGGACTTGAATTTACATCTTTTACTATTAAAAACTTACCGGTAGCATCTTCAAAAAACTTAAAATCTTCAAAGTTGTCTGTATCAATAGTTGCTATGTATTTCATTCTGTTTTGCCTCCGTCCATGATTGCTCCGCAATGGCAGAATGGATAATCAATCTGTATATCTTCCATCCAATCCTTTTCAACTACCCTCCCACATTCTGAACATCTATAGAGATTAGGAGAAATCTTTATCCATTCTCCATGTGTGTTTTCTCTTACGTCTGCGGGCGACAATTCAGATAACAACATCCCTACCTTATTTGCCCCATATGCTCTCTGTAAGTGAGTTCTATCATTTATAGCTGCTTCATCATCACGATATTTTATAATAGTTCTATTTATATCTTCTATGCTAATATAGCCATTCATGTTTAATTCTCCATAGTTAGCTTTCTTTATACACCCAGTTAACAGTTCCATTTAATTCATTTTCCACTGTGGCACATGCATTTCTGATCGAAACATTATTGTCTCTAATTTTCTTTTCGAGCCAATCAATTATTGCCTGAGGATCATCATGATCTCTAAGATCACCAAAGATAGACACCGTATAAGCTGCAAGACATCCGGGATCTGGGTTTACCCATACGGACATTTTAAGGCTACCCTCACTTCCCATTGGAAGGTACTTATTAGGGTATCTGTATGCATCATCCCACACTTCTTCTGACGATTCGAACAGGCATTCTCTGCCAAATATTTTGGTAAAATCTTTAACTTCATTATCAAATCTAATCGAGTCTACTCTTATTATTGCTGCAACATGTGTCCAATTACTCATTATTATACCTCCCCTTTATGTTCCTTCATCCACTGCTGTACATACCATAACTGTCCGCATCCACCGCCAATATCATCCTGGCCGGCCGGATTAAATACACGTGTGTTATATCCCTTTTCCATAAAATACTTCTCAAATTCTCTGATCGACTCAAGATTTTTATATCCGGCATCCTTCATGGTTTCGTTTGCTGAACATACCACAGAGAATGTGAAGCAGAATATCATAGGCGAGAACAGCGCGGACAATCTCTGTGCATCTTCCATTGTATTATTGGTTCCGTCAATACAATAGTTAAGATAAGGATTTCTGCCGGTTTCCATAGCCCATACCATACCCATATCCCTTATTCGTTCAAGCGTGTACTTATCTTCGTAAGGAATAAGAATGTTCCTGGCTTCATCTGTAGACTTATGAATAGAAAACTGAAGACCTATCTTATCAATTTCCTTTGAGAGTGCGATCATCCTCGACACAGCAACAATATCCTTAGGAGCAATAGTTGAAATGAGCAGCTCCGCATTGTTGTACTTTTCGTGCAGAGTACGAATCGCCTTTTCAACATTATCCCAGTTAAGCAGAGGCTCACCCATACTCATGAACATGAACTGAACTCTTCTACCACGCTCATTTATATCTTCAATGTGCTTATCAGACAGAATGGTCTCGATCTGATTCACTATCTCATTGGCAGTTAAGTTCCTTGCAAACTTATTACCGGTGCCGCAGAACTTACAGCCCACCGGGCAACCGCTCATGGTCGAACAGCAGATCACAGTTCGCTTATAGAAGTCCTCGTACTTATACAGCACAGCCTCAGCTACCGCATCCTCTGAAGTGAATACGTACTTCCATACATTACCTTCTGAGCTCTCAAATATTTTTACATTCCACATTTCTTAATCTCCTTTTCAATGTTGTTATATACCCACTCGACCACGTCTTCCATGTATTGATATTCAGTTTCCTTTGGAAAGATCTGCACCATGCGCGATTCATTATCTCCTGACTTGTGCACCCACACTTCAAAAACATTGTCTGTCTCCATAATGTCAACCGCCCACAGAGAAGGAATTTCCCTTAGGCTTATTAACTTTCTCTTGAAATCTTGGATCTCAATGTCACCATGAAGATGCACCTTGCGAGGGAATGTACCTGTCAAAACAAAAGTATCTTCCCTTAGATAGTTGCGGTACACTTCTTTATATTCATTGTTAGCATATATATATGTTCTATGGCTGATAGAATCATAAAACACGGTGGTGGTTTTCATAATTCCGTCCAAGTCTTCTATTGCAAATACACCAACACTAACCAACATATTATTTACCTCCTCTAAATGATGTCTTTATATCAAACCCATGCATTGTTATTTTGTCATCATTTGTAATTCCCTTAGGCTCTGTGGTTTCCGCCATTGTCTTTTCTCTTGAGAAGTATTCCTCAATAGCGCAGAACATTTCGAGCGGATCAATTACCGATGCCAGGCCACTTGCCTTTAGTATAGGAATTTCATACGTTGTTTCCTTATTTGCATGCCATGTACGATGTTTATTAATAGTGGCCAATCTTCTATAATCATTGTGATCTATGGCAGCTATTATATCGTCCACAGTTTGCTTTCGCTTTTCTTTTAAGTAATAGCACCAAGTGTGTGGGTCAATTGATTCAATCGATAATAACTTATTTGGCTTATTATAATTCTTCCATGAAACCATTAAGTGAGCAATATAATTTTCCGGCCATCCTAAATCATTTTGCTTTAGAATTGTAACCTTAATTAGCCAGAATGTGGCGCCGCACTGTATCAGGATAAGTCGCTCCTTATTTTCCTTAGAGTAAATTCCTTGATACAATTTCTCGCACATAATTTCCTTTGTTAATAGGAATGAGTTACGGCGGTCGAACACCACTGTATCCGTGGGATCCTGGAGATAGTCGTAGAAGTCGTGCTTATTATCTATTATTCTCATGTCAATCCTCCTCTTATTCTCCTTTTGTAAACCATTTCACCAAGTCAGTGAAAATGTACTTAATCGTGAATATTTCAAATGTAAACCATTTTAGTTTACATTAACAAACATTACACATTACCATAAGTCATCCTCCGGGTCAAGTTTATTTCTGTCAATAATGTAACACATTCCTTCCTCTACAACTGTATCAGCATGAATAATAAATCCCTTCTTTTTATATTCTTCAAAAAGAAGTTCGTCCTTAGGATTACAGCAAATTACATAAGGCCTGACCAATACGTCTAACTTGTGCATATCGGCGGGGTTTAATTGAGCAGTGCAAGAGAATGTACGCGTGTTGTCAAATGTACGATAAACTTCATCATTAATTTCCGGTGTAAGATCCTCTGCTTTAAGAACGCCTACCTTGCTATAAGAAGTACCATCTCCGTTTTTGAAATATAAGACGCCTTCCATTTCTTTTTCGCCCATTATATTAACTCCTCCATTGCTCTGTATGCAGCCACCTTATCGCATGCTATCTTGCGGCACTGGGCTTCGCTTCTACCATTTTCAAATATTGTCACACAGTATCTGTGACTATATGGATGAACCTCTTCATCTTCGTACCATTGGATTTTTAATTTGGGTGGGCATTCTTCTTCATTGAGATGTCCCTTTTTATCAAAATAATAACAATACCCAATTTGGTTTTTTGCTTTCTGCATATTTATAACGCATTGCGTGGTATCCCACTCTTCATATTCATAAGTATACCAACCACGTTCATACTTATTATGCAGCTCGCAGTACTTCTCAGCCGTATCCTGATCCTCAAATATTGCATCCACAGTATAGTCGCTGTACTCGCCATGATGAACCAAATATACCTTCATTTATCAATCCTCTGTCTTATTTCCGGTGCGTGAGTTAAACACTTCTTCGATATTTACCATTATCTTATAATCTCTTTTCTCTTCCGGCTCATACAAATACATACCAGGCTTGTCATCGTATATCCATGTGCTCGCCACAATACTATACGGCCAACGGTCTGCCAGTTCAAAGTCGTTATATGTTACAGATGGTGGCTCAAAAGCTGCGAACACATCCCTATCAAGTTTTCTTGGATAGTTCTGTATATAATTTAAAAATTCTTCCTTGGTAACCTTTTTCATTATTGGGTTGACACTATAATAAAATTCTTGTTTGTTCATTTCCACACTTCCTTTCTACAACAAGGGCATGTACATATATAGGTTCCTTCACCTCTTTGCTGAGCTATCTGGGGCGCATATGTCCATTCATATTTTTCTGCCTTAAATACGCAACCACATCGGTCGCACTCAAACTGTACAATATCTTTTGCCTTATCAGGATCTCCTTGTTTAATTATTTTCATTTAAAATCTACCTCCTGCTTTGATAACCTATATCAAAATCTTCTCTTCCTTTTTCATATCCCTGTTCATAAGCCTTGCGTTCTCGCTCATGAATTTCAAGTTCTCTTTGATCCAAGGGTATGCGCTCGCACCATGCAAATTTAAATTCATAATCAATTATTTCGTAATAAGGTTCCATAATTGTATGTTCATGTATTTGCTCAGCGGGGATACGATATGGCTTATCATTCTTTTGCATTCCGTTGTCGTCATAAAAAGTTACTTCTGCATACATTACACCAAATCCTCCGGTTTGATCTCCACTAAATTATTTGCATCGGTTATGTTAAAGTTTATTTCAGCTCCAGCCGCATTTTCGGCCACCCAATTCATAAACCACACAACAAATTCTTTCTCTCTCATTAGCTGAATCTTATCTATGTGTGGCAGAAACAACTTTAAAGTATCTTCCACGGTCATAGCATATTCATATTCATTTGTTACTTTAGCTTCTATTTTGTATTTTGTCAAGTACACAGTAATCTCTGACAGATATACAGAACCATATCCACATGTAGGACAGCCCTCACACAAGCAATCTTCATCCGTTTTAATATCAACAATCCCACCATCAGTTGTTTTGATTAACATTTGTGCTCTCCTTTACATATATTATCATCGTGTCGTCTGATTTGTCACCATCCTATCTGTATTTCCGTTAGGCCCAGGTACATTAACCCTTCACGGTAACGTGGCCAGAGTTTATAACCAAGCTTATCAAATCGCTTCATTAATTCATCTGTCTGCTCGTCGGTAAGGTCGCTTACCTTTATATCTACCGCGTTGTATCCCTTTTCTGCGGCAGCCCTGATAGCCTGTTCATACTTATTATCTTTGGTTATTTTACGTGCTTCTTCTGCTGTGATCATGATTGTTTACCTCCAATATAAGAGATCGGAAGAGCGTC